CCGTTTTGATGATGTATGATTCAATACCATTGATTTCCATAATAAATCTATTCCCCAATTTGGGTTCAAAATTTCTGTAGAACATCTTGTCAAACTCTAATATTTCTGGCATCTTTTTTTTATTTAATTGTTTCTAATATAAATATCTAATTTCTAAATTATCCGTTAAAACTTGCTCCAGTTGGTAAGATGTTGAAATCAATTTGAATGAATTCAGCGGTTTTAGTCGGTTGTAAGAAGATAGCTCCTGCTAATATGTTTCTATCAATTACATCAGGCGTATTGTTAGTATCATCCATCACTACTCTAAACGCGTAAAGTCCTTGTCTCTGTTGGATGCTATCCAAATATGGATTAACAATGTTTAAGAATCTGTTTCTAGTTTCAGAAGTATTTTGTTCAAACACTAAATATCTAGATGAAGATGCGATATACTTTCTAACAGTCAACAACAATCTTCTTACGTTGATTCTATCCAATGCAGATGGTCTATCTTGCAATGTTTTTTGTCCGAATACTACAATTCCTTGTCCAGGGAACTGAACGATTGGGTTTACTTTGTTTTCGTATAATGAATCTTTTTCGGATTGAGTTAAACGATTTTGAACACTTACTGCTCCAATTAAACCACCTCTATTCAAACCTGCTGGTGCAAACCATTCAGCTGCTACTCTATCGTTAGCCGCAAATACCCCAGGCAATAATACTGATGGTGGTACTGCGATTAGTTTGTTAGTGTTAACATCGATTGTTTTAACCCAAGGGTAGTAAGTTGCTACCATATTTGAATCGATTGATTGTGCTTCTGTATTTGCTTGTCCAATTGAATCACCATAAGCGGTTGTATCCAAAATGTAGAAACAATCATTTCGTTGCTCAACCATATCCAATACTGAAGTTGCTACTGAAGAGTGTAATCGTTTGATAACACCTGGAGTTACAACCATATTGATGTCAAATTCATCTACATTTGATAATGCCGCGATATGTTTAGCGTATGCTGCTGAACCACTAGCATTTACTGTTGATAAGTTAAATCCTTGTGAGTTTCCTGCTGAAATATCTGCTCCTGTCAATATTGGAGTTGCTGGATTCATACCATCAAATCCTTCTTGGAATCCTACAATGAATTGTGCCGAAGTTGAACCTACTGCTAATGTACCACCATTTGATGCATCTAATCCAAATACAGAGTTAGAACCTACACCTGCTCCAGTCGGAATTGGCTTTAAGTAGATATTGTTATCAGTATTACCATCTAAATTGATACCACCATATTGTGTTGCCGATGAAGTTAAGAATGTTACTGCAGGAATCAATGCTCCAACTGCTGCCGATGCGGATACTGGTAAAGTATACGCTGCGTGTCCGAATGGAACTGCTTGTACGGGAGCCGATGTATTTAAGTTAGCAATTCTAACATATTTTGAATTACTTACCCAATCTCCAGATTCAGATATTTTACCCTCTGAATCAATTGATAATTTTCTATCACCGATTACTCTACTAATATAGTTAGGAGAATTAGGGTCTAAATTTACATTTGAATAAGTTTCTAATACTACTTTTTTCTTATTTGTATCACCAAATTCTCTTACAACTACGGTGAATGTACCATAATCAGTACCATTTACAGAACCTGCTGCTTTAATATTTGTGATACCAATTTTTACTTTAGTATTTGCCGCATTACCTGCTCCGATTGTTTCAAATTGGAATAAGTTATATCTATCACCAGAGATTACTTGAGATGTAATCATTGGTGTTAACGCCTCTTGCGCATCAAATGTAAAAAGTTGGTCACCCAATACAGTTACTGAAGAAGATGCACTGGAATTAAATGTTATAGAAGAATTTTTAAAGAATCCATACACATAAGGGTCTTTAGAACCAAACGCAGATGTTCCAAATACTGCTTCAATATCGTTTGTATCGGTTACATCCAAAGAAGCAGATAGGTTTAATCCACTACCTCTTAATACGAAATCACCTGCTCCTGCATTAGAAGAAGTTAATTGTGCGTCTGCAAAACCTCCGTTTGCACTTCCTGAAGTATTGAATAAGATACCTAAAGATGCTGATACAGCTCCTGAAGTTGCAGTTAATAATAAAGGTGCTACTTCGGTATATCCTCCAACACCCCCAACTCTACAAATTGTAGCAGTTCCTGCCTCTCTTAAATAATTTTGTACGGCTAAAGGAGTAAGATATGTGCCATCTGCTGCTCCAAATAATTTTTCAAATTCTGCCTGTGAATTTACGATTGTAGGTACCAATGGTCCTTCTTTGAAAGGTCCGATAAATGCTGCTCCAATATCTGCTACCCCTTGCTGTAAGAATGAAAGGTCATTTTCTTTTGTAAATACACCTGGTGATACTATTTTGTCTGCCATTTTATATACTAATTTAAAATTTTATTATCTCATTATAAATATAAACTTTTATTTCAAAACAACAATTATTACTTTAATGTTGTTGAGAAATGATTATATACCTGCGCTACTGATGTAGAATTCTGTAATACATTGTAGAATAATACGGCTTGGATACCTCCATTCCAAAATGTTGTTCTTGCACTATTACATCCAATTGTTACAAAGTTAGTAGAAGATGGAGCAGTAAATGCTGATGAAGTGAATGTTCCTACTGAACTACCATCAACGTATATGGTACAAGTACCTGATGGTTGGAATGCTGCTGAAATTAAATAGTTTACCCCACTCGTTAATGATGTGGTTAATTGTGCACTATTTCCTAATGAACTACCATAAAACTTAACTCTATTTAATGTAGAATTATCAGTAGATTCGATTGCTAACCCATAAAATCCAGCATAATCAAAAATATGTCGCGATGCTACACCCAATGTTGTAGTTGGTCTAATCCAAACGTGGATTGTACCAGTATTTGTATTAAATTGTGAATATCCACCATTAATGTTAGTTGTCGTATCTTTGTAGAAGAATTGGTTAGTTCCGTTAAATGTTACAAATGATGCTTTCTTATTTGCACCATTTGTAGATGTTGGATTACCACCCGTAATTCCCGCATCGTTTATAACACCTGCAGGTCTAACACCTGTATTATATCCACTCAAATCTAACCAGTCTGCTGCTGCAGAACCTGAATTATAAGATGCCGTTTTATATTGGTCAACATATAATCTTAATCCTGAAGATGGAATATATGGTTGTGTAGTTGTTCCTTTGTTATGAGATATGATACCGTTTGCCAAATAAACGTCAGCATTTTCCACATTAAGTGTTACGATTTCAACATCTTCAATTATTACTTCAATATCAGTAATTTCTACCTCATTTAAACCAGTTACCGAATCGTATGTTACTACTAAATCACCAATTAATACATCTTCGATATTCTTAAAACGATATTTTTCGATTTCAGAATCCCAAACCCAAAGAGGGTGAGTTCCAGTTGCTTTTATCAATCCACCATTTAAATCGTAATATCCACTTGCAAAGTTAAATACAATATCTGCTACATTTACTTCTTGATATGAACCAGATTGATTTTCTAACATATAGAATCTCCAATCAACTTGGTCTGATTCTGGATCCTGGTCTTCATCAGGTAAACCATCAGGTACCCATGCTTTAATAGTATCACCTACTGAAAGGTCTTCTACATTTACAAGAGTTCCATCTGCTTTAGTTATTTTTGTTCCAAATAGTAAACAGAAATCTGGTTGGTTAATTGTATTATAAACATCTACTGCAAATAGGGTTTTGGTAGATGGTGTGTTATATCCAGTTGCTGCCAAATTATAACCATCGGCATAATTTAAAGTCAATACTGAAGATGCTTCCGAATATGTTGATTGTGCAATAGATGCAGGTGTAATTGGAAATGACGGAGATGCACCTAATGTTGGAGAACCTACTGAAAAGTTTGCGTTATTAAAAGATGCAGTATAATTTGCAGCTACACTACCTACTTTCGAACCATGTAATGAACCCGCTGTCCCAAATGAGAATGTTGCGGTTTCTGTTGTAGATTCTACTATATAAGTAAAAGTTGGCAAATTTGGCGTTACGGAGTCTATTGCGAATGAAGTTAGTGAACTATTCGAAGCTCCACCTGATAACCCTCCCAATGAAACTGCTCCGGCTCTGTTTGAACCACTAACCGCTCTAAATAAATTTCCTAATGATAAATTAGTTCTTGGCATATTCGTATGTATTATTCTCCGTTATAAATATCTAAAAGTTTTTCTTTCCATACTTCTTTGTTTGAAAAGTGGTTTATCATCCAACTTTTAAGTTTTTCAAATTCTGTTTTACGGGTTTCGTAATCATCGTTACAAATCGTTTGGTAGGTCTGCTTAAATGTTTCCGCATCACTAGCTTTGTATTTGTAGTCAAGTGGAACATGCCAGTCTTCATGTAATATGGGAAGCTTACCCCAATCCACTGCCTCAAATATACCGTATCCGAAGGGTTCGTACTCAAAACAAGAATGAGAGATTCCCCAATCAAGTCCATAGAACCTTTCTTTAAATTTGTAATCAAATTTGTAAACCTTTGACTTTTCGAATTTGAAGCCATATTTCTTTTTATAGTATTTGTTGAATGTTTCTGAATTTGTAGAAATAAATCCACCCAAACCATCCATATATTCAACATTCTTTCTACCTTCTACTCTTGCGGCATATCCTATCTCAATAGATTTAGAAAGTTCTTTATTTTGTGTAAATTCATATACATTTGGAATGTGATATAAATTTTCTGTTTCGTATGGAAAATGGTATAATCCTACCCAAACTTTATTTTTAATTTTATTAATTAATTCACTTTCGTATTCCCAATTACCATACCAATGAAGATATTCATCTTTCTCCATTTGTGCCAATAAAGACACTTTTGTTAAATTGTGGAAAATAATCGAATCAATTTTTTCCAAATTTTGATGTATAGCTCTGGTTGGAGTGTAATGACCATGTAATATGTGAATACGTCTAGCACTATCTAATATTTTTATAATTTCATCTTCAGATGTTTCCCAAATATGTTCAATATCAATAGGGAATTCTTCGTAATTTTGGGGTTTATGTCTATGGAAAAGAAGAAGTGGCTTCACTTCTAAATGAGGAGCCACTTCTTTTATCCATTCGGTTACCCACATATCAGCACCGCTATTGAACCAAGGACCTCCAGCGGTGGTGTAGTACACATCATACATTGATTATAAACCTTTGTTATTTCTACAATTATTTAAATCTATTCTTAATTGCTCTATTTGTAATTGTTGTTCTTTAATACCTTCAATTAGTAATGCTACTAACTTATCGTATTTAACTGCTTTGAATCCACTTTCTCTCGTCTGAACTAATTGTGGTAATACTGCTTCAATTTCTTGTGCAATTACACCCACATCGTTTCCTTCGTATCCGTGCTCAACTTTATTTTCTTCTTTCCAATCGTAAGTGTTACCACTAATCTTTCTGATTTTGTCGATTGCGTTTTCAATTGGTTTGATGTTTTCTTTGAAACGAATATCAGAAGATGAGAATGCTACAACATCATTTGCCGCATCAATTCTACCAGCGGTAGCGGATGCTGTCATACCAATACCCAATGAGTTGAATTGTACGTTAGATGATGTTGCTACTGCTTGTCCGATTGCAATTGTTGGGGTTGCTCCCTCACCACTATTATTTGTAATAGTAACACCAGTTCCTTGTACCAAAGATGCTACATAATCACCCGTTGTATCAGTGCCCAATGCAACTTGATTTGCCGCTACCGTAGTTGCAAATGAAACATTACCTAAATTTGTAATAGTTCCTGTACCAGTTACATCACCAGTTAAAGTGATTGTAATATCAGTACCTTCCAAATTACTTAATCTTGTTAATGCAGAAGAACTAAATGCTTCTAAATTAGCAGTTTCAACTTCCAATACACCTAATCTAGTGATTGCAGAACCACTTGCAGTTGATAATTGGTCTAATCTACTCGTTTGTGTAGTGTTAGTCGTATCATTTGATGCGGTGTATGAGTTTAATGAACTCAATATGCCGATTACTTGCGATGAACCACTAACAACCGTTTCTGCATTTAATCTTGTCTTAATTGTTGTATTAATAGAAGATGTAAATAATTCTAAATTAGCAGCTTCAACTTCTAATGCCGATAATCTAGTTAATGCAGAAGAACTAAATGATTCTAAATTAGCAGTTTCAATTAGTAAACTCGCAGTTGTGGAGTTTACATTTGAATTAAATACTGAAATATCAACTCCATCAACTGTTCCTGATATTGTTATACTACCAGTTACTGCTACATTTGAACCCAATGAAATTGTAGTTCCATCATCAAATATATTTGAATCTACGATATGCTCTTTACCAGTTCCTTTTACTAATCTATTATTTGTTAAGTAAGTTTCATTACCTAAATTATTATAAGTTTCAGGACCCATCAATAGAACCGATGATGTTGTATCAGTTCCATTTCCTCTGTGAATAAATAGAAGTTCGTCTTGTACCGCATCGTATAGGAATGAACCAGAACCACCAGATGAACCACTGTCTATAATTTGTAATCCTGCAAATCTAGATGATGGAGTTGCTGTATTTAATGTTACAATTGATGCTCCAATTACTAAATTTGAAGAACTAATAGTTTGAATTGATGAAGAACCTAATACAATTAAATCTTCTGTTACAGTCAATGAACCACTAACAGTTTGAGAACCGTTAAATGTATTTGTTGAATTTGTTCTTGCAAAAGTCCCACTAACTGCCTCATTTGCTGCAACTCTTTGTGTTAAACTTGCAGTTGTAGAGTTTAAGTTTGTTATTGAAATATCTTGTGAGTCATTTGTAGTTTTAGCAGCTGATGCCGAACTAATTAATGAACCTGTGATAGTTGCTAATGCACTATTTTGAGTTAATTGCGAACCACTAAAATTATTTAAATTTGATACTGAAATATTTAAACTAGCGGTAGTTGATTCTAAATTAGTTAATCTACCATCTTGTGAGTCATTTGTAGTTTTAGCAGCTGATGCTGAACTAATTAATGAACCACTTATTGTTGATAAAGCAGTATCAAATGCGGAAAATCCAGTTGTTGATTGTAAAGTTACTTGAGATGAACCACTTACAACCCCATTTGTTGCTGCAATGGAACCAGTGATGTTTGCACGAATTGAGCCCGATATTTCAACTACCGAACCACTATTACCTATAGTAATAAACTCACTATTATATGCTCCAATTTGTACATAATCACCATATACTAATGCTTGTGATTGTCCATTTTTTAAATCTTGGACAGATACATTTGCTGTATTGCCACCAAGTACCCCTCCCGAAGGATATGCCTGCATATGTGCTCTGAATGGTGATACATTTAATTCCGCACCATAAGTTGGATTAGAATCATTATCAAAAGAATGTATTTGTAAAGAATGTTCGTATGTATCCGTACCATCATTCCAATGTTCAATTGCAATACCAATACCTTCATAAGGTCTGCCATTAGATGCAGTAAATGGTGCAAGTCTTAAAAAGTGTGACTCGCTTCCTACTGATGGCCATCCTCTTGTAAATTCTATATTAGAACCACTTGCAATCAATGAACCAGTTATACTTACACCGTTTGAAAAGTTTTGAGAACCATCTGCATTAGCAGATAATGTAGATATAACTGTATTATTTGCTACAAATTTAATAGAGCCTGTTGAAACATACAAATCTCTCCAAACTTTAGTAGCAGAACCTAAATCAAATGCATTTGTAGTTTGTGGGATAAGTGAAGAACTTAAAGATGCTACAACATTTACAGTATCTGCAGTTGCATCACCAATTGTAATAGCTCCACCAATTGTTACGTTACCTCCAATGTTTGCGTTGCCAGTAATATCCAATCCAGAACCTGAAATAGGTCCGAAATTTCCTGTGCTACCTGTACCACCTGCTGATAAAACGATGTCTCCGTTTGGACCACCGACTAATAGAGTTCCTAATGTTGTGTTTACGAATGGTTCTCCGAATGCTAACGAACCTGATTGTTGTGCGGTTGTCCCACGTCTAAATTTAAGTGCCATCTAGTTTACCTTTTTTTTAGTACGTTAATAAAATTATTATGTATGTGTATAAATATCTATTTATTTTCCAATACTTTAATTTTAGCTGATAATTCTTTGATTGCCTCAATTAGTAATGGAACTATTTTTTCATATTGAACTGCTTTAAATCCGTTATCTCTATTTGTTACAATTTGTGGAAGTATTTGTTCAATTTCTTGTGCAATTACCCCAACATCATTTCCTTTATGAGAATGAACTACATCATATCCCTCTTTCCAATCGTAAGTGTTACCACTAATTGATTCAACTTTTTCTAATGCATTTTGAATTGGTTGGATATTTTCTTTTAATCTAATATCAGATGAATAAAATGCAGTAATATCTCCAGTTGCTCTAATCTCACCAGTAGTTGTTGATGCGGCAGTTCCTATACCCAATGAATTGAATTGTGGATTTGCATCGGTTTTTATACTCTGTGCTAATGTCAATGTTACATCTGCACTTTCCAATCCGGAACCCGCAGCAGTTAAACCATTAGAAGTATTGCCCGTAATAGTTTGAACATAATTACCAGATGTTCTCGTTCCTAATGCAATATCACCCGTTGTGGATGCTACATTGATTTGAGATGAACCAGAAACAACACCATCCGTATTTAATTTATCTTTAATAGTTGTATTAATGGATGATGTAAATGTATTTAAACTCCCAGTCGAAGTTTCTAATAAACCTAATCTAGTATTTGCTGATGATGTAAATGTTTCTATATTTGTTATAGAAATTTTAGCAGAAGCAGAAAATGTATTTAATTCAGTTAAAATTGATATTATTTGAGATGAACCCGATACAATCCCCGCAGGTATATTTGATAAATTAGGATACGAAACTTGTGATGAACCAGATACTAATGTAGTTCCAGTTGCGTAAAATGTTCCGTTTACAACCGAATTTGACCCAAGAGTTATTAAAGTTCCAGTATCAGTGATATTTGAATCATTGAGGTGTTCTTTACCACTTCCTTTTGGTACTCTATTATTTGTAAGATAGGTTTCATTTCCTAAATCATCGTATGTTTCAGGTCCTAATAGGAAATGGGATGATGTTACATTTGTTCCATTACCTCTGTGTACAAATATGAATTCATCTTGAAGTGCATCATATAGGAATGAACCAGATTGTCCTGCGGAACCACTATCGATTACTGCAATACCACCAAATCTTACCGATGGTTGATTTACTGCTACAGTAATTAAATTAGTTCCAATATCTAAAGTAGATGAACTAATATGTTGTATAGATGATGAACCCAAAACTACAAAATCTTGAGTTACAGTTAATGAACCACTAATTATTTGATTATCAGTAAATGTATTTACCGCAGCTAATCTTGCAAAACTAGATGTTAATTGAGAAGAACCCGAAACTACACCTTCTGGAAGATTTGAACTAACGCTTCCTATTTGTAATTGAGTCCAACCATTTGAATTTCCAACATTTGTGGTATCAGTCAATACCCATATTGTGTTACTATCTTGTTGAAAAACTAGTAACCCTTCATATACATTAGCAGATGATAAAGCGTAACGGGCAGTCTGGTCCGCTAATGTTATTCTAGCATCAACGGGTTCGTTGTTAGTTATGTTAAATCCACCAGGTAATATAATTGCCATTTCTTATTTTTATTTTATGTTAATGTATATGTTATGCTACTTCCTGCACCACCTGCATTCGGAACAGTTGTTCTGTAAACCTTATACTGTCCAATCGTTGTTAATGTAAATTGTCCTAATACCGCAAAACCACTCGTTGAGATACCTGTTAAGTTTGGTCTTGCTGAATCAAATACTATATAAAGATATTTATCACCCGTCCAACTAATTGTTAGGGTTTGTCCACTTGCAGTAGTTGTTCCTTTTGATATTGTACCAATTGAACCACCCAATGTAGTATCCCATGCTCCAATATTTTCCAATTCTCCGGCAGTAAATGAAGATGCGTCACTTGCACCATATCTTAAACTTCTAATTTTTGTATAAGTAGTAGTTGTCGTAGATGTGGTTGTTAAATCTGGTATATTATCACCTATTGGAGATGCGTAGTTCGCAGTAGCGGTTATACTAATTGAAGTAGAACCCGTTGCAGAACCTGTCACAAAGTATGGTGTACTAACATTTGTTGTAGTATTTACCAAATTCCAACTATTAGATGGGTCTGCTGATGAAGATGTGAATGAAATACTACCAGTCGCACCTTGTTCGATTTGATTTGATGATGCCCCTAACTGAACTGTCGCAGTTGGTGTCAACGTAGGAGAAGCGGGGCTTGATTTGGAAATTGTTCCAGTAGCCGTAGTTGACGTTTTATACAAAGTACCATCTAATGGAGAACTTGCAGTATATTCTAATCTATATGTATGTGAACCAGATGTAGTTGTACTGAATGATAATGATGTTCCACTACCAACTTCAGTTAATAAAGTAGAACCTTCGTATAAAGATGCACTTACTAATGTATATCCCTGATTACTCCAAGTACCATTTACAATGTACGCATCATTTACATTATTAAATCTATCTGTTAAAAATCCACTTAAAGATGTTGCTATTGATGTTGGTATTGCTGGAGTTCCGAAAATAAATTTCAAAGTTCCATTTATAAATGTTACTGCCACATTACTATCAAAATCTGCCACTTCGATTCCTGTTAATTGTTCTATACTATTTGTTACATAATTGATATATCCACTACTTGATTCTAATGCTGCAATAGATGCGGATACGGATTCACTAAAAGATGATGTAAATGTATTTAAATTTTCAATCGAAATTTTAGCAGAAGCAGAAAATGTATTTAATTGTGTTAAAGGATTTCCTCCACTAATTCCACCAATTCCTTCTAAATACACAAGTCTTTCTTCGTGGTCTTTAACAGACGATGTCATCAATGATGCACTTATATATGATTGAGATGCGGATATTATTAATGAACCCGTAATCGTTGCTAATGCAGTATTTTGAGTTAATTGAGAACCTGTGAAATTATTTAAACTTGCAGTAGTTTGGTAAATAGATTCCAACGAAGCGGTTACACTTGCACTAAATAAATTTATAGATGCAGTAGTTTGGTAAACGGATTCCAACGAAGCAGTTACACTTGCACTAAAATTATTTAAACTTGCGGTAGTTTGGTAAACGGATTCTAATGATGATGTTACACTTGCACTAAAACTATTTAAGCTTGCCGTAGTTTCGTAAATAGAACTCAACGAAGCAGTTACACTTGCACTAAAATTATTTAAACTTGCGGTAGTTTGGTAAACGGATTCTAATGATGATGTTACACTTGCACTAAATAAATTTAAAGATGCTGATGATTGGTGAATACTTGCCAAATCATTATTTACAGATTGAGTATATAAATTTAAACTCGCAGTCGTCTGATATACGGAAACCAATGAAGCCGTTACACTTGCACTAAATAAGTTTAATGAAGAGGTAGTTTGATAAATGGATTCTAATGAAGTGGTTACACTTGCACTAAAATTATTTAAACTTGCCGTAGTTTGATTTAAAGAGGCAGTTGTATTATTTATTTCAGTTAATTGTAGTGAAGATGTAAATACACTATCACCACCTGCTAAAAGTATTTTTGATTCAGCTCCTTTTTTACCAGCCTTCCAATAATCGATTGTACTATCCCATAACAATGAACCCGATAGTAAAGAACCACCAGTTGCATCCGTTACTTCAATACCCGCTTGGGTTTGAGAATATCCATAATTTAATTGTATTATGTTATCTCCAATATTAACTTCATTACTATGAACTGTTGTAGTTACACCTAATACTGATAAATTTCCTAAAATGGTTGTATTAACACCATCAACTGTGATTGCAGTTTTTAAAGATGATGTATAGGAATTTAAACTAGCCGTAGTTTGATATATAGATTCTAATGATGAGGTTACACTTGCACTAAAATTATTTAGTGGATTTAATATAGATATTATTTGTGATGAACCTGATACTAGCGTTGGTTTATTTAGAACATTTGCAAATTCTACGTCAGCAGCGGTTACACCAGTCAATCCACTACCATCCCCAACAAATGAAGAACTAATTACCGATGCACTTACATATCCACTAAAGTATGTATTAGATGAACTAATCAATAGTTCATTTACATTTGCACTGATTGTGTATTCGGATGTAGTTGTTACTTCACCTAATCCAGCCAATTTCAAACTTGCCAATCCTTCTCTTGCGGTTAAATTAGCCTGTGTAAATGTACCACCTACCAATACATTATCATTTGGTAGAAGTGTTACCGAGTTTACACTACCTGTGTTTAATCTATATGTACTAGTAGAAAATCCATCTATGAGACTTCCATTATCATAATCTACTATTATAAATCTATTAGTGGTTTGATATGATGCTAGAGGATTTCCAAGACTGGTAAAACTACCACCTATTAATATTTTATCACCATCGTAAAAATCAAAATCATTTACATATTGTACTCCTGGAGTATTTTGGTCTGAACCACTTATGTATAGTCTAAATCCATTATCATATGCACCCCTTCCAAAAGCCACATCATCGGTTGTTAATCTTGCAAATCCGGCATTTCTACCTTGTGCTCCTACTCTAGTATCTTTAAATCTACCAGCAATATAGATATAACCATTATCACCTGCGGTGTAGGCATCAGTTACTTTAATTTTTTGAATTCTATCTAAACTATTACCAGTAGCTATATCTAAATTATTACCAGCAAATCCAAAATCTAAAGCACCACTAGGATGAAGTTTTACAAGATGATGGTAGTCGGAGAATGAATTCCATTGTTGAAAATCACCACCAATTAAAATTGCCTCTTCGGAACCACTAGGTAGTAATGCTACTGAATAAAAATTATCATCTCCAAATCCAGGAGATGTAGATACTACTAAAGAAGTATCAATAGTACCATCTGGATTTACTCGTCTACTTCCTGATGGAAAACTACCTACACAAACTATTTTATTATCGCTTTGAATTGCAATATCTCTAATTTCACCAAATGAACCCCAAGATTGAGCCTCAAATGATGTATCTAATATACCATCGGAATCTAACCTTGCAAGTCCATAACGCAATGCACCATTAACTCTACTAAAATTACCACCTACTATAATTTTACCATCAGATTGAGTAACAAATGTATTTACATATCCGCCAGTATCACCTCCTATTGTTGTACTAAATACAGGTGCGGAGAAAGAAGTATCTATCGTACCATTCGAATTTAATCTTGCTATATCATTTGTAGTATGTCCATCTACAGATGTAAATCTACCAGCAATTAATATCTTACCATCACCTAATACTAATGATTTTTTTATAATTGTAGATTCTGAACCTGAAAAATCTAAATTGAATGTGGAATTTAAAGCAGGTATATTTTGTGTCAATGATGCATCTAATTCAAACCCATCAGAATTAATACTACCACTCACTAAAACTGAACCAGATAGTATTGTTGGACCTATATTTCTAAAAGTAGATGAACCACTAATAGTTAAGGAACCACTAATAGTTTGATTACCTACAAATATATTACTTCCAGTAGTCGCATAACTTGCAGTTACACTTTGTAAATTATCTACTTCACCTTGTAATGATGAAGTGATAAGTTCTATATTATCTAATCTACTATCAGCAGATTGAGTAAAAGTGTTATATCCAGTATTGATTGATTCTTGTGATGCAGTAAATGCATTTAAAGATTGAGATACAATTGATATTGCATCAAATTGGGAATCTATTGAAGATGATAATAATACTATATCAATACCATTTACACTACCAGTAAAAGATGCACTTATACTATTAGCATATACAGTTCTCCATTTTGCACCAGATGTTCCTAAATCGAGAGTTCCGTTTCCACCTGGAACTAAATTAGTTGTAAATACACCTGGAACACTAATATTATCCCCGGTGTTGTTTCCTAAAAATAAGTTACCAGATATTGCAACATCACCACTAAAATATGCGTTTGATGCGGTTATATTTCCTGTCAATATAACATCACCATTTACAGGTGCATTTAAAGTTAATACATTGTAGTTATTTGAACCACTACCAAATTGTAAAGAACCAGAACCCTGATGTAGATATAATTCACCTTCTGTAAGTGATTCATTTGTAGTTCCTCTTCTTATTTGAAATATAGCTGCCATTTATTGTTATTTCTGTTTTGTATAAATATCTTAAATATTAAAATCTAAATCACCTGATTCCGAAATATATTTTGCCAAGTGCATATAGTTTGCAGTTATACTGCCAGTTGTTACATTTATTGCAGATGCACTTACCGATAAACGAGTAGTATTACCAATTACAACATCAAATGAACCTGTCCGTGCTATTGCTAGAGTATTAGCAGTTGAATCTTCTATGAAGTTTACAGTTCCTGCTGCTTCGGGGTCTAAATTAAAATCAAATGTGTTTGGTCCTGCGGATACACCAACTTCTGTTCCATTTACTAAAAATGAACCACTTACAGAAACTGAACCTGTGAATGAATGAATATCATCGGATGTATTACCGAATTTAGAACTACCACTTTCAAAAAGTATAGATGAAGAAATTACTGATATATTAAATTGTCTAGCATTTACTTCACCTAATACGGTTAAATTATTTGTAATGGTTTGAGAACCACTTAATATTAAGCTCCCACTTAATAATGCGGAACTACCTGTAATATCTCCACTTATATCAATATCACCTGCTCCTATAATATCATTTGTTACATACAAATCTCTAGTTATATTGGCGTCTTGTGTTACTACTAATTCCCCAAAGGAACCCGTTCGAGTTAAGGCTATAGAGCCAGTTGTAATTGAGTTTGTTACTACAATACCTTCTATGGAATCTAAATTTCCGGAACGCTTAATAAATACCTTACCATCGTAAGTGTTTATTGCTATTTCCCCAACATTTAATGAACCAGTATCTGGTACTTTGCCAGGTAGCGATGAACGCTTTAGTATAATACTTTGTGCCATATATATGAGCTGTAGATTATTTGATATTATGTAATAAAAAAAGGTACTATATAGTACCTTTATAAATATATGATATTTTTATAATCGTTTAAAATTCTCCAGCATCTGGACCCAATGAAGAAGATGCTTCTAAAGCTGCTAATCTATTAGCTACTGAACCACTAAATGCTAATACATCTCCAATTCCATAAAGTGAACCACTAAAACCATTTGTAGTTGTAAAAGTTCCTCTAACTTCCTCATTGTATCTAAATTCAACTGCGGTAGGAGTAGTTGCTACTTTATAAAGAGAGCCACTACCTTGTATAAATCCGATTGTTCCTGCAAATGGTTCCGAATTGAAATCGAAATCATCGGGTCTCATTGAAGCAGTGATACCCGTCAATCCACCACCAAAACCTACATAAGCAGATGCTGATACAATAGATGCGGATACTGCTCCTGCAATATCAATATCACCATTGCCAACAATATCTCTAGTTACAAATAAATCCTGTCCAATGTTTGCATCAAAATCAATACTAGCTTCACCAAATGAACCAGTTCCAGTCAATGTTATTGAACCAGTGGTAATCGAATTGGTAGTAACTAATGTTTGAATTGATTGTGAAGAACCCGATTTATGTAAATAAACTTTACCATCATATACGTTTACACCTAACTCACCTACTAATAGAGAGCCAGTATCAGGAACTTTTCCTGCTATGAGCGACCGTTTTTGTAATATTTTTTGAGCCATTATGATTGATGTTTTTTGTTCATTTATAATTTTAAAAACCCCCCTCTTTGGAAGGGGGGTTTAGTATTTAGAATGAACCACCATCAATTGTGTTACTCATTACAAAATCAGTGCCATCCCATTGTAGTAAATCTCCAGCTACACTTGCGGTTGGAACTAAATCCAAATTACCATTTGTGTTTCGGAATGCCACTCGTTTAGAACTTCCTGCTGCCGAACCCAAATTAAAGGATGCGGTAACCGCAGGTGCAATTAATGCTACCGATGAAGTAAATGATGTAGATGAATGTTGATAAACAAAATTTGCATTTGCTCCAGCGATTTCTATACCAGCGCCATCTGCCGTTGCCGATGATGTTGAACCACTTGCTAATGTAATTAATTTATCTTCTACTATTAATGTTGCAGTGTTTAATGTTACAGTATTACCTTGTACTACTAAATCACCACCTACTACTACATCACCTGTCGTTGTTACTTTTGCAAATGTTACATTATTGCCAGTACCTACTCCTTGTATTGTTCCAGTTCCTTCTAATGTATCTAATCTACTATCTACTGAAGAACTGAATGTTGTTCCAAAAGATGAAGTAAATGAGTTGATATTCGTAATAGAAATATCTACACTAGCTGATTTCGAATTTAAGTTAGTGATAGAAACACTAGCAGCGGATGCCGATGAAATCAATGAACCACTAACTACGCCGATTTCAGTCAATCTCGTATCAACGCTTGCAGTATAAGTTGCTAAAGTTGAATTTTGAGTTAATTGAGAACCACTAAATGTGTTTAAGTTTGTTATTGAAATATTAGCAGCGGATGCGGAACTAATTAATGAACCACTTACTGTTGCTAATGCAGTATTTTGAGTTAATTGAGAACCACTAAATGAATTTAATGCGTCAATTGATACTTGCTGTGATGCAGAGGATGAGTTTAATGCAGTTACCGAAGTATTTACACTTGCACTAAATGTATTTAAGTTTGTTATAGAAACTCCTTGTGAATCATTTGTAGTTTTTGCTGCCGAAGCTGAAGCAATTAAACTTCCACTAACTACTCCTATTTCCGTTAATCTAGTTTCAACTGAAGCAGTGTAGGTTGCTAAAGTTGAATTTTGAGTTAATTGAGAAGATGTAAATGAGTTTAAGTTTGTTATGGAAACTCCAACACCAGAACCTACGTTTGCAACTACTTCTGCGATTGATGCGGATACTGAACCACTAAATGAACTAAAGTTTGTAGTTTGAGTTACATCAATTTGAGATGAACCACTCACTACTCCGTTAGTTGCGTTTAATGTTCCAACACTCAATGAACCTGTTACGATTACATCACCTGCTACTGAAATACTTGTCGTACCATTCTGTGTGATAATGGAACTTCCAATGTGGTCTTCACCAAGCGCAACCATAATTTTACCAGCTGTCAATACGGTTTCATCACCCAATGAACCAGTATTGATTGGACCGTATATTAGTACTGCGGAATTGGCAACTTCTGTTGAACTTGAAGGTCTAACTGAAACCCAATGGTCTCTTAATGAATCCCAATAAAGTGAACCTGTAGCTTGAGTTGAACCAGAATCAATTACATCGATACCTGCAAATCTAATTGCTGGGGTTGAGGTGTTCAATACGATTGTATTATCACCTAATTGTAATACACTCGCAGTTACATTTAGAAGTGATGATGAACCATAAACAACTAAATCTTGTGTAATATATAATGAACCAGTAATTACTTGTGTTCCATTAAATACATTACCACTATCAGTTCTTGCATAAGAACCACTATCTGCTTCAATTGCATCTAATCTTTGTTCGTGATTTGATGCAGTTGCGATTAATGAACCTGTGATGGTTGCTAATGCAGTATTTTGAGTTAATTGAGAACCACTAAATGAGTTTAAGTTTGTTATTGAAACACTAGCTGCACTTGCAGATGAAATCAATGAACCACTAACAACTCCGATTTCAGTAAATCTAGTTTGAGCGGATTCAGTAAATGAGTTTATGTTACTAACTGAAGTATTTAAACTTGCAGTTGTAGAATTCAAATTAGTTATTGAAACGTTTTGAGAATCATTTGTAGTTTTAGCTGCTGATGCGGATGCTATTAAACTTCCACTTACAACGCCAACTTCTGTTAATCGTGTTTCAACGGAACCTGTATAAGTTGCTAACGTACCATCTTTTTCTAATTGAGAAGAACTGAATGAATTTAGTGCTCCTAAACTAACTAAAGTACTACCACTAAAAGTATTTAATGCCGCTACAGATGTACCAATTGCACCACTACCAATTGATGCACTTAATGCGTTGATTGATGATGCAACCGATGAACTAAAGTTACTAATGTTACCTGTTAAATCAGGAATATCATTGGCTCCTTCACCCAACAAATATAAGGTAGAACTACCACTTGCGTAGTAAGGAACTCCTTTTACTAATCCGTTGTAAGTACCAGCCGCAAATGTATTTGGTGCTGCGTTTCCTACGAGAAATCTATTTACCGCTTGTACCTGTCCATTTTCTGGAACTGCAAATACAATCGATGCACCATTCGTTACCGTAAGGTTAGATGAGCCTGAAGCAATTACTAATTCACCTTTCTGTAAGGATGATGTTACTGCGGATAGGGCTTCTAAACTACCGCGTCTGTGTTTAATGATTTGTGCCATATTGTGTTGGTTAATCCCTTTTTGATTTAATTACGATTATACTTTAATAAATATGTTTTTTTTTACGAACCGAATGTTTCGCATGTTACATTTATATTTTTTTTACCATTCACCCATGTCGATGTTAATGTTTGATTGGGATAAGGTAAGTTCTGCATCTGTTGCAAATGTATTATCCAACGATGCGGTGAATTGGTTAATAGATGCGGAATGTTGGTTCAATGGATTTAATATATCAATTACTTGTGATGAACCAGAAACTAATGTTGGTCTATTTAGTATATTTTCATATTCTATTGATGATGCCTGTGTTCCACCAACTACTCTAGAACCTGTGAGACTTCCCGTAGTATCTGATAATACAACTTGTGCCGATGAAGATATAACTCCTTCGGGTAATACTGCACCAACTTCCGATGTAATAACATTAATTACAGATTGCGAAAAATCGTTACCAACTTGTGCCGCCGTATTTAATGCCGAACCACTTTCTATTTGTTTTAATCTTATAAAGTTTGCCATATCCTATAAATATCTTTCTTTATTATAATCCGTTTATTCAATTTTTTTATTATGCAAATCTAGGAGATAAGAAATTATATTGTTGTTGTATTTCGTTCAATGATAATTTTCTATTATATAAATACAAATTAGCCAAATATCCCCAAGGTTGACTAACTACATCATTATTACCCCAACCCCAATGAATATTTCCACCTACACCTTGTGCAATTGAATTTCCCACTTGTGAACCATTTATATAAAATGTTTGGGATGAATTATCACCAACTACTGCAAATTGAGTCCAAACTTCTTGAAATGCCGATGCATCGTATCCTGAACTTCTGAATGCAGTATCCCAATAACCCAATATACTTCCACCATTTGAAATAGTAATCGGTGTATATCTTGGTGAACTTGTATAAAGTAATGTTCTAAATCCAGAATTATTATTTATCAATCTTGTCCAAGTAATGTATGTGTATCCCGTTGTTGGTAGGGTTGGACCTGTTCCGTTTACTGCAACTCTATTATTTCCGGTTGTGCAATCAAAACATTTTACACCATTTAATGTAGTAAATGTTGCACCTATCATTGTATGATTATACGAATTAGTTAAATCATAAACAGTTGTTCCACTACCAGGATAACTTGTTGAATTATTTGCATCTAATTGAATTAACAATCCATCGGTGGTTAAATTAGGAAGTGTTGATACGGTAGAATTATAATTAGATAATATCTGTGCATCGGTTAGAGCAGAATTATATACTCTCATTATACCAAATCTACCATCGAAATTAGTTCCATCACCTTGACTTGTAGAATCTGCAAAACCAAAATTCATATAAAATGCCATAGAACTATTCATTGGTGAATCCCATGCTACATTTACCGAACCTTTATATACACCATCGATATATCCTTTACATACCGAACCATTATAAGTTAAAACTATTTGATGCCATTGATTAAATGAAACTGCACCTATGTTGCCACTTGATGTTACTATACCACCATTCCAAAATCCAACTTCTAAATTACCACCAACTATTTCTATTGCGGAATGGTGATATGATGTGTTTGGACTTGTACTATTATTGTACTGAACTAATACTCCATTATTGGTTGGATATACCCATAATTCTACTGAATGGGTTTCATTAGCCGATGTTATTAGTGAACTTAAATTTGGTGTTGTTATATAATCATCAACAAAGGTAAAATAATTACCAGTCCAAGTTGGAGAACCTGTAATTGTTCCATTTCTACTATTACCACTTATATCAATAATAGTTACCCCACTACCATTATATGATGCCGTATTAAATGTGTTATAATGTAAAAGTAAATTTTGAGTAACTACTGCAGATGTAGTTGGCCATATTTGATTATTATTCAAAAATGCTTTTGTTGCACTTACTCCGTTAAATTTTATATCGGTTGCATTTCCAAATACTGGCATAACTTATCCTATTATAATGTAAAGAGTTCCACTTACGGGTGTCAATGCTGCGTATGAAGCCGATGTTATGGTTTGTATTGATGCTACATTTGATGAACTAACAAAACTAGCACTCAATGCATATCTTGTATCAAATGAAGATGTTAATTGTGATGAACCACTAATTACACTATCTCCACCAATTGTTAAATATCTTGCATCGTATGATGAAGTTAATTGAGATGAAGAACTTATTGCTCCACTTAAACTTGTCAAAAATGAACCCGTTTCACTTTCAGTAATCCAACTACCACTTACACTCTCAATTGCATTTAATCTATTTACTAAACTACCAGTCGAAATACTTGCAGTATATTCATTAAAAGAAGATGTAGTTACTAAATGTGTTAAACTTTGTTCGTTTGTTGCTGCAATAATTCTATTATCTACCGATGCACTAAATGTATCAAATGAACTGGTTTGTAATCTAGCATTTATTCCGTTTGTAAATGCAGTATTTAGTGTAGATTGTGAAGATGTAAATGAATTCAATGAACTTATATCTACTGATTCGGATATAAACCCAAATGATGTTATTTGTGCAGATGAAGATATAGTTCCCGTTGGTATCGTTACCGATGAACTAATAAATCCAAATGCGGTTATTTGTGCAGATGAACTTATAACACTTCTACCTTTTGATTCAAACGAAGATGTTACAGATTCTAACGATGTTAATCTATCTCTATCTAATATATTTACTCTCGATGTAACTGCGTCTGCAAGAACATCCAATTCTATTCTATAAGTTGTACCACCATCTACACCAACAATTGTTGTATCTAATGATGCGGATGGTAGTGGAGTTAATTCTAGTATTCTTTTTCTTACGTTTGCCATTTATTATATTATTATATCTAAACCATCTTCGGTTGTTATGATAAAATTATCTTCAGTTGCAATTGGAATATCTACCAATTTACCTATAACATATATATCGTTTATTGTTATGGAATCATAATCTATATAATTATCTAATAATGTGATTACCACATTGTTTCCAACTTCTTTAACAGTGTAATGTCCTGGTAAATGTAATCCATAAACTAATATCTCAAAATTTTCAGGAGATGCTCCTTCAGTTCCATAATCCAATGCTACATTATAAATCGTAAGAGTTCCAAAACCAGTATTATCAAAAGCATCTATTAGTCTTGATACCACCCTTCCACTAAATTGTAAAATTTCATTATGAAATTCTGATATTTTTGTTTTATTATTTACTAATTTAGTTGGGTTTGGATTGGATTTAGAATTTGAATTAAATTTATTTGTAGTCGGTGATTCTATATTCAACAAGCTACCTGTGATGTATAACTCATCATTTAAATTATTAGGATTTATTTTTGGTATAATCCTATTTAATTTTTTCGCATTTGAATTAAATCTATTAAGCATATTGTTCTATATCACCTGTTACTTCAATATAATCATCGTCATCCAACTCAAATTCAAAATTATTTTTTATAAATTTGATTAGTATCCCTTCACTTCCTTGCTCTACTATATAATCGTTTGCAGAAATATATTGAGTGTTAATTATTACTCTCAATCTATCCTGCATTGCTCTGTATTCTATTTCTCTTAATAACTCAACAAATCTCCAACCTTTTGCTTCCCATATCGAATATGTAGGATGATTTAAATCCTTTGGAGTCAATTCAGGATCACCTAATTTTCTACTAATTTTTTGAGTTATATCTAAAAGGCTTCTCTTCATTACACATTTATAAATTTACCTGTTATGGAAATTTCATCACCGCTATCAACTTCAAATCCTAAATTTGCTTGAATAAAATTAATAATTAAAGATGATGATGTTATACTGATAGAAAAGTGTGTATTATGATAATATCTTGTACCATTTATATAAACTTTAATATCGTATGTATTATCACCAACGGTTATACCACCAGTAACTACGGATGTTAAAGCAGCTGGAGTTTTTATTAGTTTTATTCCAGCAAATGTAATCGTATTAGATGCTATTGGATTTTGTATTTTACTATTATTTAAAGAAAGAAAATCAATCAAATCTTTATTATCATAATATGGTGATGGTGTAGTTAATATACCTTCCAATCTACCAGTCCCACTTGTTACATCCGTTTCAGTTGATACCACCACTCTTTTCGTAGAAAATGATTTTTTAGTAGTATCTTCTCCATCAAATTTTTCAGGAAGTAAATGAGCTTTAACTGATAAACTAAATTCAATTCTGTTAACTCTTTCAGTACCATCCCCAACTTCGTTTATTACATTAAAATCTCCTAAACTAGTTCTAAATTGAAACCCATTTTTATCTCCCCAATATGTACCTGTGTATTGTAATTGTTCTATTACAGAATTTAAATGCTCTATATAAGAAGTCCAAACCATACAATCGTAGTTTAGTTCTACATATTCTGGCATTTGAATTTTATATATTTCATACTTTGGTTGAGAATTATTTCCCAATAATGTAAATCTATCATATCTATTATCTTTTGAGTATTTTGTGATACCCTGATATGTTACATGCCGATTTTGCATTGGCATAGCATCATCTTTTGCAATAGATGTTCTACGAATCATCATAATCGGTAATTGAAGTTTACCGTTTGCATCTCTGAAAACTCCCTGTCTCCTTGCTCCATTCCATCGTTCGGAATTACCATATATGACAGGTATTTTTAAAGCTTTACCATTATCATCTAATGTAGGTAATGCAGTATCCTCCAAATAAGACATCATAGCATAATCAATATCAAATAAAGATATCGATTGTCTTAATTCTCCTTTTTCCTTTTTAGTTTGAAGAATTCTCTCCTGTTTTCTTAATGGGTTTGTAGACATATTTTTATGTTATTCTCTTTTCAATATTAAGATTAGATTTGCTTACTAAAAATGCAAAACATACTATACTATAAGTATTATTAGGTAAGCCACCAATAAATTGTACTTCATTCATATTACCTATTTCATAATACTGATTATCAAAATAAACAACATCACCTATTTCAGGATGTATATTTCGTTCTTCTAACAATCCTCTATCGAATTTAAATACAACATCTTGGTTTGTATCAGGTCCAAATCCTTCATATAGAGCCGATTCGGGTTCTTTATCAATTAATGCGTATAGTTCTACGCCAGTATGCCAGGTTTTATTTAATGCTTCACCATAGATATTTACCTTCGTTTCGTTCAAATTTATTTTGTATAAAACGACAGTATTTTCTATGACAGTATCAACCAATTCTCTGGCTATACTTTTGAAAAAATCAATATCTCTACCTAATAAAAACTTTGGCATATTATCCTACATATATTTTAAGTGGAACTTTTCTCAACATTTCTTGCTGATGAGTTGATTCATGTGCTTTATTTTCCATCACATTTTTTCTACTCAATTCTTCCAAATTTTCTCTTAATTGATTTATCAACATATCCTTCTCCACTTGTGCTTCAGCTCTTAATGCAGCACCATCCAATGATACTTCACCATCAGGTATCGGAACATTTGAGTATTTCTCTCTAATTGCTCCTAATAATTCTTTTGAAAGTGCCAATGTGTATTTTCTAATCCATTGTTTACCAACATCATTTATATTTGAGTATTGAATAAAATCATATGGAACATCGGAATAATCGGAAAGAGAATCTGCTTGAACGGTTTGTGAATCATGTTCAAACTCATCTCTACTCATATATTCAAAATATATTCTACTAACCGTTCCTTCGGTTGGTATTGGGAATATTTCTAATTTATTATCTACAATGTTAAAGGTATGTGCGGATTTACGAATGTGGTCATTAAACTCAATTTGTTGCATTCTCAATACATCCTCATATATTGGCATCATTAAGAATTGTGCAGCAGGTGAGAAATTACCAAACCCTAATTCACTAATTAAGTTTAGAGTACCTTGTGCACCAACTGAATATGGGTCAAAGAAACGTGCAATAGCAGGGGTTGCTTCGTGATACATTCTAGTTACATCAATTGTAGAGCTTCCTGAAAATAATGTTGTAAATGATGCCGATGTTTCCACATCAATAGATGCACTCATTATATTGTATTTCTGTTGTCCAGGAGTTAAATTGATATATGCTTTCTTAATAGATGTATGCCCCCCAACTCCTGCCAATGTACCATATTGTTGGGACATACGAACTGCAGTTGGAAGAAACGAACCTTCGACAAGTGTTTGTGAATAGTTTGCAACTTTACCTTTCGGTTGTCCTTTTAGAATATCAAGGTTATTACGAAGATTGAATTGATTTATTTGTGCAGAATACTCTGAAGTTGCTTCTTCAAAACACGCCCAAATTTGTTGGTTATCCAATTCTATGTTTATAACTGGATACCCCAATCGTTTTGCAACCCATACGGCTGTTTTAGGTGCATCAGTTCTAAATTCTGAATCTGAATCATATAATCCAAACGGAGTTGCTTCTGCCGATGCCGATGCCGATAAAAATGCTGCTGCCGTTGAACCCGACCAATATGTGTTTATAGACATAATTCTTAATTATAGTTTTACGACTATAAATATAAGAATAAAAAAAGAAGTGTTATGCTATTTGTGTAATTGTTGCAATAACGGATGGTGTACCTGGAATTGATGGTGTTCCTGCATCCGTATGTAAGATTCCACCATTATCATTACATGTCCATTTTATCTCCAAATAATCATTATCATTTAAATCTGATAGGAAATTCCAAGCAGCAGGTACTTTACCCAATTGTGCCGATTGTGCTTTTGCAACATCAACGTGTGTGTTTGAATTTGGTATTGAATTACCATTTTTTGCAAACCAAATGTTGAATACTATATTAGTATTTACAGTATTTTCTAATTGTGCACTAAATTGTAAATTATAAACACCTGCATTTTCAACTTTGATTTGTGAACCACTTACAATTGAAACACCCTCACTTAAATCGGTTGTGTTTAATTTCATTGATTGAATTGAACCAGATGAACCACTTTGAGAAGTCATATCATAAAACTGACCATAGTTATATTGTTTGTGGCCATTATAATATAATGAACCACTAATTTGTAAACTACCTGTAATTGTTTGTGTTCCTATTAAGTCATTGGAGCCAGTTGTTGCCAATTGTCCTGCGGAAATATACCCCAAATATCCGTCTTCTTGCTTTACTACAAATTCATCGGATTGTTCTAATGTATATACTTTTGTATATTCTTTTGCGGTTTCTTGTCTATGATATTGTTTTTCTGGATACCCCATTATATGATGTTTTATATAAATATAAAAAAAAAGAGATAACATTTCTATTATCTCTTTTTAATAAATTTAATTATACTTTATGATAATCTTACTTTAACCGCTCCTTGTGAGTGATACATTTGCCCAACCGCAACACCTGCCGCAGATGCCGATGCATCGTTCCAAGCCGCCGATGCTGAACCTGTGATATATGCAAATGATGTGTTTGCCATTTTAGTTGCAACACTACCACTTAAATTAGTAATATCGGTATCAGTTGCTAAACCTGCACCATCTAATGTTGTTTGTAAGTTGGATGCAGAGATATATCCCCAATTACCATCTTGATTTTTTGCTAATAAAGTTGTTCCTGTTACACTTTGATATTCAGGAAAGTCCATTGCTGCTCCAAATACGGAGTATTTTTGTTCGGGATATGCCATTTTTAATTTGTTTTTAGTTATTGTTAAATTACTAATATAAATATAAAAAAAAGAGGGAACATTACTGCTCCCTCAATTTTTATTTAAAACTCTAAATATTAAAGAGTTTCTAAACCATCTACGAGAATCTTACCGTAGAATTCTGGTCTTACGATTTTCTTTGCGTAACGAGTCATAACACCTCTACGTGGAGTAAAGTTGGTTGGGTCGTACACTAAAGGAGTCATAATCAATGGTACATAAGGTGCGTAAACTGCTCCAGTCTCGAAGAAGTTAGAACCTTTGAAACCTAACAAGATTACGTTTTCAGTCATGTAAGGGTTTTTGTAAACATCGTATCTGTTAGAGATTGAACCGATGTTAGTTACACCTGCTGCGAAAGTCAACGCATCTTTACCAGGGTTTGCAGAGAATCCGTTCATTGATTCCAAAATTGTAGCTACGTTTGGAGAAACAACCAAGAAGTTTGCTCCACCACGCATAGTCAATTGGTGAATTTTGTTAGATACTTTCTGCAATTTGATACCCAAAGTTTGGAACCAAGTATTCTTTTGGTAAGCCGAAGCAGCTGCTGCGTTAGAATCAATAGCGAATCCAGCACCAGTCCACTCATATCCTACTTTAGATGACCAGTATTCAGTTGTGAATGCGTTCTGCTGCAACATCTCAAGGATTTCCAAATCAATCTCCAAAGAGATGTATTCAGATAACATTTGAGTCAATTCAGCTTCTGCATCTACAGAGTGATATGCGTTCAAATCTTGCGCCAATTCAGGAGTCCAAATTGCCTTCAACTTACGTGTTTTAGCAACGATAGGCTCTGATTTCAATTCCAATTCAATTTCTGGAATTGCCAAATCTGTTCCTCTATCTTCGAAATCACCACGAGAAATATCAGTAGGTTGTACGTGATATGCCAATGATACACCAACAGTTGTAAGGTTAGATAAACCAGTTACAGATGCAACGAATTCAACATTTGAACCATTTTTAGTTGTGTATTGTGGATAGTATCCTGTTACAGAACCTGTTAATAAAGTTGGTTCGAAAGCTCTAACACCATTGAAATCAGCATCAGCTGGTAAAGCTACAACGATTTTCTTCAATGTGTTACCTGCGAATGATGCAGAAACTGAACCAGAAGATAAATCATAATCGATATCAGCTAAAGATGCAGATGCAAAAGTAGCAGTGATAGCAGCAGTAGCGTTGTTGATTGTATAACCAAAACGTCCTGCACCATAAAGACCTCCTTCTGGAGATTGAGTTGAACCTAGTTTGTTACCAGCTGGAGATAAAGAATCTTTACCGAAAGTACCACTGTTACCAAACAAAGATGAACCTGTGAAATTTGGATTACCCGCTGGGTTAGTACCATATTTGAAGTCCATGTAGAAAATAAGACCTGATGGTAAGTTCATTGGTTGAACTGAAACGAATTCTTTCGCTGCAATAGAACCGAAGATACGTCTTACCAAAGGAAGAGCCACACCAGCCCACTCTTCAGAACCTGAAGAAGTACCAGTACGAGTTGCCTCATCCAATAATTGTTTAGCCTGGTTTTCTAACATTACTGCCATACCATGCTTTGTAGTTTCAGAACCTACTCCTTCAAGTAGACCTGTTCTTTCCCATTTGCCTTTCAAACCTCTGGTTTGCTCAAGCATCACGCTCTGTGGGTTCGCGCCGCTCATTAATTTTTTAATGTTCATTTTAAATGAATTTATTTGTTTTATTTAAATTATTTAATAATACCTGCTAATTTCTTAAATCTGTTAGCAAAATTAGCTGATTCATTGATTACCGCTTTAGATTGAGCAGGTTTTGTAGATTTAACTGCTTTACTAGCGATACCTTCTGAAATAGCCTTTTTAGTTAATTTGTTAGAAGATGAAGTATATTTGAAATTCTCTGCTAATGTAGAGAACACTAATTTAACCTCTCTTACTGATTTTGTTCTATCCAAAGTTTCAATCACTTTCACTTTTTGTTCGTTAGTCATGTTGTGAGCTCTGAATAATTTGTTTGCAAACAATAATTTGGCGTTCAATAAGTTCACCTCATTAATAGTTTTTTGAAGAGTTCTGATAGTTCGGTACGCCTCATTCAAGTCTTTCTTTAGAGATTCTGCCTTTGGCTCTTCTTCACTTGAACCATACTCATCTTCCATTTCTCTCAAGATTTCTGCTAAATCAACCGTATCTTCATCTTCTTCTTCACCTTCGTTAGTTACCACTACTTTAGGGTCTTCACCTTTATCAGTACCTGCTTCTGAACCATCTGCTAAATTTTCGTTAGCTGGGAAAGGGTTTTCTTCGTATTCTTCTTCTTCACCTTCCATAGCTGGCTCTTCTTCATCACCTAACTGTGCTTCTAATTCTCTGATGATAGCTTCCAATCCCATTTCGTCTTCTTCTTCACCCTCCATTGGGTCTTCTCCAAAAGAATCTTCTTCACCACCAGCCATTGCCATTGGGTCTTCTTCTTCTGTTGCTGCGAAAGGGTCACCTTCTTCTTCACCACCGAATTCATCTGCACCACCAAATTCGTCTTCACCTTCTAATTCTGCTAATCTTGCTTTTAATTCAGCAATTTCTGCATCCTTATCAGATTCTTCTTCACCACCGAAGTCGAATTCATCTTCTTCGTTAATATCTGCTACTTTTTTGTAGTCAGTACCTGCTGCCTCTGGCTTACCACTATCTTTCTTTACACCTACTGATAAATCAGTAATTGCATCGTAAGATGGATTTGCTCCAGGGGTTTCAGGGTATCCAGCATCTGATTTAGACCCGATACCATCTGAACTTAATTCCTCGTCTACTTGTTCTGCATCATCTTCCATTTCTGCTTCTGCTCTCATCTTTTGAGATAAGATAGATTGAAGTCGTGGAGTAAATGCCTCTTCAAGCGCAAGTTTTGCGTTTGCTAAAGCGGTTTCTTTAACGGCTTTGGCATCAGCGATTGCTTCTTTCAATAATTTTGAATTTGCCATTTTTGTTGTATGTTGATTGTGAAGTTATTTCTAAAAAACTCCAATAGGATTATGCTGATTGTTCGGTCACATCTTATATGAAAGAGTATTCGTTAATCAACTGTACTTTAATTAAAAAATCCTATATGAGATAGGATATTCGAAAATAAATATATAAATTTTTTAGAAAACTAAAGAAAACCCAAATCTTTTTGATTCTTTCTTATAGCTTTTTCTTTTTCTAATCTATTTTTAACGGATGGTTTAACAAATGTCTGCCGTTCTCTTAACTGCTCTACTTGTTTAATGTTCTGAACTTTTCTCTTATATTGTTTCAGAGCTAGTTCTATATTACCGTTTTTAATATCAATTATAATCATAATTATTATTGATGATTTACTAATTTGTATTTTGTTCTATATAACAGAGATACAACCGTATCAATATCGTTTTGTAACCAACTATCTTTTAATTTAGGATTTTGTCTTAATCTAGCTACCATATTACATAAAGTATCAAAGTATTTAATGATATTTTTAATATCATTATTTTTATCCAATGTTCCAATGCCAGATAATTGAATTAATCCTTCTTTACCCTGATATGTTTCTACTAACCCATCAATCAATCCACCAATTGAATCATAGTAATCTCCCAATGCCAAATGAGCAGAATGAGAACCAATTCCTTTAACTCCTAAATGAAATGAGTGAGCTTGGGTTCTACTTTGTAATAATAATGATGCTAATTCTTCCATTTATTTTTATGCTTTCCATTTCATTGCCTGCATTTTCTTACTCATGTCAGATGTTATTCCTCTTTCGGTAGCCTCATCATTCATTGCTTTGGTTGCAGTTCTTGTCAATTCCAATTCTAATTCTTGGTAATTAATATCTGGATCGTCTTTATATTGTTTTAATATCCGTTGTGTATATGAATCGTTAACAAATGCAGTTATCCAAGCTGGTCCAATTCCAGTAGTAGAAACAATATCATTCATTCTACTAATAAACCCTCTGTTACCATATAATTTTTTGTAAATATCTTTTAATGCTCTCTGTACTCCAACACTTCTACCATGATAATATGCATCGACATTATCGGCTAATTTACTAAAGAACATAGTAATAAACCCAAAGAATGCAATAGTGCCAAGTATTGCCAATAATCCTAGTTCATTCAAAGGTTCTTTTTGTGACATTATTTTTATATTTTAATATTTTGGACCCATATTACCTTTTGCCATAGAATCTGCCCAAATTTGGAACATCTTCTTTAAATCAGCAGGTAATTGTTTATCTCTAATGGATAGTTTTCCATCAGGTGAAATATGTGCGATTATTTTGTAATCACCATGTTGTTCTTCTGCTCTATTCCAAATAGTTAAACCATTTCCCATATAGCCAGAACCAATATCGTATTTTTTAGCTTCTTGAATTGAACTTCTACCCAATCGTTGCTTCATAACTTCTTCAGATACATCAGCAATTTCAAAGTATCTACCCAATACATGACCCATATCTTCGTACAATGCTTCTAATCTTTCTTCCTGTGCTTTTGCTTCAAGTGATTCTTTTTCGAATGCAGATTGTAATTTTTTCAATTCATTCATATTACGCTTAATTGTAACTCTATCGAACCAATCACCACCCTCTCTTAAAGTATATTCTTGTGCAGCATCTGCAATCCCACCTAAAGTTTCTGCAATAGTTCTGATGTCAGATTTTCTACGCATTCCCTCTCTATGCTGTCCATAGGTAGAAATAATTTCCAAAAAGTGTCTTTTCAACTCTGTTGGGAGTTGTTGAAGTTCTTCTGATTCTTTGAGTAAATTTTTTAAACGTATCATATTATTTCTTTAATATATCGTTTTTCTTAATTTTTGAAACGTATCTCATCATTTCTTGCTTATCAATTCCCATAGCATCGATTACCTTTGCTAATACAAGAATTTCTTTTTTACGAGAAAGACTCATTCCTTTGATTTGAGCTACCATTTTATCCAAATATCTTTCTATCGATACTGGTAAGTTAGTGTCCAAATCATCCAATGCTTCTTTGATTGTTGGTTTTGGAGCTGCGTTTCTGCCTGGTATAAAATTTACTAATTTTGCCATATTTTTGTTAATTTAATTCTATTATAATTTCTCTCATTAAATCTTGTGATTTACACCACTTACCACATTCTTCTGCCATTTTAGCCCACTGCTTTGATTCATTCATTGGTGCCATAAATGCTCCATGTGTGGATGGATTAGAAACGAAATCCCAACCAACCAATTCGAAATCTTCCTGAACCATTACGGTCCCATCTTTTAATTCCTTTACTGAACCTAATCCTCGTGATGAAATACCTAAACGGATATTATTTTTTAATAATTCTTTTAAGATATTACCAGATGGAGTTGAAAGAATTTCTACTACACCACATACATCATCACCTTCCCAATAAATTTCTCTAATGTTGTGGGATACATTTTTTAAGTTGATAACAGGAGAATCTGGATGGTCCAACTCACCTAGCGCTCTACGTTCTTTAATAAGTTGTTTGTATTTTGCACATTCTCTTTCTAAAATTTCTCTAGGATAGCGTCTACCATTTTGATTAGCAGCACCTGCTCTTTGTAAGATGCCCTTTACCAAATATGTTCCATTTTCTTCTTGTTGAAGTTTTGCTTCAAACAAATGGGTTTCTATCAATAATCCTTTATTCATCTTACTTTATATCGTTTTTAACCTTTTCAATTGCTTTCTTACTATCGTTAGACCAAGCTTTCAAAAATATATTTTTTAAACCACTTTCAATATCTTCTTTATCAACATTATCGTTATTTACTTTTTTAATAAGAGATTGAATATAATCAGATTTAACCATTTTATCTGCAGCTGCAGCGTTTACTCCGTTATTCTTTTCAATATATTCAGTAACATCACTTATAAATTTTTTATTTGATTGTAATTCATCTAATATTCCTGATATTTCTTTTTCAGTTTCTTTAGAACCACTAAAGTATTTAATTCCTTTTTCTATTAAACCCCCTATGTAATACATTGCAATTTTACCAATAATGATACCAGTTAGTGTTGCCAGTATTCCAATAGCTATATTTTCATTTACTTTTTTTTTTTAACCCCCTCGTTTGTTGATTCAGTTGTTATCTTATTTTTTTTGAAATATGCAATTACATCTTTACCAGTATCAAATGCTTTTTGACCTCCCCAAGAAGAATGATACATCCAATATGAATTGCTTCCATCTTCCCAATCAAAATCACCCGAAGATATTTCTCTACCATCATAGGTTAAATACCCAACACCTTGTTTAGAATAAAAACGATATTTACCATCTCTAAAATTAACATCTTCGTTTACTTTTGATTCGCTTTTGTTTATTTCTTTACCAGCTTTTACCGCATCTTTATGTGCATCAGAATTACCATGTGCAGGTTCTTCTCCTCTGGCTTTTTTAGCTCTTATGTTAGCCCACAACCCTGGATTTTCTTCTTCTACTTTTTTACCAGCTCTTAATGCTGCTAAATCGGAACCTTCAATTTCACCATCACCATCGGTATCAATTTTCTTTTGACCCGCAGTTAATTCAGCTTCATTATATCCTCTTAATCTTCCTTCAGATTTCGCTTTGTAAGCGGTATCTACTGCATTAAAAAATTTCTTCTTTTGTTCATCAGACATATCAGTAATTGATTTACCAACTTTATCCAACATATGTTTAAAAAGTTGTTGATAGTCTTGTTCCTCTCTAACAACATTTTTAATAAGTTCCAATAATTGTGATTTTTTCATTATTTGTACTTTTAGTATTACTTCTATAATGTATAAATATATGTATTTTATTTATCCGTAGTAGATTTACCAAAAACTCTTTGTATTTCCGGTCCTTTTGAAGAATCTACTTTTGATTTTATAATTTTAAGTGCATCTTTTTTTAATTCACTAGGATGAGAATTAAACCATTCTGAAATATCTTCATTACTCTTTATTGCTCTTCTTCTTTGTCCACCATCATCGATATAATTTGTGTAAAAATCATACCATCTTAATACGGAATCCGCTAATTCTTTTCCAGTTTTGGCAGGTGTGTTTTGACTTGCTTCGTTTACTGATTCGTATTTAATCATATCTGGATTAAACTTTTCAAAATTCTTTCTTGCCCATTTTACGGCAGCTTCATAAGAATTGAATTTAATCCTATCCTGTTTGAACCCCTTTGCCTTATTTAAGAAATCAATATAAACTTTTTCTTCGTTTATAGATTCTTGAATTTTATTTCTTTTCATCCATTCTTCTAAATTACGAATTGCTGAATCAAATACTCTACTTCTATCATGGTCCATTCCAAAGTTTTTGAAGTATTCTTTCATCATCTGATACGGTGAATCTAATTGCTCACCGTTTCTTTTCATATCTTTGATATTCATAGCAACTTGATAAGCTGCCATCTTACCACCAAAGAAAATAGCTTCGGATGTAATATCATTCCAAAATCTATCCACCAATGAAGATAATGGTTTTCCTTTTGAGCGATACCCAAATTTTTCGTTACCTAATGATTCTACAAAGTAAATCAATCTTTCTGCGTTGGTTACTTTATCTAAAAACTTTTCCTTTACCATTCCTTGAAGAACTTTTTCACCCTGTGATGAAATTGGAATTTTGTTGATTCCTAATTCTTTCATTTTAGAATCAACATCACGAGGCATCATAAATTCGTTTATTGATTTACCTTCACTAATTACTTTATTACTTGGAAATGATACTGATGGTTGGTTTCCAAATGTTTTATCAACTTTAGCATTGATTCCAAATTGTGATTTTAACATTTTTACAACACCACTGCCAAACTTTATATCAGTAAGTTTAAGATAAATGTAATTTCTATTAGGTGCATTCTTAATTTCACCACTTACAAACTTTGAACCTATTAATTTAATAATATCATCTACTACATCTGCTGCAAGGTATCCTTTAAGTTCGGATTCTTTTACTACGGAATATCCAGTTAAATCGGCTTGCCTCTTTCCCTTTTTCTCTTCACTATCTTTACCACTAAATGCGAATGGAGTATTGTATCCTTCAACACCACCAGTAGTATTCATCTCATCTACTTTTAATTCGGCATCTTTGTACATATCACTAACTTTGTCATTCAATTCTGCTGCCAATTTTTTCTTTTGTGCAGTTAGTGTTTTTAGTTGTTGTATGTGTTGTTTTTCGGCAGGAGTACCTTTGGATTTTTTATATGCTTCTAAACTCTTTTCCATAGAATCTAAAACTTTTGCATAATCCGTTTGAATGGCCTTAACAGAACGTAATTCAGCCAACACCATTTCTTTTATTTTATCAGGCAATCCTTTGTGAGATGTTGATGCAAAATCTTTAGCATCTTTATCACTCATTGAATCTGCTGCTTTTTCAACTTCTGGGGATGGGTTTTCCATATCGCCCTTTTGAGCGGCGTGTACCATACCCATAAATTTTTGTTGTGCTTTAGATACTGCTGGCATTTTTAGTAAAGTTTAGGCTAATACATAAACAGAACCACCATTGGTTACTGTTACACTTTTAACATAGCAAGGGAATGGTTCTCCTGCGGTTAGATGTGCTAACGAAATAGTTGTTCCACCTTCCAATGTAATTGTACCAGTTACACCACTTACAGGCAATACTCCCCAAACTCTATCTATTAATGAAGCAGAACCAGATGTTACTAATTTTGCGTCAAATGCTCTATAATTTACCATTTTTATTTATTTAAACTATTTTTTAATTCTTTTAACAACTCATAACTCATCATCATTGCCGATAAATGTTGTTCCTTAATTTTTTTAACTGATTTAATTTTTCTAATGTTAGATATAGTTTCAGCTAATTTAATTTTTGTTACCTTATCTGGTATTTTAGAACCAACTTCTTTCAACCCATTAATTAATTTAATAATTTCGGTTGAAATATATTCATTCAATTTACCAGTATTATTAATGTTATTTATGTATTCTCTCAATAAAAGTTTTTGTTCTTCTGTAAGGTTTTTGTATTTGTTATTAAAAGATTCTACCAACATCTTATAAGAGATTGCTCTCAAATCTTCGTCCTGCTTTTTATATTCTTCCAAAACTGCATCTTTGATTCTAGCATCTTTATTTTGAATGGATGAATTGATTATACTTTCAGCAATAGTAAAACGAGAACTTACAATATCCGTTGGGTCATATTGTTGATTAGTTGATACTACTTCGAATATTTTATATATAGATGCTAATGTTTTATAATTAGAAATTGGAGATTTAATAAACTCATCTAAACCATAAGTTTCTTTAATTTGTTTAATTAAATTATACTTTTCTTTTATAAGCTTCTTTTCATCCAATTGCTTTCGTGCTTCCAGAATTGTATCTATAAATTTTTCAGCTTTAACTTCTGAATTATATTTTTCATTTATCAAAAATTGATATAATTTTAATTCTTTGGATAATTCCTTTTTAGAATTAAAATGCTCTTTCAATATACTTTCTGCTACTGATTTATTTGCAGACATTATTTCTGATGTAATTTGTCTTACAAGCAATTCAAATATAAATCCAGTATTTTTAAACTTTGAATGTTTTATTTTTTTCATCAATTTTTATAATTTGTCAGATATAAATATATTTTTATATTTCTTTATTACTTTTTGGTTAAATCTTCTGTCAAAATAGTTTTTTTATTACCATCCATATCCTTAAAAACTTCAAAATATGAACTCTTTCTCGGTTTGTATGGAACAGAACCTTCTTTTGCTTTAAGAGTTTTTATTCCTAATGGGTCTCTACCTTCAGGATGGTCATCATGCCCATATCTAACAGGGTCTTTTGGTCTACCAACCTGTCCATCTAATTCAAGTTTTAACTTATTCAACTCCTCTTCAACATTAGTTGGTCCACCTTCAGTTCCAGTTTCTTTTGCTGGGTCTACACCTTGTGTTTCAATTGAAGTTAAACGGAACATTTGTTTAGTATCATCTAATACCTGCAATGTTAATTCATCCTGCTCATCTTTTGCCATCTTCATTACGGATTCATACATCCATTCTTTGGAGAACATCTTTGTTTGTTGCATTTGTTGAATTAGGGCTACTTTTGAAGTGTATAGTTCAACCTGCTCCTGCTCATAAATTCTAGATGGAACTGTTAATTCCAATGTAAAGTCTGTTAAACGGTCATCGTTAATACCTTGTGCGTATAAATGAACGATTGCAATTTTAGTTAATTCGGAAATCAATACTCTCTGAACTCTTTCAATTGTTTTGGCAAAACGAATATCCATTGATGCCAATGTTGCTTTACCATTAGTATCTTCCTCATAACCCAAATATGCTTTTGGAATTTTAAGTGCAGCCATCAACTTCCCTTTTAAGTAATTGATGTCATCAATCATATTGTACTCTAAACCTTTTAGGGTATCAATTGAAGTTCCATTATCACTACCTCGAACTGGCATATAATAATCTTCAATAAGATTCATCATATTGTACTTTAAGTTGTACTCACCCGTTCTTTCATCAACAAATGGAACTTTCTTTGATGCGTTGATGATTTTTTGCATGTAGTTATCCACTTCGTTTGGTGGGATATTACCAACATCCACTTTAAAAATTCTCTTTTCAGGAGCTCTCATTACTCTGTGGATTAACATTGCATCTTCCATCAACATTAATTGTTTCCAAACTCTTCTAGCTCCTTCAACCATAGATTTTCCATAAGGTAAGAAGTTTGAATCTGAATTTAAACGGAAGTGAGCAATCTCATAGTTTTCAAATTCCTTTTTAGTAGTTTGACCTACTGCCATATATGGGTTTTGATATGGGGCATATACGAATTTAACTCTTTGTGGATTTTCAGGATCAAATCCCTCTACTCTACTCATTTCGTATGATGATAATGGCATTACGTTTATAATTCCCAATTCATCTGCAATTTCTAATTCTAAAAAGAAATCACCATATTTTACCAAGTTTCGTGTCCAAGGCCATAAGTTGAACTCAATGTTAAGAATATCGTAAAATAAGTTTTCTAATATTTGTTTGATGTTATCATCATCGTGATGAATTTTTAAAATACTACCATGTTCGTTTTTAGCGGTACATTCATCTGCATATACATCCAATGCGGATGATAAAATGGGGTCCATATCCATTGAATCGTAATCTCTAAACAAATCGATACGAACTTGTTGGTATGCCATTGCAGATTCCACCCCACCTACACCGTAGTTACTTACTTTGAGTTTCATATAACGGTCTACAAGGTTAGTTGTCATATTCTGATACTCATCAGTATCGACTATTTTAACTCCTTTTTCCGTTTTTCTTACTATGGTATTTGTTGAAAATAATTTCTGTAACCTACCGAATAATGTTTTATCTGCCATTTTAATATTTTGTATCTAATTTATAAAGATAAGTAAATTTTTGGAAATTTCCAAGTTTTACCATTTTCTACAAGACCAATATCTAGCTTTATGTCTAGGTCCTGGTTGGTCACAATTATGTCTTGCTCTAAAACTTCTTCTTCTATCTGGATTGTTCTTTTTAATTTTTACACCCTTTTGTCCAAAGTTTACTTTAACAACATTACCTTGTGGATTTTTTACATATACTTTAAATTTCTTAACATCACCTGCCATTGGTTTTCCCAACTGCACTTCTCTACCCTGATATTCTGCTTCTCGTAAACATTGACAACCTTCATTTAATGTTTTATCGTACCCTCTCATAAAAGAAATAAAATCTTCCATGTCCTCATCTTCTACATCGTATTCTTCTGGTTCAACATATCCATAATTTACATCATCATCACTATCTATATCTTCCGACATAGGTACACAATTGGGAACTTCTCTACCATCTTTGGTTTTCATTCCAACTTGCTGATACCCTTTCCAACAAGGTCCTTGTTTTTCTTTTAAAGGAATTAAATTTATTAGTCTCATATTATAATAGTTTCAACATATAAATATATAAAATTTAACGAAGTAACCAAGTTAGGTTTTCTACATCACCTTTACCTACTTCCATTTCGTATGGATTCTTACCAGACCAACCAGTGGAGTACACACCACTAAACTGATTTATTTGAGTTGAGTTCAACATACTCTTTGTTAAATCAATACCTTCTTGTCTCAAACGAAGTGCAGTGTTACGAACCCACAACCCAATTGCCAATGCCATTACCAAGTCATCATTGTACCCCTTCATTGCTTCTGCTCTACCACCATGCCATATAAAGGTAAACATCTCATCTATTAAACGATTTGAACGTATTAGAATATCTTTATCACTCATATATGTATCCAATGCTGAAATGATAAGAGGACGAGTTTTAGATGTTGTGGAGAATCCGGCAACCATTTGTTTTTCATCTCTGTAAAACTTATTACTCATTTGTTTTTCAACATCAATATATTTCAAATCGTTACTCATATAAAACAGATTTGGATACCCTCTATCTATGATTTGTTGAATACATGCCCAACCTACGTTTGAATTTTCTACAACTAATAAAGCGTTGTTATATTCAGTTGCTAATGAAGTTAAAAAATTACCAAAATCTTTTGTTTCAATTTTACCTCTGTATTCTGCTACTTGACAACAATCTTCTATATCAATTACCTGTGCAGTAGAATAATCGGCTCCATCTCCTCTCGCAACGTCAGCACATACCATGTACTGCTTGTTATAGTTTGGGTACTCCCATATCCATAAGTTATTATCAAACCCTCTCTTCTCAACTGGGTCCATCACATAGGTATCTTTGTACCAAGTTAATAATGCGGGGTCAATTACGGTATCACCTGAACCAATAAAGTCACAATCACATTCTTGTGCTGCACCTTTAACCCCCAAAATACGAGTCTGTTCATCTCTCCAAGCCTGGTTTCTTTCAGGGTGTACTGTCCAATGTAGGTTAATACAATTGAAACCATTTGCACCACTTTCACCTTCTACCCACATTTTATGGAACCAGTTACCAACACCGTTTGGTGTAGATAATACTATTGCGTTACCACCTGTTGATAGGGTTGATTGTGCCGATAACCAAATTTCATCGATATCTCTAATGAATGCCGCTTCATCCACTACTAAAAGTGATAGAGCTTCCGAACGACCTGCATCTGGTGAAGATGCAATTGCCTTTACCTGTGAACCATTCTTTAATTTAAGTGATAGTTTGTTATCTTCAGCCGCTGCAGTTCCACCATCTCTCAACCATACTGGCAATAAATCGTGCATAACCCTAACCTTTTCTACAAGGTTTTTGGCTACCGTTACTTTTGTTGCAATAACCAATGCGTTAAAGTCCTGATTGAATATCATTTTCCAAAGAATAAATCCCGCAGAAAGTGTTGATAAACCTAACTGACGAGATTTTAGAATGATATTAAAACGATGGTCTTTAAAATCAGTTAAACACTCCTCTTGAAAAGGATAAAGGTGAAAGGGAATTTTCCCTCTCACCGGATGTTGAATAACACAATACTTCTTCATAAAGTAAATGGGGTCAGCCGCACATTTACGATATTCTTCAGAAATTATTTCTTTTAAAGTTTTTTTTGGTTGTCCTTGAACTCCCATATTATTTTTTCAATTTAATCTTCCAATATGTTCCAAATCCAACATAAGGAGAGAATGCGCCAGTTGTTCCATCAGTGGTTCTATTGTTAACACCAATGTTTAAGTTGTAAATTTTATCTTTTTTAGTTTTAAGAATTAAACCAGCTCCAACTGCTGATACATAATCTTCTTTATTAAATCCCCCATTCAAACCGAAATATACTTGATTTTTTGCGGGTTCTTTAACAATGAGTTCTTCTCTTATAGTTCTTTCTCTAACTTTAGCATCAAATGTTCTACCTAAAATTCTGTTTTGAGATATAGTATCAGTTACCGATACGGTTCCCAATGAATCAGGTAATACTAATACATCTTTGTATAAAACTTTAGAATAGTAATTTTTTAACAATGCTGCCGTATCTATTACCGCAGGAATTTTTACTTCTTTTTCAACAATTATTTCATGATAGATGTCATCTCCTTTTTTGGTTACTACTTTGGTTTTGATTACATCAACGGTATCAATTGTATGTTTAATTACTTCGTATTTTTTACCGTCTATTTTAATAATCCTACCACCTGGCATTACTCCACCTGGGTTAAACCATTGTAATAATACATAGATAATTAGTACTGCTATTGCAATGTTTTTAAATGTTACAAATTTTTTCATAATTTAGTTTTTTATTAATTCTGAATGATTCAACTCTCGTAACTTATTTTCTAATGCCAATTTACGTTCTAACAATGCTTCAATTGCATCGTAAGCACCTTCAATATCAGTTTTTAAATCAGATTTTACTTTTTCAATGTCAATATCCCATTGCCATTTACTAAATGTACCATCTTCATTAACCATTTCAATTTGTTGCGTTACACTATCCAACGCTTCTTCTAATTGTGATTTAGTATCTCTAACAAAATCCAATTTATTTAATGTTATTCTATAATCTTCATAAAAAGGCCAACTACCATCTTCTCGTAATGATTGTTCTATTTTCCTCATACAAGTTACACAATACCCAGTTCTAACAATTAATTTTTTATCTGCACTACTGTATTGTATTGTTCCACAATTTTCAGAAGAACAAGTTGTTATTTTTTTCAAATACTCTCTGGCATCATCTAATTTAGTGGCATTGATTTTGAAACCTTCTTTTTGTTCCCATTCGATACCATTTTCATCTACCCAAATTTCGCCAACTTCTCGTTTTGTTTCATCTGCCTTTTCATAACCAAACACATTTTGATTATCATCAGTTCTACCAAAAACCGTATCAATAATTAATTGACGGGATTTGTGTATGTGTTTATTTTTTTCGTCAAAACTTTTTCTTTTTGCCATTTTTCTATATTGTTATAACCTATTTATTAATTATATATATTAAAATTATTCGTAAAATATACCTAATATCTGATTTAGTGGTGCAAATGTGCCTGTAAGTTTGTATGTATTACCCTTATACACAAACACTATACCTTCATTAGGAACTATCTTACCCTTACCACCAATACTAGCTAATCTACTTAATTCCATTTTTAATTTAGCTATTTTAGATACATCACCACTACCTCTTACTTTTTCCGCAGTAGATTCCAATCTGTTTTTCATATCGGCAACTGCTGCATTTGGATTTGCAGTTAAAACTGAACTCATAAACGAAAGAACATCGGCACCAACTCCCAAAAATATCTCTTCAAATTGTCTAACATTTTCTTTTTGTTGCTTTACTACATTTACTTTATCATTATCCATTGCCCACTTTTGAGCTTCCTTATCTACAATTGCATTTAAACGGAATGATTTATCACCAAACGCCCATCTCTTTATTAATGCATCTCTTTCAAATTTCTCTAATTTAACTTTTGATTTATCTATAAAATTAGACCACCATGCTTGATGATATTCGGAAACACCATCGTTGTTAGATAATTGAAATTCAGATTGTAATTTTTGTAATTTACTTAAATACTTACCTTGCTTTGAACTCAAATTTTCATTTTTAGGAAGTTGTGTAACAGGAGGTCCTTGTATAGTATATTTAGATTGAACATCCGCATTCACTTGCTTAATCATCCCTGCCAATTTAGTTGCTGCAGATTGGTCAGCAGAAACTGCTTTACCACTTTCATCATAACAAGTTGTGTTATGAAATACCAATAAAGCCTGTCCGTAAGGAATAACATTTACAGAAGTTGGCCATATTACTTCCAAATTCATAAAACAATGTCCTTCATTAAATATTTTCTTTCGTTGTGGTTCCGAAAGAGATTGGATTGCCGCTGATAAATCTTTCATTGCAAAATTATATGCATCGGTTAATCCACCTCTACCACTAAATTTAGATGCAACATCTTCAATTCCCATTGCGTTTGCTCCACCATTTGCCAAATGTCCTTTGTTTCTTGCTGCAATCAATCTACCATTCTTCCAGCTAATTGCTAATGCCTGTCCATCGGTTTTTTCTCTTGTCAATTCTAACTCACCAGTCAATGCTCCTGTGATTATATTTTTTAAATCACCAAAAGTTAAATCCATATCATCAAATGGGTGAGACATGTGACCGTATGCACCACCTTCAGTTAAAATCGTTTCATTTGTCTTTTTTTTTAAGTTTCTTTTTTGAAGAACTAATTTATTTAATTCTGAAAATAAATCAGCAATATCTTTATCCAATTTTTTTTCATCAGCTGACATTGGGGATTCAATATCTACATTGGAATAAAGTTTTTTCTTTTTAGCAATTAAAGCATCTACTTTTTTAAGTAAATCATTCTTTGCCGTATCTAAATCTTTTATTATATCTTCCGTTGATGATTCGTTTAGCTTAACCCCCGCATAATCTAATCTATATTCATAATACGCCTTTTTAATATCAGCAGGAATCTTTGAATTTTTAGTGAATATTTGGTCTACCATCTTACGAGTATCATTTGATGATAGATTCCATTTTAACTTATTTTTATCTAATGTAAAGAAAGTATTTAAAGTAAAATCTATCTTACTCAACATTGGTTTCAAAATTTCATTTTCAAAAAATGAATCGTATTCCTTTCGCTGCTCTCTCTCTAAATAATTAAGAGCGAAGTTCCCATCATACAAATACGCTTCCAATGCCTTTCCAACCATCCCCAACACATACTTTTTATCGTTAGGACCTAAATACTTTTCATCGGAATTACCAATCACATATGTGTACTGATTACCTACCAAGTCCTTTAATTTTACTTCGTTTAATTTACCGGTATCCGTTTTAAAGAATGGACCTCTTCTTACACTTCTAAAATCTAAACTCATTTCGTTTCCAAAAATCTCTTTCGGTGCAAGTACTTTTACTCTAATAGTTCCATTTTTGTTATCTACACCTATTGTTTCAAAATCAATTTCGGAGTATTTTTTACCTTTAAATCCTAAATTTTTACCAGTAATAAACTTATGAACTTTACCACTACTAACTGCCTGTGCTTCACTTACAGGTTCATATCCATTATCTTCGGTATCTTTTATATTGGGTTGATGTCCTGGCTGTCTTTTTCTATTATCATCAAAATCTACAGTATCTAATTCAGCTGATTGCCCAATATCGTTCTTGTGATTGTTTGTAAAATCTTTTACGGCTTGAGATATAGATTCACCACGTGGTATTCTAAATGTTGTTGCCTTCTTACCATTGATTGTAGGCATTCCGTGGTCATCTTTACCAATATCTTTAACGGTAACTCTTTTATTTTTAAACTTACCCATTAAAACCTCATCACCCTTATCAACATCTACATTAATATCTTCTTTGACAAAATCAGTTTCAACATATTCTACACTTGGTAAGTTTTTTATAGTATATTTTATAGTTCTTTCTTCCGCATCATCATCACCAAATATAGCATCTGCTTTTGGAAAATCGGTTTGAGTGTATCCACCATTCGCATACCAGGATTCAGGTCTATCGGAATCTAATTTTCTTTTTTTACCTTTTTTAATAAATGAACCATCTGGAACATCTGCGGTATTTGCAGTTCCAACATTACTAACCTCTGTGTAAATTTGTTTGTTGATTCTACCATATTCTCTCATAAGAATACCTGCTACGGCATGTGCTTGGTTTTCAACTGGCGAACCATCTGCCCCATCTTTAACTTCGTTTCGTATAAACCCCAACTCATCTTGTTTTCTATGAACCATTTCATGTGCAAGTGTTCTCAATATATCCGCAGTTAATCTACCTTCAGTTGCAACATATATTGATTTACTAATCGGGTCATATCCACCCAACGATGTTTTGGCTTCTGCAAATTTTCTACCACCAACTAAAGTTATTTTTGGAGTTTCTTTTAATTTTAATCGTTTAGTTGCAAACTCTACAAAATTTTGAATAGATTGTTGTTTTGTTTCTGAAAGATTTTCTTTCATCAAATCCGAAGCATTAGCCATAGATTGATTTTTAGTTCCTTCTTTTTTATATCTAGCAATCGTTTGTATTAATTGTTCATCGGATAGTTTATAGTTTTGCATTATTTCTAATGTTTTTTCTATAAAGTTTGGTACAAATTTTTTCGTATCAAATCCTTCTTCTCCCTTTTTATTTTCAAATATACCAGCTACTCCCAATGCAATACCACCTGCAGAAGCTTGTGCCGCATTAGCACCTAAAGCTTCAAACGCAGAGTGTTTTATTATGTCTTTAACTATGTAAGACCCCAAATGACCTCCACCAAATTTAGCTGCTATTTTTGCTCCGGCTGCTTGTGCAATACCACTAGCACTAGCACCTTTTGATGCTGCAGATATGCCACCCATTAAACCACCTGTCGTTGCAATTGAACCCATTATTATTGCGGAAGTTTTTACAAAATTTCCAAGACCCTTTTTTTGTTTTTGACTTTCATTCCAAGACTTTTCTGCTAATTCCCGTTGTTCTGGAGTTAAATCTTTTCTATATACAGGTTCTTTTTTTGTTTTTGGTTTTCCTAATATAGTTTTAGCCTGTATAGGATTACCATTTTCATCTTTAATCGGATGTCCATGCTTATCTTCTTTGTAAACAGGAACATCTTTCATTTTAGGTTTTACTTTTCCTTGAAAATCTAGTTTACGAGTTGTTGAATCTGGTTCTGTAAAATCATCCCAATGTTTAGTTTTACCTTCTGAATCTTTAACAGCCCCAAATCTTCCAGTAGTTGCCAATGATTTTATAGCACTAGCAGTTCCCACCAGCATTTCTTTGTTATGCTTGAATGTATGCATAATACCATGCCCTACATACGATGCTGCTTTTTTTAGTATATTCATAGCCCCTTTTCTTTCTTCAGATTGTGGGTTATTTGCTTTATCAATTGATTCGTTATCTCCTTTTGATAAACCTTTTCTGGCATCAGTTACTTGTTGACTTGTTTCCGCATCTTTCTTTTCTTTATCAGATTTTTCAGCAGACGCTTTTAATTCAGAACCACTTAATTTTTGAGGTGATGTAGGCGGTGGCGGAGGTGGTGGTGGTGGCGGTTTTGGGACACCTTGTTTTTGTTTCGTTGCATCCACCTTACCTTGTGCAGTAGCTCCCTTATTTACAGGTTGTCCAGGTTGTGATGGTTTTGGTTGATTTGCAGGTGCATCCGATGGTCCCTGTGCCATTCCTTTTTTCTTAACTGCATCAGCTTCAGCAGGAGTTAGGGTTCTGATTTTACCATCTTCAGATTTATGACTCGCAGGTTGTCCTTCTTTACCATAGTATCCACCACCCAAATGTTTCAATCCCATTTTTTCGGCTTCGGATTCTTCTTTGAAATATGTTCTGGTAAATTCTTCGAACATTTCTTCCATTGCAACTCTACCAATTATTTCTGCAATTGGATTATATAATTCGTCCGTTGGATGTTCAATTTGATGTCGAGTAGGATGTGGTTCGGGTCTCATTTCATACGATGGCTTCGTATTATTAGTCTCATCTACTGAACCCGTTGGTGCTCCATTAATATATCCTCCTGGAAGATTTAATCCAGTTCCTATACCGCCTGGAAACCCATTTTCATTTAATTTACCTGTTATCATACCGAATACCTCTTTATCAAATTTTGGATATGCTTTTAAAAATCCCTTTTTCTTTTCATCATCACTTCCCTTACCTAACCAATTACGAACATCTGTTCCACTAATTGGGTTTGGTTCGGCGGGAACGGCATATACATATCCAATTTCATCGTATCCGTATCCAGCTTTTTCGTTATATGGTTTAAAGTATTTACCCGCTAATCTATCTGCATCCTTTTCTCCAACTGCTGCTACATACGCAGTAGTTTTACCATCAAATTGAGATAATATTTCTTTTGGAGCATACGGATTACGAACTTGAACTATCTTATCTTCCGGTATTCCAAACATTGTAGTAATTATTTTCACCTTCTCATTAAAATTAAAAGGAGATTTAGGACCTGATGTATCATTGGATGTTCCAATATATACATTTGATTTTCCAAATTTTTGAGCAAGCTTTAAATAAGAAACATAATGTCCCTTATGGAATGGTTGAAAACGACCTGAATATACTACTATGGTCCTTTTTACTATCGGTTTATCTTTTTCGTTCAAATTCATACATATAAATATAATTAAATGAGAGTCTTATTAAAAGATAGTAAAAATTTTAATACTAATTGCATTTCGGCATTGTTTTTTATATCTCCAAATGAAGCTTTACCATATTTTAAAAACAAACTTTGATTATAAATACATATTTCTTTTACATTGTTTAAAAACTCATCTTTTTCTTCTTTTGTTTTATTTGAAAATTTAGTAATTTCTTGCTGAATCAATCGTAGTCTAGAAAAATCATCACACTCCATATCATAACTCTCATCAATATAAGGATGAAATGTTTTAAATCCAAATCTATTTTGTAAGTATTCTAATGATTTTGCAGGTCCTGCTAATATAAATGGTTGACAATGCCCAATTGGTTTCCATATTTTTTCTGAAAGATATCCTGTTGGGAAATTTACAAATATATCATCAACTCCTTTTGATTGGAAAAATACCGATTCGGTTACAATGCTTACATACGAGTTTAGATAGATATTTTTATCTTCAAACCCAAACCCCGCTATTTTAGTTAAATCATTTATATCCAATACAGAAGATGTTTCTTCGATTAATTTACCAAATTCTTCATTTCTGTCATGCACATACATTTCTTCCACTGCATTTTTTGAATAAAATCTTTTATCCCAAGATACTAAACTTTTATCCAATCCTAATTTATGCAAATGACTCAATAATAATAATCTATGTAATTTCCAATGTCTCGACAACAATAAAAAATCTTTTTTATCTTTTCCAATACTTTCTTCAAATTCTTCACAAGTTGCAACGGTAGATATGCCAGATTTAATAGCTCCTACCTGTGGTTCGTTTGAGTTCTCACCCCAATAACGAAAATCTGGATTATTTATTATATTATTAAATTCTTGAGATTTGGCAACCATATTTAATGCATAATCGGCTACATTGTATTTCAATCCTAGCTTTTTAAGATTATTTTTTAATTTAAAATCTGCAAATAAAAAATAAACTTTTTCTTCAGGTATTTCTTTATCACGAATATTTTTAATTAATCTTTCAAAGTTTTCTATTGTAACACCTTCACCACCATCTATTGTATAATGAAAAAATAATTTACCATTACCATTTTTTATTTCATCAATTGCTACTTTTGACATGAAATTTAGGGCAAATTCATGTATTGGGTGATTTCCAAAAAATTGATTTAAATTGCCAAATGGCTCTACAATGTAAAACCAATCATAATTAATACCGTTTCTTCTATCTTCTTTTATTTGATAAATTGATTTTTTTTCAACACATCTTTCAAAATAATTACTATTGTATACTGCCCAATCACAATTCCATCTTTTAGAAAAAAAGGCACCTGAATTTGAAAAGTCAAAATCAGATGCGTTATGTATTGTATTTATATATTTTGGATTCATACAATTAGGCAATTCACCATTGTATGTTATTATATCATACCCAAATATTAATTTTTTATCGCTCATTGATTTACATATAAATTATAACTATATTATGATTTTATATCACTTTTCTAAATATGGTGCATATAATTCCCATATCTTAAAATGATTTGTAAACAAATGGGTCTCTTTTTTTAAGTTCTTCTAATTTTTTCTTAATTTTTTTCTTTGTTTGGTATGCCTGATACCATTTTACAAAGAATGAAATGATAGGTAAATTTTTCATATTAGTTAGTTTTCGTAGTATAATGCAGGCCATTCAACAATAATATGAACCCCTCCTTCATTATACGCATTTGTGTATATCTTATAAATATCGTTTGGATTTTTTAATTCCCAAATTTTTGTAAATTGTAATATAGATTTGAATTCTTGTGTATAATCGTTTCTATGTTGAATGCCTGGGTCTAATGGATTGGTGCTTCCTACACCTACTCTAATTATAATATTTGCATTTTTACCAGTCATGTTTTCAAACTTATCAGCATGATTTATTAACTGATTTGCCGCAGATACTAAAAAATCCCATCGTGGATAGAATGATATAACGGTTTTTCCTGTAATTGCCAATCCTAAACTGATTCCCATTTGAGTTTCTTCCATAACAGGTAGCTCAATCATTTTTTCTTTTGGTACTTCCGTTAAGGTTGTACTCATTGGATTTCCAGCATAAACTATTTGTTGTCCAATGAAGATTGTATCTTCTTTTTGGGCAAGAAATGTCATTGCTTTGGATAATTCATCTTTATACGGAGATGTTTGTGGAGTACTCATATTATTTGTTTAAATGATTAAAATTATGACCTATGCAAATCTTATCGTTTACAAGGGTATGATTATTTATTTTATTTAGTTCTTCTAAAAATTCAGGAAACAATTCATGCTCTTCATTAAATACCTGTAATTCTTTTAATGTATCCGAATCATAGGTTCCCCAATCTACTAATTGTCTATAATTTATGTCCAAATGAAATGTTGAATCTTTAAATATATTGGTTACTAATTCATAAAACGCAAACATTTCTTTGTAATTGTGTTTACTCACAACCATAGAAACAATAAACCATCCTATTGTATCAACAGTTGATAAAAACTTTAGATTTTTAATTAACCTATCCCAATTACCATTTAATCTCGTTTTATTTTCATAGGTATCTTTTGTAGCAGCATCTATACTAACTTCAATTGTTTTGATGTAAGGACTTGCTTTCATTTGATTCCACAATTTTTCATCTAATAAATTACCATTTGTAATTATTTGCAATTGTTCTAAATTAGGATATTTAGATATGTCAAAATTTATTAAATAATCTCTATAAATTTTTGAATAAAATGGGTCTCCACTACCTGTTATCATAATTCTTTTTAGATTACTCGCAAAGTTATCTTCTATAGATTTTAGTAAATGTAGTTTTGCGTTATGTTGTGGTGATTCTAAATTATCATTTGGAATTAGAGATATTCTACAAGATGGGCATTTTAAATTGCAACTTCTATCAAACCCAAATAAAATTTCTTCTGGTGAAGTTTTAAAATTTACAATATCTTCTTCTGTGTGGATATTGTATACTTCTCTAAATTCTTCAATTTTCCTAAAAAAATATGGGGTTCTATCAGTATTTATTAGTTCATTTAATCTTGGACATATCGTATGGTCGCAATATTTATAGCTACCGTCTAAAACGGATTTACGAATATTTTGTGCCCGTACTGATGTCCAATTTCTCATTACATCATCGGTTTCATCTACTGGAAACCAATTTTCATTTCCATTAGAATCTACTCTGATATTGTGTGGTGCCCAAGATGGGCAACACACAAATTGAGATACAGTTTGTACATCGGAATACATAAATGGCATTTCACAAACGTATTTTTTAAGTATCTCTTTTTTATCATTCATTATGGTTTCGAATTTGGATTGTATTGATGTTTGTTTGTTTTATACCACTCAATGGTTTCTTTTAGAGCTTGTTTTAAATCTCTTTTTGGTTTCCAACCCAAATCATTAATCTTTTTAGAAGATAATAATCGAATCGGAATCATTGGTGCTTTATTATTTACATACTCAATAGGATTAGTGTTTCCATCTAATTCTTTAATTGTGGCAAGTGTTTCGTTTACTGTAAATCCTTCACCATAACATACATTGAAAATATCATATGTATCATTGTTCTCTGCAACAAAGATAAAACCATCTGCCATATCTTCAACGTGCAACAAATCTCTCACTTCTGTTCCATCCCCCCAAACAGGAATAGGATTCAATCCATCTGCTACTTTACGGATGTTAGCAGGAGTAACGTGACACTTTTCGTAATCAAATTTATCATTTGGTCCGAATGCATTAGATGGTCTAACAATCAAACATTGCATTGGTTCGTGAATCTGATTAGAAAAGAAATCACATAACATCTCACCATACCGTTTCATACCACCAACTGCTTTGTAAACTGGTAACATTGGAGTTGCGTGTACATTTATATCTTCAGTACAAAATTCAGTACCCATATCTGGATATGTTGTATTTGATGAAATAAATAAGAATTTACGAACTTTATTTTTCCAACTTTGTTCCATTAAATTCGTATTCATCTCCACATTTGGAGTGACGTGAAGTAATGGATTGAATTTGGTATCCAACGCGTTTGATGTATTTGCTGCACAATGGAATACTACATCTACATCTTTACTAACCAACTCACAAAACTCTGCAGTTTGTAAATCTCCTTTAATGTGTTCTACATTTTCAGTACCTTCGAAATCGTTTCTTAAATCTCTACTAAATGAGGTTGAGCGTAGGTTTTTGTACCCCTTTTCCCAAAGTAATCTTAATAAATGTGAACCAATAAATCCACTTGCACCTGTAACTAAAATCTTGTCTGTTTTTTTCATAACTTTTTTTATTTAAATATATCCCATTTTAAAACTACATCATTTACAAATTTATGAGTTAATATGGATGATGTGTGTCCATACCAACTTCTTTCTAAATACTTTTTTTGTTCCTCAATACTCATACCGTTCATCTCTCTCCATAAAACTTTTGGCAGATTATCTTTCTCCAATTCGAAATTAAAATTTCTTATACTCCATTCTATTATTCCTCCGTATAAAGATACTAAATTTTCTTCAAAAAACCAAAAATATCTACTAAAATCTATCTTATCTGCATAAGTTTTTACATACGCATTATCAAATTCTAATTGTTTTTGTTCCCAAGTATTACAAATATCTTTATTTTCAATTATACACTCATAAACTGATTTATTGGTTGGTGTATGATAATATGGTGGGGTTCTACCTTCTCTTAAATAATTTTTAGAAAAGTTATTACTCATATTAAAAAACTTTATTTTTGTAATTCCATTTATTTCTAAAAAGTTGAGCAATAATAAAATATATTCGAACCATTCAAAATATCTTTCATTATAAGTCATAACTTTATCCAACCATTCAAATGTAACTGGGTCTATATTAATAGGATTTTTGGTTGGATTGAAACCACCAGTTAAATGAAAATAACCATGTTCGTATTCTGTTGTTTTATCTTTACCACCTATTAAGTAATCACTGGTATGTACCCAGCTATCATTTTGTTTAATATAACTGATTGCAGGGTTTTTGTTAGATTCATATTTTTCAGGTGAAATAAAAAATGAATTTCGTGTCAGAGTTGTCCATTGAGCAACTACCGATATATCATTTGGGTTTACACCTTGCTTTAATAAATCAGAAACTTTGTAAATAATAGAACGAGCAATTGTTTTATTATCATGTGTAATAGTTCCATAATTATGTAATGTGTGTGTATCTTTTAATTTTTCTTGCAACCAATTGGCCCAAGTCCAATTTTCTATCGGGTCTCGTTCCCATCTTCTTTCATCACCAATATTAATTCTAAAATTGTTAGTAAATGAACAACCTGATACTACTATATGTTTCATATATAATTTAATGTTTGTAATTTATTTGATAGAAAATTTGCCCACATTTCATGTCCTTCTTTATTAGGATGTTCATTTTCAGTTGTTTTAGTGTATCCACCAAATGTTTCTTTTAAAAAATTTGGATAATTTGATATTTCATTATCTGAAATCATGCAGTTATCCCATCCAAAAAAGTGCAAATGTTTATAACCATTTAATTCCAAATATGCATATAGTGATTTTATATAATTTTTTGTTTTATTTATTTGATATTCTGTATCTAAAAAATATCTTATAAATCTTTGAAAATCATTATCATATAATTCTATTAATTTTTTTCTGTCTTCATCCGTTCTATTATAATCTATATTTTCATTCATTACAAATTTAGTAAAATTCCCATAAAAATTTACATCTTTTAGTATTTTATCTGCCGATGCGTGTAATGCGTTTGGTATTGTAAAATACCAGTTCTTATTATTGTGTGTTGTAATAAGTTCTGTACGAATATAATTCGTCCATTGAATTATTAATACATCTTCTTTTTTAAATTCTTCATTTAAAATATAAAATACTTTTCTAAAAACATAATCGTTGGATGCTCCACAATTTCCAAAGTTATAACAATCTACTTTATGTTTTTCAGAAAGTAATTTTGTATAATTTTCTATTTCACAATTTTCTAACCCCTGACCTTCTGTAAACGAGCATCCAACGGAATATAATTTCATTACAATCTACTTTTGTATTCTAAAATTGATTTTGTTAAACCTTCTTTCAAAGATGTTTGTGGTAAAATTCCATATTTTTTTTGCTTATCAGCTCCTAAACATCTAATTGGGTCACCATTTGTTTTGGTTTCATCCCATACTATGTTTTTAGTTTTGCCTGTAATTTCGGTATAACACTCGACAATGGTTTCAATTGTATCTTTGATACTTACTGCTTCTGCACATCCAAAGTTGATAATATCCCTAACTTCTTTTTTAACAACATCAATCGATGCCTGTGCAACATCATCTCCAAATACAAAATCCCTTTTAGATGAACCATTACCCCAACAAACCATATCATCACCTTCTACATTGAATAGTTTCCAAATGTTAGATGATATTACAGTTGCATCTTGTGCAAAGTTATCGTTTGTTCCGTAGATATTTGAAGGTCTGATTACAGTCCAATTATCCCAACCATACTGAACTCTCAATGAATCCAAAGTAAGTTCTCCCATTCTTTTTGTCCAACCTGGATGCCAATCTAAACGAGATGGAGTTGATGCCCAAGTTTCTTCCTGATTCCATGTATCTTCTTCGTTCATTATATCTGCTGGTCTATAAACCCCAACCGATGAAAGATACACAAACCAATCAACTTTGGCATCAAACGATGCTTTAATCATATTGGTGTTAAACATCAACATTGGGAATAGATAATCAGCAGGACAAGTTGATGACCTTGCTGGTGAACCTTTTACTCCTGCGATATGTAATACAATATTAATATCATCTAACTTAAATAAATTCTCACAATGTGAAAGATATGTTAAATCGGTTTTAACCAATTCCAATCTATCTGTGTATTGTGCTTTTAAGAAGTTTAAATTTTCACTAAATTTAAGGTCTACTGCATATACTTTATCAGCTCCTTCTTCTAAACATTTTCTAACGGTTGGTAATCCTACCAACCCATTTGCTCCTGTAACCAGAACGGTTTTTCCTTTTAATTCCATTTTATTTTTATTTTGTTGTGTAATCTATTTTTATTTTTTCAAATATTTCATCAAAACACTCATAGTTTTCAAATGAGTATATATGCTTTTGGTTATATAATAATATATCAATTATTGAATAATACCAATTATGTAATTCCTCAATTGGCATGTTTTTTAGTTTAATTAATTCTTTTTCTAAAAGTAACATTCGCTTTTTAGGGTCTTTTTCTAAATCATAACTTTCATCTATAAATGGTTCAAAGGTTTTAAACCCTAATCTCCGTAATTCTGCTAATGTTAAATAATCCCCAAATACTAAAAATGGTTGTAAATTTGATATTGGTTTAAATATTTTTTCTGAAAGGAATACGTTTGGTCCAAAGAATGTTTCGGTTACTAAATGAAAATATGAATTTGCGTACCATTCTTTTTTATTATTTCTAACTCCAAATGCTCTTTTTTTATCAGATGGCAATTCCTTTGTATCATCTTCATAAGGTAATAATTTCTCTAATTCAGATGTATATTTTTCAACATTTTCCTCCGTATCCTCATATACTTTATTTACAATATTTTTTAATATATTTTTTTCTAATTTTTCAATAAATGTAAATAATCCATCTTTTAATAAATCGTATTTTAGTGCAAAATATCCCAACATAGTTCTTTGTGGTTTATTCATTGTTCTATTTGGGGATAAAAATTTATGTTTTCTAATTTTAGTGGAATCTAAATCTTTTTCTTCAAGTAACTCACACAAATATCCCAAATTACCAATCATTGGAAATGAATTTATTTCATCGGCATATCCTCTTATAAATAAATGCCCATTATATATTTTTATTTTACTATCAGGATATATTTCATAGTATTCCGAAAATTTACTTCCTCCTAAAATTATGATATTAGAAGCATCTACTCCTAATTCATTTAATTGGATTTCAAATTGTTGTATATTGTGTGAATCATATAAAGGGTCATGTATCATATTTACTAATATTTTTACTTTGCCCGATTTAATTAAATCAAATAATTCAGGTTCTATAATGTCTTTTAAAAACCAAGTATATTCTGTATCATTTAACAAAAAACTGTTTTTATTATGTAGTGCAGAAAGTGTATCTTTTATTTCTAATGGATATACATAAATGAAATCATCATCTTTAATTTGATTAAATGATATTATATTTTTAGGAAAATTTCTAGAAAAATAATTAAACAATTCCGAATGGTCGAATTTTATACCCTTTTGTTCTGATTTATATTGTAGTATTTCATACCAATCTATTTTTAAATTGTTTTTTAAAACATATTGAATAAATTTAGTAATAACAGGATGCATTCCATTACCAAATGGCTTGAGTTGACCGTGGTCAATATACCAATCGGTATATATCATTTTAAAATTTGAACCATGTATTGCATTCATATTAATATCTGTATATTTTTTTAACATTATTTCCTACATAATTGTTATCGTGAAAGAAACTTTCAAATAACAATTCATTTTTTATATAATCTTTAGTACACATTAAATTAAAAATATTATCTGAAATTTCTGGTGATAGATTATAATTTATATTAGCATTCAGCATATCATTTACGAAATTTTTAATTCCATCTACTATTTTTATTTTATCACTAAAGTATTTTTGATTTTCTGTATCGTTTTCGTTTATAAACTCACCATTAACAATATCGATATATGTTCCAACTTTATCGGTAAATACTGATTCAAAGAATATGATATTGTTTTTAAAATTACATTTTTCAAAATCATAAAAACCTTTTGTATTTTTCAAATCTATATTTCCTTTATAGGTCATATACCTGCCTTTCAAATCCAAATCAAATGTTTTTTGTAAATAATATTGAGTAGTACCTTGATAACCACTATCTACCATATATACATTTTTACATTCTCCAATCGTATTATTAATATATTTTCTATACGAATCTCTTAATACCTTTGATTTACCCAATATATCTGGAGCACATAAATTTAAATTTGGTAATCTATTTGAAGTATCAATTTGAATATCATTTTCAATAATGTAATTTATTTGAAATCTATCTTTAAGTAATTCGGATAAATTACCTTGGTATCTATGTAAATTAAATGATTCATAAACATCATATTCAGATACAAACGAAGATAGTGATGCCAATTTTCTTGATGTTTTAAAATAAACTGAATTTGGTAAATTATATTTTATTTTAAAATCTTGATATAATTGATTAAGAAAATATCCTTCTCGTGAGTTAAATAAAATCAAATCACCGTCTTTTACTTCATCTTTTAACCAATTAAAATAATTAAATACTAATGGTCCAAAAAAGATATAACCAAGTTCTTCCAATGATTCTGGATTTTTAACAATGTGGTCCATTATAAATAAACTTTAAATGAAGGTATACCAAGTGAATTCCACAAATCAATTATTTCTTGTTTATCATCAAATGCACAAAACACATCATCTTTGATAAAATCATTGTACATTTTTCGTTTTAATTCTACATCTTTAATATAATGATTTTCTTCACCTCTCATAAACAATCCATCATATTTAATCCCATATATTTCTAACCAATCCTGTGTAGAATTAAGTATCATTCGTGGTCTACTAGTTAGTATATAAATCCCATAATCATTATATAGGTGATTTATAATATCAATCATAGGTGCGTTTGGTTTATCTGATATTACATTTTTATAATCATATAAAACATCCCAATCGATACTACCATCAGATTTAGTTGCAAGTGCATACCTCTTTTTATTTATTGAAAGAGTATTATCTATATCTACTATAACAATCATTTTCGTAAACCTTGTTCTTTATAAGTTACTGGTATTTTAATACCAGTATTACACCCATTACAATTATCACAAAATGTGATGTATCCAAGTTCGGTAAATCCCAAATCAAACTTAATTAAATCTTTGGGGTATACTTCTGATAAATTTACATAATCATTTTCGTTTGGTGAAAACAATTTAGTTAGAACTGCGCTTGTATTAAGGTGACAATAATAAAACTTGCCATCATTCAATCCTCTAAATGGAGCAGTGCAACTATCAAAGTGATTTATGAGTTCTTCTTCACTCATATTATTTTTAATTCTCAAATCACCAAAATCATACCACTCGATATTATTCCTTACATAGTGATTGATATTTTTCTCTTGGTAAGTTCCTAAAACTCTATCAACTTTACTTTTTAATTTTTCTAATTTATTAGAGTAATTACTTACACTTAAAATAACATTATTATTTTTTAACACTTCTAGTATTTCTTCTTTTGGGAGGACTGTACCATTAGTGGTTATTATAAACTTATCAATCTTATCTGAATACTTTTCTAAAATGTATTCGATTACATCTTTGATATTTGGGTGTAAAAACGGCTCTCCACCAACTAAATGGAAAATACTTACATAATCAACAAGATTAAAATATAAGTCAATATCATTTAAGATAGTTTGAGTATCTCTGTGTTTTGGTAGTTCGTAATGTGGTATAAACATATTACAAAACGAACACGCCAAATTACATTTTTCAGTCACCAATACATCTGTTTGAAATATGTGAACCTTTTGTTTGTGTATAAATGGCCAAATAGATGCAATGTTTTTATACCAAGTATATTTTACATTTAGTTTATCTAAATATTCTTTATAGTATTGTCTATACTCATCTGATGTGATAATTACATTTTCACCAGTTGGTTCAAAGTTATCTATATGAACTAATTTTAAATTCTCACGAGTGTTGACGAGGTTTTTTGATTGATGATAAAATGAACTAATTTCGTTTACATTCAATATAGTTGATTCATCTTTAACATCGTGGTCAACTATGTATTTTATTTTTAAAACATTATTACCCAACAAATAATCTACACTTCTAATAAATTGGACACACTCTTTACTTGCACCGAATAGAACATATTCGGTTTCAGTATCCCATTCTTGGATAAATTTCTCAAAATTATGTAGATTAGGATTATATTTCATATATTAAAATACTACCCATTTACCACTTCCGTAGTGCGGATACTTTGATTTATATTTGTAGTGAATTACATCGGATGGAATATCTTTCTTTTTATTCCAAGTTGCTTCCGTTGGTGTGTAAGTTGAAACATCATTATCTTCAACTATAAAATGTAAAGGTAAATCAAAATTTCTAGCGTATTTATGAACTTCATAGAATATACCACTCTCAAAACTCATATCTCCTATAAATACCCAAACCTTTTCATCACTACCTTTGGCCTTAATTCCCATTGCTACACCCAATGCAATAGAAAGAGTTCCACCTACAATTGCGGATGAATAAAACTTCTCATCTATCTTACAAAGAGTTATAGATTTACCATCAAGTATTTCATCGGTAATCCATTGTGGAGATATTCCTTTTAATAAAGCATGGTAGTGAGACCTCCAAGTTGAAAACACCCAATCGTTTTTAGATATTCTTTTGAATACCTCTATTAGTTGTTCTTCATTTCCGTTTGATAAGTGAATTGGTCCTCTGATTTTACCATCTTCCCAGTTTTGAACTATATCATTCTCAAACTGAATGAGTTCTTCTGCATTCCAATTATGTTCTCTAACTATTGGATATTGTTCTAAATTTTGTATCATCTATCTCTTTTTTGTAGTATTGGATTGTTTGTTGGCCATTCCATTTGATATTCAGGGTCATTCCACTTTACCACACCTTGTTCATTTGCATCCACATAACCGTCTTTGTAAAATAAGTTATAGTGAAACATACAATCAGTTAATGCATAGTGTCCGTTTGCAAATCCTGGTGGAACTAATACCTGATTTCTTAATCTTTCCGTTATAATAAAACTTTCCCACTCCCCAAAGGTAGGACTATTTTCTCTCATATCCAAAACAACTAAATAGATATCACCTACTGCTGCTTGTACCAATTTCCAAGTCTTTTTATCCCAGTGTAATCCTCTCAATACACCTTTATAAGAACGAGAGAATCTACCATGTACTTCACATTTGCCATCGATATAATCAACTATTGGGTGCTCAATTGAATGAAATGTTGTCCATATTTCACCTCTGTATTCTCTAAATACGGATGGTTGAAATACTGGAACCTCATGTCCAAATTTTTTTGATGGAGTAATTTGAAACTCATCCCATTTACTACTCATATTATGTATTATTTGCGTATCCTAAAGGAAATCCATTTCTAAATTCTGCTCCCATTTTTGGAACAATCATTTGGTATGCGTGAATTAATTCTTCGATACCTCTATCTAACCCCCACTCTGGTACCCATCCAGTTTCCTCTAGCTTTGCGTTAGAAACTATGTAATCCCTCTTATCGGGGTCTTCGTAATAATCGTTGTATGATACGGCAAAATCCTTTACCTGGGATTGAATCTTTTCTAATAATTCTTGCTTTGAAAGATTGGCATTACTCAACCCTACATTAAATACTTGTCCTTTATATTTTTCGTAATTTATAATCATAAATAAAAATGTAAATGCTACATCTTGAATATGAATAAAATTTCTCTTAAAGTTTTTCTCAAATACTACAATGTATTTATCAGTAATTGCTTTATAAACAAAATCGTTTACCAATAAATCGGTTCTCATACGAGGTGATACACCAAATACAGTTGCCAATCTAAATGTAATTGCCGATGTGGTTGCTCTTAAAAAAGTTTCAGCATCACACTTTGTTTGTCCATACACTGATATAGGTGTTAAAGGTGAATCTTCGGTGCATTCAGTTTGTCCAACTCCAATACCATAACCACTATTTGTATTTGGATATAAAATTTTTTTATCCTTTGCAAATTTTACTATGTTACATATTTGGTCAAAATTGATTTCCCTTGCCAGCTTTGGGTCTGCTGCGCAAGCTGGGAACCCAACAATTGCAGCTAATGGAATTATTACATCAGCTTCATTACACAACTTTTCTAAAAGAGATTCATTACGAACATCTCCATATATGAATTTGAATTTAGGATTTGAAGTATATTGTAATAATGAGGTTTGATTAAATAATAGTTTATCCAATACTACTACCTTATAGTTTTGTTCCAATAACATACCAACTAATACAGAACCCAAATAACCTGCACCACCTGTAATTAATACTTTCATAATTTTAAAAATAAATGTTCTTTTCTATGTAAAATTGTGGATAGTTTCCACTAAAACTAACATCCCATACTTTATATCTATTGTAATGGTTAAAATCACATAAAAATGCAAAATTATTTCTATATGGATAATCGTAATTTAATTTTCGTAAATCATTAAAAACTATATGTGAATACTGTTTTTCATAATTATCAATAAAATCTTGAATTTCTTCAATTTTTAATTTTTTGTTTAATACAAACGCCATTTCAAATTCAAAATCTCCAATATGTTGATGTTCCTCTGGTCCAATCATACTACCACATCCGAACCAATAGAAAGAATTTTCGTATTTCACTTTTTCACCATCTTCAAATTCAATAATTCCTACCAACTTTCCATTTTTATAGCATTTAATATTTCTTTCCAAAAAATGGTCACAAATCATAGCGTACTCATTGAATTCATTAGTTTCTTCTGGTAATAATCCGGTAAAAATTTGTTTTGAATACATTTCTGTTTTACCATCTATTTCTTTTGAAAACCAATATGTAAATGCAATTGAAACAATTCCCAAATTATCTTTATAAGCAGAAATACCAGAATGCATTCCATTTCTGGCAATAGCAAATGATTCTTTATTTTGAGCTACAGTATCAGGAAATATTTTAAACTTTAAGAATAAAGAAAAATCTTCATCCATATGTTTATCAATTCTAGATGATACGGAGTATCTACTTTCCGGCAAAACGAAAAATATATTATCTTTGTTTACTCTTAAACTCATATTTTTATTGTTGAACAAAAGTTATAAAATTCTTCTAATTCAGGAAATGTTTTACAAAAATCAGTTCCTCTACGTTTATCGTGGTTTGAAAAATATTGATAAAAACTATATCTATTTTTCATTTGTTGAGTCGCATCCTGTGGAGAAATCATCCAATCATAAATTCTTTTTACTTTTTGAACCTCAACATCGGAGTAACCAATGTGTTTTGGGTCAAATGATGGAGCTGCGTAGTAAGTGATTAATTTAGCCTGGTCAGTTATATATTTAGCATAATCAAATGGAAGTACTTGGACAGTTTGATGTAAAGGGTATCGTAGATATGATGAATCTAAAAACACTGCAGAATTCCAATATCTATCAGTGGATGCGTATACATCTTTTAATGTGTAAATATTATGAATTAATTGTTCATAATTAAAAACACTTAACGCATTATATGTCGACATGAATGTTATAATAGTTCTTGGGCATTTTGTAAGAATTTTATTTACATTATCCCAAAATTTATTAAATTCTAATCCAGTACGAATGTATTCTGCTTGCTCTCCCCATGTATCAACCGATGTAAATATGACAATTTCTTTTGCTCTACCTTCATCTTCTATTTTTTGTATCTTTTCGATTAATTTATCTATCAACTTATCTGGAACTCCCAAATTAGAATTAATAGCCAGTTTCAATTCAGTATTTGGATTTGGATGTTCTATGATATAATCAAGTACTCCCCAAGTATCTTTACTCATAAGAGGTTCTCCGCCTGTGATTCTAAATGTATGAAGGTCTCTATACAAATCAGGCCACCATTTCCAAAATGCTTCTACATATGGATTATGTTCTTTATTTGGAATTGGTAATTTATCTTCGTTTTTCATCCAATCAACGGAATTAAAATTATCCAAAGTTGGGTATGCACCATGCTTTTCAATTTCTTCCATCCACGCCGAACTATACGCAGGACCACAATATGAACATTTGAAATTACACGCATTACTAAATGCAACTTCTACATATTTTGGATTAAAATCATCTCTCCAATCAGATTGAATAATGTCATTGATAAATGGATAAGACCAACTTTCACCAGATTTAAATATTCTATCCGAAAATCTATCCGAATTATCTTCTACATTCCAACAATAATCACATTCAGAAGGTCTTGCTCCCTGTAACATTTCCTTTCTACGAAGTTTCTTATATCTCGTATTATGAAGTGCTGATGGGTTTCTAGCAATTTCAGTTTCTGAAATTTTATGTGTTTTGGGGTGGTGACATGAATGATTATGTCCACTTTGTAATTGTAGTGTAACTTGCGTCCATTTGGCAGCACACATACCAGGACCAACCACATTTAACTCGTCTTTAACGCGTAAATAAATTGGATTTTCACTATAAGTTTTATCTTCTGCCATATTTTTATTTTAAACAATGAACATTTATTAATTTGTGTTTATCAAAAATGATTTTAGTACTGATATGTTTATACTTCATATTATTTATACCATCTTTTTTATAATCAATTTTACCTTGCTGCATTTCTAATACATATCTTCTTTCGTTTCTTGCAGTGGTTTCACCTTTAGCCCATTTTTCAATACCACCTTCTTTAATTAAACCTTCAGTTTCATGTGGTAAACAGAAAAATTTACCATCTCTTCTATGTGGTAGTATTACATGGGGTATTTGTATTTCTCTTTCTTCAATACCAACATTATACAATACACCATCGTTTAATTCGGCCTGGTCTATTACAAATTTATCATCAACTATTTCATCAAAGTTATAGTGTAATACCAAACTATCGGTTGAATACTGCTTATGTAATAAATTAACTTCTTCACCAGTTAACGCTCTATCCCACATTTTAATATCAGCTATTTCACCTTTAAAAAATGCGTTTGGTTCAAATGGTTCAACCGTTGTCGTATGCCCTACATAAAATGGTTCATTTCCATATCGTTTTAAGTTATACTGATATTCAAACGGTGATTGCGTACCCGTTCCATTTCTAGCATCACTTTCATTTCCATTTAGATAAAAATGCATTTTCTTTTCCAAATCATCAATTACCATCGTAACCCACGTCCATTCTCCCTCATACCTTTTAAACCATTGGTAGATATGTTCTCTATGAGCATTCCATAACATACCAGTATATGCCCTACTATTGTTAAATGATAATCCCCAATCATAACCTGGTTTTCTGAATATAGGATATTCTACGAATTTTCTGTTTGAATCACCAATTAACCAAATAGGGACTTTTTCTATTTGTTGGTCTGCCTTTACTAATACAGAAATTGTATGTGAATTGGATATTGCTATTCTATTTTTTTCAGAAGATGGTATTTTGATGTATGAACTTTTACCATCAAATACTGCTACATTTTTTACTTTAGCGAAATCAATAGTTTGTTTATTAACATATCCTTCCATCACACATCTCCAAAACAAATCATCATCTTCCATGCCCCAATCCCAATAATCATTTGAATAACCATTGGTTGCTAAAACTTGCTCTTTTGTAAAAACAACCGCACCACCAAAGTATTCCTGATATTTTAATTGGTAATCCGATTGTGAGATACGAACTGCAATGTGTTGTGGATTTTCCATAGGATATGAATAATCACAACTATCATCTTCGGGTACCATATCAATATCATGCCAAACTATGTAATCACATCCATCATCAATTGCATGTTTTGCAGCAATGTTTTTCATCAATCCTCTATTGAATAGATATTCATCACACTGATGTGCAATATAAATGGTGTGGTCAATTCCTTTCTTTGTTAAGAAATTAGTAACCCAAGGAACAAATTGATTCATATGTTCCTCTCTGTTTCTATATGGTACGCAGACCCCTAACTTATGCCCCATTTTACAATAATACTGATAGATGATGATAGTTATTCATTGATACATCATTTAATACCTGATATAAACAATTGTTTAAACCATCCTTATCTGTGTTATATAATTTAGTTTTAATTTGATTTAAAAATCTTAATTGGTTTATACGAGTTTCTCTATGAACCCAGTTTTTCTCATTCCAACTATTTGTTTTATGAGATAATAATTTAAATAAAGATTTTCTTCTATACGGAACCGTCATTTCTCTACCTAATGATTCATGTGATTTTATGAAATGGCAATTATTAATTTCACCATTATTACCGTTAAAAGATAAATCTAATAGAGTATTTTCTTTGTAGAATTTAAAATCATAATATAATTTTAAATGTTCCGCCGATTTATACGCTCTAAAATTTTCTAATAAAGAATTTTCCAAAACATTATCTGCTAATATAGAAATTTCTTTATCTTTCAATTTACAATCGTATATTGCAAATTCAGAAATCATTCCATAAAAAAAGTTTGGGTTAGAATCCCTTTCAGGTGAACCAACGCCTAAATAAAAGTATTCTTCATCTGAATAATCCTTTGGAGCATTCTTTAGTTTTTCTGTACCTACTAATTCACCATCTTTATAAAAAGAAATTTCATTTTTTTTATAATCAAAAGTTAAACAAATTTGAGTAAAATGATTAGTTAGTATTTCTGAATTAATAGAAGTGCAATCATCGGTATCATCCCAAAAATCTACTTTATATCTTCTAAAAGAATTATAACTTATATTCGTATCGTATCCAGGTATTGAAAATACAGTATATTCATCATAATCATTATTTGGATTTGATATTATTTCATCAGGTTTAAATGTAATTATTATTGATGTATCTTTTTCAAAATCTAATAAGTCTTTCTTTAGTATCCTGATGTAAGAATCATTTCCACTAAAAGATAACCCATATAATTTTTTGGTTTCATTTTTACCAATAATTTTTGAATCCAATGGAATGCTCTTTTGATTAACCCTAAATAAAAGGTCATCATCTTCAAACCCCCATCCCCAATATAAATTAGAATATCCATTTACTCTTTCAAATGTATCAGAACTAAACATAGTTACACCTCCAAAATAATCATCAAATGATAAGTTTTTGGATTTATCATATTCTAATTCAAAATTGGTTGCAAGGTGCATGGGTAATTCAGAATAAGAATAATCAACCTCAATTGGTAGCATATCCACATCGTGAAATACAATATATCCACATCCTAATTCTTTTGCTTTGATATACCCAATATTTAATAACTTCCCTCTATTAAACGGTTTATCATCGGTCTGTTCAACTACGATAATCTCGTGTTTAATTTTTTTGGATTTTAAATATGAAGACATAGTTTCACCGAATCGTGCTAAATGCGATTCTCTATCTCTGTATGGTACAATTATTCCTAACTTCATTTAGATTATACTTTTTCTATATCTTTTTTAGGTCTTGCTCTACGAGGTGGCGGTAATTCTGCATCATTTTCAATTTGAGCAGGTTCGGTGGGAATACTTCCTTTAAAAGATGTTTCTGAACTAGATGATGACCCATTTTCTTTTGCAATGTTGTAGAATTCATAAAGATAATACGCAACTCTATCACTCCATTCTGATTTGTTAATTTCTTCAAACCAAATAGTAAGTGCATCTAAAGAATTGGCAATTTTTTCCAATGCTTTAACTTTTCTAGTTTCCAATACTACCGATTCCAAATTTTGTTCAGGTGTAGTTGTTGTGTCAGATTGTAACTTAACTTTCGCCATTTATTTTTATATTTTAATTTGATGCTTATAAACTCCTGTTTTAATTTCTTCTGTTGATACTAAATCATATGATAATGTATTTAATCCAAATTTATCAGTATCTAATATATCAGTTGCAATTTCATAAAAGAAAATACCTTCATTTTCTTCAAAAATATCATCTTTTACTTTCCAACTATAATTTTGTAATTTAGTGAATTTTTTTGAATTTTCCAAGATTTGAAACCGTCCATTTGATTGTTCTGGCATATCAAATTCATAAGACAGGTTTAATTGTTCAGAATACAATTCCTGATGTAACCCAGTTGATACTATTCTTGGATTTGAAAATGTTTTAGAATCATCTACATAAAAATCTCCAAACTTTTTATCAAATGGTACATTTATAACTGCTTCAAAATTTGTAGTTATTGTATCATTTATTGTTTTATACCCATCGGTGTATAGTTTTAATATTTCGGATTCTGCCAATGGGTAATCGAATAATAATAGGTTAGATATTTTGCCATTAAATGAATTTTTAAATGCCAAACTACCAATCCACAAATCTTTTCCTTTAAAGTCCATTAAATAATTTGGTAATCCATCCAGTGCTTGTACAAGTTTGCCATCAATGTATAGACCGGCTTTTTTCTTATCCATATCAACCTTTAATGACAGGTTTATCCATTGATTGACATGTGCTTTGTGTGAATACCACATTTGATGTAAACTCTTATTATCATCCCACAATTGAACTACAATTGCATCGTTTTTCATAATAAAAATTCCCATATCATAACCTTGTTTCCCAATAATACACGCATCGTTTGATTGATTATCGTTAATGAAAACATTCATTGATATTGTAAATGAATCTTCAAAAATATAATCGGTTGTTTTGCTTGCTCTTATAAACACACAATTATTTTCATTTGAATCAAAAGGATATATTGTTTTTTTAATATATTTATTTACCTCTTTTACATCTGTTAAAACATGCGGTTTATATATATTTTTAGTAAAAAATCTCTTTGCAGATAATAATTTGTGTTTTTTTAATCTATATAAGAAATCTATCCAATGAAAAGAACCTCCCCAATAATCGTTACTGAACCCGTTTGCTTCGAAGAAATTTTCTTTTGTAATTTTAAAAGCTCCGCCTATCCAATGAGGATACGGTTTTAAATTTGCGGCTAAATGTGTTGGGTAGTATTCAAAATCATAATTACACGATTCTTGTCTTGGTAGAATATCAATATCGTGGAATATATAATAATCGGAACGATTTTGTGTTATATCCGCACCAATATTACACAGTTTTCCATAATTAAAATAAACATCCGCATCTATTTGTTCGATGAAATGTATTTCGTAATCTATTTTATCTTTTAAAAAGTATTCCATGTGACCCACAAAGGTATACAGGTCTTGTAAACGATTGGAGTACGGTACTATAATTGATAACTTTTTACTATTCGCCATCTTAATAACCTATTTTATATAGATATAATTTTTTTAAATAATTGTTTCCATTTTGAGTATCCTGAATAATGATAAGTTGGTGATAATTCGAATCCAAATCTCACATCATCCAATGGTAATTTAAATCTAAATTTTGCCAATTCTCTATACATTTTTCGATATTCTTCTGAATATGAGTAATCTTTATTTATGTTTGCAACTGCTCTAATTCTTTCTCCACAAGTACTATCCCATTTAAAATGATGTACTTGCACACTGCATTTGTTAATTGGTGCAATCAGTGGATGATTCCAACCTTGCCATTTCCAAGTAGTATGTCCGTCTATTTTTGCATAATGCTGTCCGTTTGTAATTTCAACATACCCCTTTGCTATACAAATTTTATTAGGATTAGCACCACTTAACGGAAATCTAAAAAATCCTGCGTATGGAAACTTTTCAAATATGTCATCCGTATCTAATAATTCAACAAATTCACCATCCTCTCCAATTCTATCTATAAATCCACCTCTTACCATTTCCCATCCATTTACATCACAATTTGATGTGATACTTCGTAATGAATCCGAATAGACATGGAACTCATCATCATCGGATATTACCCACCAATCGTTTGGATGAGTTGATTTTACTTCATTGTAAAGTCTTGTTACCTTTTCCCAATTATACTTCTCTTCAATTACCGTTTTTACAATTTTAGCATTTGGAAATTGAGATACTATGGTTTTAACTTCTGATAAATTAGATTGCTCTTCCCAATCATATACAACAATATACATTTCATCCACTTTATCTTTGTAGTGGTTTAACATATGTTTTAATGTTGTTGTTCTAGAACCTGTTACCGTAACTAATCTAATCATTTTCTTTTAACTAATGTTAATCCAGTTGATGATGGTTTATTTTTTACTATTCCAAAATTGAATAAATCAAATGTTTCCCACTTTGGATTATCTTTAAGTTCTTTAGCAAATGTAATTGGTCCATGCCAATCATCAAAATCACCTCTATCTTTTACTTCGTTTGTAACAATGTAACTATCTGCATAATTAGGGTCCGTATCGTGGATAGAAATGATACCATTTGGAGAAAGTAACTGCGAATATAGTTCAAAATCCTCTTTTACATTCTCATAACTATGACCAGCATCTATATGTAAATAATCTATCTGAATATCATTAAGAATAAAGTAATTATGAAAAGCTTCTTCTGTTGTTTTATTAATAATTCGTGGATGAAATGTTCTTCTGAAGAATGATTCTTCTCTAAACCAATTCACATGTCCACCAATGCCGTTCATAGCATCAACAACATAAGTAACACCAATATCTCCCCAATTTAAATCAGAATTTCCTTCAAAAATGCCTTGTTTATGTAAATCGTAACGAGCCTGTGTCATTAATCTAGGTACAAATCCTCCACCTGAACCTAAACATACACAAGTTTTTGCTCTCATATACTGAATAAGAGAATAGATTATTAAACCATCTCCTAAATGATTATCAGTTGCTCCATGTGACCATCTATACGGAACTGGAACTTCTTCTTGCTCCTGATATTCGTTATATTCTAAATTGTTTGTTAGATAATTCTTTAAGTATTGTAAATCTTGTAGCATTAGATTAGTTGATAAAGTAAAGTGAATACAATATACTAAAAAAAATCTAAATTTACAACACTTTATTCATTTATTTTAGTATGATATTTTTCTACATCATCTTTAATTTTTGGCCATAGGAAATTTGTAAAGAAATCAATTGATTGTTCTTTTGATGGATGAAACCAACCACCCAACATTGTTTGATTTTTGTTGGCAAAGTATTCCAATATACCACCTCCAAATCCTTTTATCCTAACATCATCGGTAAATATAAATTTATCAAAATCAATTTTTTCTAATAGTTCTGGTATTATATCTGCTTCAAACCAAGAATTTTCAAATGGTTCTAATTTATCAAATAAACTTTCTGTTTTTAATGTAGCGTAATTTCCTGTATCCACATCAGCTCTTTTTTGAAGATTATATAATTTGTCTACCGCAACATCCATTTGAAACAAATTACCAATTGTAATCATTTTATATGGTATATTTTTTTCTTTAAAATACTGTTGAGTGTGATATATACTTTCTAATGTTTGTAATATAGCACCATATATTGAATAATAATTTTCAAAAAATTCTTTCCCATACCCAAATATATCAGTTCCATTTAACATATAGTTTATTTTACCAATTCTTTCAGGATGCATACTCATTCTTGGAAAATTTTTTGCTCTATCTTCGTTTACAAATACAGGATAATCCCATCTATCGATTGTAGACCATTGAACTATTGCATAATCTACATTCGAGTGTGGTTTAGTTGGATTTTTGTAATGTGGTGAATTTAAAAATCTGAATACCTTTCTTCGCATTATATCATTTCCAGAACCACCACATGCTGCATTATACACATCAAACGGGTCTGATGTTTTTTTTGGATTAAATAAGGAATATCCTTCCATTTCAAACCCAATAGGCCAGTTTTCATCTCCTGCAGTAAAAGAGCATCCGTTTATTAATATCATAGCAATTTATTTATATTATTCATTATATTACAATAATGTGTTATTAATTTTTGTTTGTTTTCTCGTAATATTACTGTATTTTTTATAAAAACATTTTTAATGTTATCTACATTTTTATCTTTTAAAAAATTCACTATCATATCGATTTGTTCTAATTCATTTTTATTTTCAATTCCATTTAATCCAAAATCTTCTAAAAATAAATTTATACCTATTCTATTATATTCTTCATATACTTTATTTGAACCAAATATTAATGCAAACTTTTCAGATAATACTGGTTTTATTGATTTTTCTGTAAAGAATCCATATTTTAAATTAAAAATACAATGAGTTTCTCCAACCACTTCAAAATATGATAAATCGTATTCTTTTTCTCTAAAATAATAAAGTAAATGGTCAAATTCAAATGGAGCATTTAATGGTGTAACATTTATTTCATTTCGTAAAGATTTGAGTTTATCAAAATTTTTAGTTGTAAAGTATTTTATATGATTATCGGTATGTGTTTTAGTATGGTCTGTGTATATATGCCCTTCACTAACCATTTGTGAGTATTCTAATAAAAATTTTTCATTTATACAATTCAAACCTGTTTTTAATATATCAAATTCTTTTGCTTTTAACAAAAATTGAACTCTGTGAAATCTCGGTTTCAATGCCTGACTAGAATATACATATGGTTTTTCAGCATTATGTGTTATATTGAGATTTTTAAACACATCAGAAAAATTGTTATTATACGGTAATTTACCATTAGTATGATGTGGAAATAAAAAATGTGTAAATTGTCCCTCCGCCATTAAATGAAACATACAATAGAATGAATCATAGTGAAAGTTTTTACCTTCATTAAATAATTCATAGTCTGTTATTTTAATATAATTAAATTTAAAATCATATCTAAAATATTTTTCATCTATTTCATATTCGTTTGCTTCTAAAAATGCAAAATTGAATAAAACTTTTGTGTTTCTTTCAACATATAATTTTTCCAATTTATCAAATTCAATTGGATTTTTTTTCATCAATGGTAAATAGAATTCACTCCATATTTTTCTATCAACCACAATTATTAAATTATCAATTGGGTTTGAATACAATAAATCAAAAGTAGTTATACCATCAAATGATTTTAAATGATTTAATATATTATATGGGTTTTGTATATAATGATGTATTTCAATTTCTTCACCACCATTATTTATAACAATTTTATGATGCTTTTCTATTTCTATTACATTTACAGAAATTAAATTTGCTTCTGGAAACAAATTTTGTAACTCATTATATGTTGCTAATATATTTAGTGACCTCATTTATCCAATTTTGTTTGTTTGTATAAAAATATAATCTTGTTGATAGTTTATGAAATTCAGAACTAACTATATCCATATCATCTTCTAAAATTTGTAAATACATTTGATGAAATTCTCCTTTACTATTTGCCCTATATTTGTAATCGATGTGTGGCATCCAATCGGTATGTATAATTGGAATTTTACCATTATCAACTGCGTCAAAAATTGCATATCCAAATGGTTCTTTTGTATAACATCCGTGAAATATTTGAAAATTACTTTCAAAAAACTTTTGATGGAATCGATAATCGAATTCTATAAACCTATGGTAATCTGAATTGATTTTAGAACCTTCTAACATTCGTTTGTAATCATATTTGTTTGAAAATATAATTGATGGAATGTAATCTAAATAATGTGCGTTTTTTCTGGTTTCACATCTAGCAGCATATCCAATTTTGTTAGATATAACGCCTGTAAATGGTTTTTTATTTTTCCATTCGTAATAATTTGTGATTGTAATGGTATTTGGATACATTTTATGCATAGTATCGTTTTCATATCCAATCCAAACTATATTATCGGAATTATCTAGTATTTCTTTTTGCCATTTCCAATCCACTTTAGTCATTAGATTTTCATACTCATCGTTCAATCCTAACATATCAGGAATAAAAGCATGCACAAAAGTAGTATGAATTTTGTGTAAATAATCTTTCAGTAAATCGTATGGTTTGTAGGGGTGATGTAAGATTACAATTTTATCACATTGTTGAAAAATTTTACGAACTTCATTATCGTTTTCGTAAGTATAAACCGCACCTTCTTCTCTAATCAAAGGTCTGCCAACTACAACTATTTTGTAATCTTCTTTTACTAATGGCAATATATTTTCTACAAAGTTATTGCACCAAATATCTGAACCACCAATAATGTTTTTACCATAACCTGTTGTGATAAATACTATCATATATAACCACTAATCAATAACTTTTTAATTTCAGATTATTCTGCAGATTCTACGGGAATTAAAATGTATTTGTGAGTATCACCACATTCGTTTGGTTCATCAAAAATTTCTTGATGTTCGGCAATCCATTCCATTGCTTGCTCATTAGTTAATGATTCACAACCTTCAATGGGTGTATCTGTTCCTGATAATACTATTTTCCAAAGTTCCATAATTGTTAGTTTTATTTAGTATAAATATAATATTTTTTTGATAAAAGTGATATTAGTTCAACAGTTTCTTAAAAGTGGTTTCCATTTCCGAATAATCATTTAGGTATTCTATCAACTTATATCTATTTTCTATAGATTTTTCTAAAGAATGATTATATCTTTCTTCTATTTCATCATCTGATGTATTATATAACCATTCTGAAAACAGATTTATACTTCTTTCCACATCTTGGGCATTTGTTATATTTTGTACAAAATCAAAATTTAATAAATAAAATCCCATATTTTTAAGTTCATTTAATGTTTCACTACATGCTACTAAAATTATCGGTTTTCCAAAAAATAAACCCTTATATATTTTTTCTGTAATAAATCTTTCTGGATTATTTCTATAATCCAATGTCTCAAATATTAAATTATAATTACAATATACATAATCATTTATTGCTTCGAAATGTTTGTACTTTGGATATAACAAATCATACGCATCGTTTGCAGAATCTTTTGGATTTAACATTTTTTCAATTAAAGGATTATTATTAAGAATATCCATTCTCCAGCTACCAGTACGATGTGCTCTTATATATGAAAATAACTTTGATTTAGATTTATCATATTTAGGTAATGATATATTATTTACCAATTCTTCTAAATAATAATATCCAATATAGTATCTGAAATATCTAAATGGAAATAACAAATCAAAATAAAAATTAGATTCCGTTTCCAGTATTGGTCTTTTTGACCCCGAAAGGATTAAATCATAATTAATTTCCTGTACTCTTTTTACAAATGCAATATCAAATACTTCACCATAATGCCATATAAATACTTTTTTTATGTTTATATGATTGGTGTTTAACTCAAATAGTTTATCCTCTAATAATTTATTTTCTAATTCTCCTGCAAATACTATACATCTATTAAATTTTTTAAAAAATTCAATTGGTTCTTTTATAAAATTACTTAAATTGTTGTAAAAATATATTTTACTGTTTAGTTCTTTATGATAGTATATTTGCTTTTCAGAATTATCAAATTTTGTTGCATCAAATTCAGATAAATAATCTACATTTTCTTTACCGAACATACCAAGCATTATTGGTAATTGGTTTGAATAAGTTATAAAAACCATTAGATTTTCCTCTATCATATTCCTCCTCCTCCTGAATCTGCTTCAATAAAATGGACAAATATTGCTTGTACATTATTAATATCGTTCCAAGGTATAGTTATTGTCAAATCGGAAACAGTTCCACCATCAGAAAAATAAGTATTAAAACTATTAACTGGAGTCCCATCTGGTCCGTTTCCATTGATACTACAATTTTCTATTGTTGGAGATACACCACATTGGTCGGATATTCCTCTATATCTTCCACTCGATTTACTATTAACTACAATTTCAAAACCACTTGAATAATTATTTGAGTAATCCCAATAGATATCAAATCTACCACACCCACCCAAGCTATTATCATTACCAAGAACTCCTGCCAACGAACGAGGATTAAATGAACCACAATTGGAAACATAAATTGATGTGTAATTGTTATGAATTTTACTTCTTGGGATTTTTATTTCACCATAAGTATAGGCAAGACTATCTACCATAAAAGCTTGAATTCCACCTGCTAATCCAATGTTGGTTTCAAAATCAAAAAATAAAGAATTACCAAATCCACTTACATCTTGTGTTTGGTCATTAGCAGAAAATTGTGTCAAATCAGGAATATATTGATTTTCTGCTATATTAGGCCAACGAATTTCAATTGGAAAAAATGCGTACGGAGTTGATGAGGTAGGTAAAACAGCACCTTGTCCTGATAAGTGATGTTTTAATTGTATTCTCGATGTTGGTATTGTTATAGCTGACATATTACCTATTTAATAACTTTTTAATTGATATTATTTCATTTTTTAATTCAACAATTTCACTATTTTGTTCTTTTATTCCCTCAATCAATAAAGCAATTATCTTTTCATAATCAACTCCTAAATACCCATCTCCTTTTTCTCTTACAACTTCTGGTAAAACTTCTTGAATTTCTTGTGCTAAAACCCCAACCTCTTGAATATTTTTTGGTTTGTTAGAAATACCGTTCCAATTAAAAGTATATCCTCCAATTTTTTTAATCTTATCCATTGGGTTTGAAATGGGAATAATATTTTCTTTTAATCTTTTATCAGAACTAGATAGTGCGTACATATCACCAGTTGCTCTAATATCACCATTAATAGTTAATACCCCACTTGATATTGAGATTTCACCAACTGATAAATTTGTTATTGCACCATTTGTTGCACTTAATGTTGAGAATGTACTCAAACCTGTAAAGTTTGATGACCCTTTTACTGTCAGAAAATTGGTAGAAGATAAACTGGTATCAACTTTGAATTGGTTTGACCCATACAAAGATTGTAAACCTGCTTGGCAAATTTCAACACTTCTTGGAGCACTACCTACCACTGCGTTAACACCACTAAAGTTTGGTGTTTTTAATGTTATACTTTCACCACTAACTAAATAATTTACACCAATTTGATGTTTTATTCTAACATCATATGTTCCGCCTGAAGGGATTATTATGGATGCTCCACCAGTAGAAGTTATACTTCTTTCATAATTTGGATTATTATAAAAAACATATCCAGATGCAATTAACGCTTCCCCTACACCTACAACTTCCAAACTTATCCAATGATAGGTCTGAACGTAAGTAGCAGTAGATATTTGCATTAAGTACGAAGTACCAAGAGAGTTTGAAATCATTGCCGATATTTCCGCATCTGTCATAGAAACCTCTGTTCCAGCTGCAACAACACCCGTTGATACGGTATTTGAATTAAAAGTAGTACTCGCTTCAGCTTGTAAGTTTTGTCCAAATACAGGACCGTTTCTTGTTGTTGAACTTGTGCCACTAAAATCGGATAAAGCGGATGTAGAACTTGCTATTCTAAATGAAGTATCATCCGTCATAATTACTGCGTTTCTAGACCCATCTTTTATGAAGAATCCTAAATCGGATGAATTTATTTCAATTGTACCAGTACTAGTTTTACTTATCTTATCATTAGAAATTGACCAACCTCCAATTGTAGCACCTAATGCGGATAATTCACTTACTGTTATTTTATTAGCGGTTACCGCGCCAGCTGCTATTGTGGTTGCGGTTACTGCGTCAGCTGCAATTTTACCTGCAATAATTGCACCAGCTGCTATTGTGGTTGCAGTTACTGCGTCAGCTGCAATTTTACCTGCAACTATTGCATTTGCAACTATTTTACCAGAAGTAACTGCATCTGCTGCTATTTTACCTTCCGTTACTGCATTAGCCGCTAATTCTGCATTTGTTACGGTACTTAAAGTTGCCAATCCACCTAATCCAGTAACTTGTCCAGTTGATACGGTGTTTTGAGTTGCTAATGTTCCAAGACCAGTAACTTGACCAGTTGTAACACTATTTGCAGTTGCTAATGTTCCCAATCCAGTTACTACAGTATTTGGAACTGTACTACCAACACTTAAATTACCAACTATGTTTAGATTTGTTCCATCCCAAGTTAAAGAATTTGTTGCAGATTTTAAAGAAAGTTTGGAAACTCCACTATCTTGACCTAAAAATATACCAGTATTATTAAACCCTTGAGAGGATTGTCCAATCGAAATATAAGGATTTGTAGAACCACCCGCTATAGTTATATTTGCCGAACTTAATGTGGTTGAAGTCGTACCAATGTTTATTGTATTTTGAACAAATGAATCTTCAAATATACCTATTTTAGCTGCAACAAAGAAATCTTGTGCACCCAATGATATCCAACCCGTTTGTGATGATTGATGTGGTGCACCATCCGCGACGTTTCCTGTAGCTGAAAGATGTTGTCTAGTGGTTGCGTAGTAAGTATTATACGGTGGTGAGCCAGTTGAACTCCATAGAACAGTATCTCTTCTACCTGTCCCAGTTGTTAACCCATCTGAAAATTGGTATGTTCTACCACTTGTCCAAACTCCAGTATGAACTACACCAGGTCCAGTTTGGCCATTGGCACCATTTGCACCATTTGCTCCCGTTGCTCCCGTTGCTCCCGTTGCTCCGGTATTACCGATTCCACTTACTCCAACTTCAAAATCAATAGTTCTGCCAGTAAATGCAGTACCTTCAGAGTTTCTGTAAGAAATAGTTATTACACCACTTGTACCACTAATACTAGTTGGAGTGTTTGGGGTGATTGTACCATTGCCATTATTTGTAGCGTTTGTGACACCAGTTATATTAAAAGTATTTGCTCCACTTGTATTGTATGTATAATTTGACCCACCTTCGTTTACTACAACGGTTACATTACTAGGTGTCCCTATACCAACTAACGAACCACTAACTACGGTTTGTGATTGTGGATTTGCAGAAATGTTTACAACGGGTGCAGAACTTCTTACTCTAGAAATCGTAGCAGTTACATTCTTTGTACCTGAAACACCTTCACTATCGGTGAAATTGACAGGAATTGTTACTGTTCCACTATCGGATGTCATCGAAGATGCATTACTTGAAAACACTATTGTATTAGAAGAAACACTACCCGCTAATCCATTTGTATAAGTAGGTGTTCCTAATGATGTAAATCTACTTATACCACCTTCTAATGCAGTTACAGTTAGGGTTTGTGGTGTAGCTGAACCACTACCACGAGAATTTGATTGGATTGATTGTGCAGTTGGTGAAACTGAAACTTCCACATTTGGTACTCCTCTCTTACTTTTTGAATAGGTTACCACCTTTGTTACATCAGTTGTATCTCCTGCTCCATCTTTATATCTTACTAATAACGTTAAAGAACCACTATCGGCAGTTAAAGTAGTAATACCATAAGTTGCATCATCAGGTGTTGAATCGTTTGCAATACAATTCACAGCAGTTGCAGAAATTACATCAAATCTATTATTTGTTGATAATCCTTCCTCTCTTGTAATATCTTCTCCACCAACTTTAACACTTACCGAACCACTTGTTGCTGCAAATGAAGCACTTGCTACAAATCCAGTTGATAATGCTGGTAATGTTGCGTTCTCATTTGTAAGATTTACCGATAATCCATCTAATATTTTTACAGGAGTTACTTTTATAGCATCTGAAAATTGATTACCAAATTGGTCTGAACCCGAAATGAAGTATGTAGTTTCGCCTGTTAAAAATGGATAAGATGCACCCGATAATGTGTAGGTATCTACTCCGTTTGTCGCATTTGTATCTACAAATGTTAACGGTGGTTTACCACTACCCGAATTTACGGTCAATGGAGTTGTTGCCGATGCTAAATTCTTACGTTTAGCTTCGATTGTTATTATTTGACCTACTGGGTTTAAAGATAAATCAGTTGCTTTATAAATGAATTGGTTTGTATTAGATGTTACAAATAATCCAGGTGCATTTTCACCATCTTCAAATCTGTATACAGTTTCAAATTGTTCCAATCCCTCACAAGATGCAGTATATACAATTGAACCAACTAATACTGATGATATACTACCACTAAAATTTGCAATAGTTAGTGTTGCACCCGCATCACTTACATTTGTTAATGTTCCAGGATAAGTTCCTCCGTATGATGATGGGTCTATGTAATTTCCTAAAGTGTCAAACGCAGACCTACCGTATGTAACAGAACCTGTTAAATTTGATTTTGAAACCTTAAATCCCAATTGTTGAAAAGCAGGATTACCAAATGAACCACTAGAAAATCTAAATGCAGTTCTATCCGAATCAAATGTTAATAATTTAGTGGTTATTCCTGCAGTTCCACCTGTAAAATTTGCACTTTGTGTTACCGATACTGGAACAAAATTATTGTTCACATCGTAAAATTCAAATTTAAAATTATATGTTTCATTACCAATAACTGTAGGCATTGTTGTAATAAACGAAATCTCATCTGGTGAAAATGCGGTATCTTCGGAAAGTCTTAAACTTATATTTCCAACATGCCATTCTCCTTGTGATTGAGAAAAATATAAAGAACCACTTTCAAAATCAGAATCTACTTTAAAAGGAACTACTGTATCTAATAAATTTTTTGTAGGAGTTATTCCATTTAATGTAGTAATTAAAACATCACCCCCATCGGACCCACTTATGTATATTCCTAAATTACTTGCAGTAGATGATGAATAGAACGCATCCAAATTTAACTCGTAAGTATTTGATGCTTTTATATTCAATGATTGTGAATAAGTTAATAATCCACTTCCATTCAATTTCAATCCACCCTCAACTCTACTAGATGTTAATTCAGTGGTTAATGAACCAGTGTTCCAAAATAAAGGCAATACTTCGGATGTAAATGTACCAGTGTTACCTATAACACTTCCACTTAATTGTGTAGTTGTTAATAATTCTTTTGATTCTACTAATATATCTTGTATTAAATTAAAATCAGAAATATCTCCTTCAGAAGTTCTAAATACTTTTACTCTTTTTACATCACCCGCGAATGTTTCTAAATTTGAAAGTTTTATATCAGCAAATGATTGATTTACTCCAGAATCAACTTTTGAACCACTTTCTATTCTGTATATTGGGGATAGTATTTCGTTAATAGTGGCAGTTGGTCTTTTATAAAAACGAATTTTGGTAGTATTTGCTAATGTAGGATTAACATTAACAGTTCTTTGCCACTTTACATTGTAAGTACCCTGCCAATCAATTGGTATAGGTGTTAATAACCCGTTGCCATCATAGTATGAACTTAATTCACCTAGTATTGTAATTGTACATGGACCATACGCGGTTGTATCTGGATAAACATATACTGCTACAACTTTTGATACTCCTTCGTAGTATTCTGTAACAAATGTTTCACCATCTATGGAAGAGGATACTATACCTTCTCCAGGTTCGTGATATATAGTATTTCCCGCAGCATCTTTAATTTCAATTTTAACTAAAGTATCGGCTACCAATTCTTTTGAACCTGCTATTAAAAATGCGTTTTTACCACCAGTAAATGCATCAGGTATTTCTGTTACATTGAAGTAAGTACTGTTTGGAGCACTATCTACTACGAATGTATTATACTTGTCTAAATTTTCAGCAAAAAGCGTTTTCTTTATTACGGCCATTATATAATATCTTTACTATAAATATCCTTAAAAAATAAATCTAACATATTTATATAAAGAAAACTAATAAATACTTTAATAAACTAAAGATAACTAAAGAGTTATGAAATACGCAATGTTACAAATCAAAAAAGAAACCCACGAACTTCTCAAAAATTATTGTGAAGAACATGGATTTAAAATGGGAAGTTTAGTTGAAAACTTAATTAAGAAACATGTTGGTGTTCCTAAAATTCAAAACGGTGTGTTAAAAGCAGATAAAATTAAATCTTTTTAATCCTCGTGTGAGTAGAATGATACTATATTATATTTAATATCATTCTTTACTTTTTCAACTTCATGGAATAAATTTTTATCAGAATCTAATACTACAAAATTAGGAAAAATTGGATTTACTTTAATATCATTTCCATTTAAATCATGTAATATCAAATGCCCACCGTTTGATTCACCCCATTCATTATTTAAAAAATACAAAAATACACATATTCTGTTGTTAGGTTGTCCATCATCGTGTAATTTTATTTCGCAACCTTCATTGTAAAATTGCAGTTTTGTATTTTCAGTAAATCTACCAAACGATTTTTCAGGATAGTATTTTTTTACAAAGTTTTTTTGAAAATTTCTTAATACTTCATTGTTTATTTTTCCATTTATTTCTGAATTCATAGAGGTACCAAATACCCAAGTTGGATAAAATCCACATTCTTCAATTTTTTTCAATTGATATTGATGTGCTTTATTATAAACATAATCGGCAGTATTTAAATCTTTATCATTTTTTAAATACCCATCATACACCAATTCTTCCATATATGATTGGTCGTTGTATTTAAACCAATAATCATATCTAGAATGTCTTACAAAATTTGTATTATCTATATAATCTTTTATTTGTTTAAACCCATCTAAATCGATTAGTTCGGAATAATCTTCCAACTTACCGTAAATGTATCCACTATTTCTGTAATTTTCTATACTTTCCATTAGAAATTAATTTTACTATATCCATTTTCTTTTTTAATTTCAATCAATCCATCTACTATATCTCTCATTTGTTCTAAATGGGAAATTATCCATATAAAATCAAATTGAGTTTTAAGATATTGCATCATCATAAATAGTGATGATAAATTATCTGAATCCAATGTGCCAAATCCTTCATCGATTACCAAAAAATTTGGACGAGGTAAGTTACACACATTGATAAGAGCAACTCTAATTGCCAATCCACTAACAAATTTTTCCATACCACTACACATCTCCAATGGCCATTCTTGGTCATCATAAACAATTTTGGCATTGATTGATTTTCCATCCATCTCCATCGTAACTCCAAAATCAACTACTTGTGCCAAAATATTATTTACCTCATTCTCAATTACAGGTAATGCTTTTGAAATTAACTCATATGGGATTCCATCTCTCTTTACTGAATCCAAATAATAGGTATACAGGCGGTTCTTTTCTTCCAATGCCTTAACATCATTCATCTTCTGTTTTATGTCCTCTATAAACGAAGATATGGATGTAATAGAACCATTTAAATTTGTTATATCTTTATTTAATTTACTAATATCATTTGCAATAGTATTTTTTGCTTTATTTAATTCAGAAATTTCACTTTCTATTTCTTTATTTCTAGAAATAGTATCTTCATTTTCATAATACTTATCTATATTTTCATCAATTGTATCTAATTGATTTTGTAATAATTGTTCTTTAGTTTTTAAAGCACTTAATTCTATTTGTGTTTTTTCTAAAATAATTTTACTTCTAGAGTATTTGTTTTTTAGTTCATTCCACTCATTATATTGCTCTTCAACTCCATTTAAGGAATCTAAAACACAATTGATTGCAGCAACTTCATTAAAAGTATGCTCTACTGATATTTGCAATCCTTCTAAATCTGATTTTGCTTTTACTGCATCTTTCACAAATTCATTATCACAACAGAATTTACAATTAGGGTCATATTGGTGATTATTTAAATGTCCAATCTTTTCTTCAGCTACTTCTAATTGTTGTTTTGCTTTTTGGTATACTTTTTCTGCTTCAACTAAATCTTTGGATTGTTTTACAAAATCGTTATGAGCAATTTCTATATCAACTTCATTGTCATCTATTGTGAATTTACATTTTTCAAATAGGGATTGTGAAACTTCGGTAAGTAAAATTTTATGTTGTTCAATTTTACTTTCTTTTAATTCATAATCAGTTTCTGCATCTTCAATCTGTTTCGATATAGAGTTTCTTTTTGATTCTAATAAAGATAAATCAAGATTAGAATCAATTGGAGTTAATTCTCTACTTAAATTTACAATTTTATCATTTAATTCACTTACTTCCGTATTTTTATCACTTAATAATACTTCTAATCCCTTTAATTGTGATTTTTTTTCCAATAATTCCTTACCCTTTTCGGCAAGTTCTGTTGTAAAATCTGTTTTCTTAAAGTTTTTAATCAATACGGAAACTTCTCTAATATCTTCAGTTGCAGTATCATATAGTTTATCAAAAATAGTTAAACCCATAAATTGTGCAAGAAGGTCTTTCCTTTCTGATTGTGATTTATCAATAAAAAGGGCATTATTACCTTGCAGTGATAGTGCAGTTAGTACAAAATCTTCATATTTTCCAACATATTGTTCAATAATTTGGTTTGTATCTCTTCTTTCGGTTCCATTTAGTGATGTTTTAGTATCACCATCTTGTCTCCAAAATTGAACATCTACTTTTACATTTTTTCCTTTGTTAATCGTTTTAGCAGTTCTCTGAATACCATATTCTACCCCATCTATTTGAAAATATAGTGTACAATCAAAATCCGTTTTACGATTATTTAAGATATTAGATGCTTTATATGCTCTACTACTCTTATCATATAAACAAAACGATACTGCATCAAATAAAGAAGATTTGCCCGCTGCATTTGGGGCAAATAATCCAACTAATCCGTTTAATTTTGTAAAATCAATTTTGTTACTTTCTCCATAACTAAACATATTTGAAAACTCAAAACGAATTGGTTTCCATTGAATGTTGCGTTGGATGTCATCTTGAACGATTCTACTATTTATATCTCTGTTAATCAATTCTAGCCCTTTTAAATCTTCAGGAACTACAAAAGGCATCATTCTCTCAATATACTCATTTATAAGTGAGTTTTGATAATTGATGTCTGAAATATCTTCAAAGTCTAATTTGTTTAATCTATCACCTGTTTTAGATTTAGAAAGGGAATCGGTTCTAATAATTGTAAAATCCTCAACACCATATCTCATTTTAATTTCAGCCATTACTCTTTTAGTATCAGCGGAATCGGTATTAGATAAACGAACTCTCAAACGAGGTTTCTTTGGCATATCGGATACGATAGGAACTTTCCCATTATCAATATCCATAGTATAATACCCATAATCGTTTTGGATATCAACTGCTTCGTAAGTAAAAGTATCCAAATCCCAAACGAGGAACCCATGTTTATCTAGGGTTTCACCAAAGTTTTGTTGAATAAGAGAACCAGCATAGACAACCTTACAACCTTTTGGAGAAATCATCTCTTGTCGTTTGTGAATATCACCTAATAAGGCTAAATCGTATCCATCAAACATATCAGTTGTAAAATGACGAGATGAAACGGTGTATCCAATATCTGTTTGAGAATTATCAACTGGCCCGTGAAATAAAGCAATCTTTTTGTTTCCAAATATAGTATTTGCTTTTGGCCAATTTGCTTTATTATCAAAGATACTGAATACCGCAAAATCTATTCCACCAATACCATACACTTGAGTATCTTTGAGATATGTAAAGTTTGGTAAGTTTAAAGCATCTACAATTGGAGTAAGAACATCCAATCTATCAGAGTTATTCATATTACAATCGTGATTACCTGTAATAAGGATTGTTTCACAATGTTTAGAACACTCCGTAAATAACCAACTAATCTCCCTAACTAATTCAGGAGATAATTCTAATTTAGCATGAGCAATATCACCTGCTAAATAAATGATTGAATCATCCGTACCTCTTTTACGAATCTCCTCAAACATCTTTTCAAAAACCTGTCTGTACTCATTGTGTCTTTTCACATTACGGATGTGTATATCTGCAATATGATAAATCTTTTTCAATCTACTCATAAACTATTTATTTTATTTAATAGTAATTCTTCCGAAGTAAACTCTTTAGTTTTATTTAGTTCTTCGTAGAATTTTTCATACCCCATATCAGCGGCATCTTTATCTTTCAAATACATCATCTTAACTTGAATTCCATTCTTTCTAAAGTATTCCGCAGCTTTTAATGCTTCATTCATCGCATCGTTATCTAATGAAATTACAATATCACTAACTCCACTCATAAAGATTTTCTCAACCAATTGTTTGGATGGAAACTTACCTAAAAGTGGAATTGCATTTCTTTTGATTGTGATTGCATCAAATACACCCTCACATAGTATAATTGGTTCATTCCAATTAACCTGTGATTCTAAACAAATTATATTTTTACTGATTGGAGGGTTTTTGTATTTCATCTTCTCATCTGGATAATAAGAACGAGAAACAAAATAGTTTAGTAAACCATCCGAACTGTACGATGGTATAATTATTCTCCTACTATACAACCCATCTTTGCAATAACCAATGTTATATTTAACAATTTCCTTTATACCAATTCCTCTTTGAGAAAGATAGAACATAGCATGTTTATATTCTGGATTGAATCCAGTTGGTTCATCTGCTAATGAAATAAATTCCTTTGGGAGTTGTATAAATACTCTAGTTTCAGCATCTTCTTGTTGAGGTGTCCAATTACTATCTCCGTAGATTTGTCTAATTATGGATATAGTTTGTCTATCCACATCCAACTTACGAAGTAGAGATGTAAGTTTTTTACCACCACTATTACAATTCCAACAATGCCATTTCTGACTTTCTGTATTTACTTGCAATTTAGGTTTGTGGTGGTTACAGAAAGGGCAATAAAAGGCCAATTCATTACCTTTTAAATAATTGTATGTACCCAACACATTTGATAGTGTGGATGTAACGAGATTTTTATCAGTTTGATTCAACACAAATCAAAGATAGTATAAATATTTTAGATTTACAAGTCTTTTAAAACCAATCCTCTGGAATAATCTTATCAGAGTATTTGAATCCGTTTTTATCACACCAATCTCCATACGAAGTTTTAGAGCTTTTTGTGATTTTGTTTTTTGAATTAGAAAATACGAATCTTATATCCAGTTCTGGATTTTGAGATTTAACTAACAGATGCTTTTTCCTATCAGCTGCAACAAATCTACCTTTAGTTTCTACAAAAATACCATTAGGTAATTTGAAATCAGGATTATAAGTGTGGTTCGAAGCGGGTATGATGTAAGGAATCTTTTCAGATTCATATTTAACATCAATACCCCTCTCTTTGATTTGGCTTGAAATAGTTTCTTCAAGACCAGATTTGAATCCGTGTTTTCTAGCAACCCAACTTTTAGACTTCTTTGTAACTTTTTTAGCCATTAAAAATTATCGTTTTACTGATTCCGAATACTTTGCAAAGTTCTTTTCACCACCTCTACCTGTTTTGAATTTTGTAGCAGTTAAAACTTGCTCATCTGCTTTTTTCAAATCATTTGTAGAATATGGAGTGTTTGCAGCTTTTCCAGCTTCGAATGAAATCTTATCAACACCTAGTGATGTTTGTTGTGCTTTGTATAATTCTTCTAATGTTGCCATTTGTTTTGTAGTTTAAGTATAAATATAAGATTATGTGTCAAATCGTATAATAAAGTTAACCGGAATATCTCTTTCTGATTTAATTGGTTGAGGAAGTTTAGCTACTGCAACTAAATCACAATTATCATCATATAAACCAATTGTTGTAATGAATGGTGTTAAGAAAGAACCAGTTGAATCAATAGAACTACTTAAATCGTAATGTTCAAATCCTGCAAAGTGAGTTGAAGAACTTACGGATGATGTATAACGATAATCCAAAGTATTTCCATTTTCTAATACAGATTTTTTACGAATATATTTAACAGGTTGTTTAGAGTATACTCTATGTGTGTTTCCAGAAGAGTCAACAAATGATTCGTATTCACCACCTTCCGTTACAACTGCGGATGGGTTTTGTGAAACATTGAATTCATCTTCATTAACAATTAGCAGATATTCATGCTCATAAATTGTTTTTGTAGATTTGAATGATACCTCCCAATTAGATATTAATACATCATTAAGTGCACGAGTGATTACAATCAAACCTTGAGTATAAAATATATTACCAATTGAATTTGTTCCTGCTGCGCCTGATAAGAATGGTATATTATCTACTACCATTACACCACTTTCAATGTTAAAACTAACAATGTTCATATCATAATTCACACCATTATAAACTAAATTGAATGTTTCTGATTGAATATCAAAATCACCAACTGCAGTTTGGAAAGAAGCAGTATATGGAGAAGAAGCCAAGTCTGTAAATATGATTTCATTATCTTGAATATCTACAGATACTATAGTAATAGTATCACCTGCCGAATCTATTAAATTTCCAAAGGTATCATCTATATATGTTTTACCATTATCCAATAAACTGATTGAACCTTTTTTGATTCCCTCACCAACATATATCTGTGGAATAGAAATTACTTTTGCAGACCCACTTAAAAATCTATCTCTACCTGAATCAGAGGTTTCGTATGTATTATTTTTGGAACCAAATCTCAAAAATGGATTATCTTCTAAACCATTATAAAATTGCGCTCTTAATTGTCCGTATATAGAGTTTTTAGGATACCCGTTTGATAATTCAGATGATGATATATTGGCTTCTAAAAAAGTAATTTGATTGGAACCACTGGAAAAGTTCCATTCTTTGTAGGCTTTGAAAGGCCTAATACTAATATCCGATTTTGGTATTCGTTTTAACATATCACATATAAATATAAAGAAATAAAAAACCCCATATTACTATGGGGTTGAAACTCCAACGAGTCGGTCCTACGAGTCTATCATAGGAGTGGTAATTTATTAGAAATCTAATTTTACTTTTATAGCTACCTCTTTATCAAATGATTTAGCAATTGGTTTAGAAGTTTTTGCTACTGCTAATAATTCGTTTGCGTCATTATACAAACCAACGGTTGTAATATATACATGCGGGTCTCTCTCAAACAAAGGTTGTACAAATGCACCTACTGAACCAGTTACGAATGTAGGATTGTTAGAGAAGTTAAATTCTCTATTGTTTGCTCTTACAAAGTAATGAGATGTAGAAACATTTTCAGTTCTACGAGCTTGGAAATCAGCTCCTTTCTTCAATGCATCATATAATTTCAATGAACCAGATACTGAACCTGATTGATGATATAATGCGGTTGTTGAACCCGCTGCTGCTGATAATTCACCACCAACCGATGCAGAAAGTGCAGTTGGGTTTAATAAGATGATACCCATATCAGGATAGAATAAACCGTATCCTTGTTGTGTATATGTATCGGAATACTGTGCAATTGAAGCAGTTAAAGATGTTCCAATGTTTAATGCACCACTAACCATATTATAAACTCTACCCGCAGTTGTTACATTTTCACCAGTTCCACCTGAATCATCAATTAAGGTGATATATCCAGCTGAACCTGATAGTGCAATTTGTATATTTCCTGGGTCTAATTTTTCTTTATATCTAGCTCTATTAATGTTAAGTACATAGAATGATGATAAATCATGTCCTCCTGCAGTTGAACCAGTATAAACACTAAAATATGCATCAGCTGCATCTAACAATACATTCTTAAATTGGTTATAAACCGCAGTTGTTTGTAAATTTGAATCATCATTTTGAGATAATGTAGGTGTTCCTTTTCCATCTACATCACCATACGCAATTGAGAATTGAACCTCTGCGGAAGTGGATGATGTTGCAAGATTGTATACATCCAAATAGTATTTACCACTTACAGAGTTCAACTGTGTCGATGATGTGAAAAAATTAGTTAATGAACCCTCATCACCACTCCATATTCCAGAAGTTACAATTTCTGTTCTGTTGGTTACCTTATCAATTGCTCCAAATTTCTTATATATACCATTTGTAATGGTGGTTATATCCGAACTAATCTGTTCACCCTGACCTAAAAATTGGTTTACAATGCTAACTAATTCATTTGTATCGATAGGAGTACCTGCTACATTTGACTGTCCTGCCAAGTATTGAGCTATATTACTTGCTAAAAGGGCTCCTCTATTGTCTCTAATTAATGCCATAGTTTATTTTATTGAACGTAAGTTATCGTTACTGGTATTGTTTGTGAACCACCAGTTTCGTTACCATAAACTGTAATTGTAGTTTTGATAGTCGAAGTTAATGATGGGTTTGGAATAAATTTAAATGTCAATCCTTTTGCAATTGCCGCAGTTGCAGATACATCATCACCAATAAATACTGGTACTGAACCTACATCGGAAGTCACACCTTCACCTACAATATCACCTGCGTTTTTGTTAGAAAGAACAATAGTATATCCTAAACTTCTATTTCCAGCTGGGGATGTAGTTGGAGATAATGATACCTCACCACTTCTTTGATTAACCGAAATAGTTGGTATACCGAACTCTACAACAGGAATACGAGTTGTGTTTTTAGGTAATGTTACTAATTTGTATTTCATTACTTGAGTTTCATCAGGATTAGCTTCCAATACTGGCATACCCTTAATAGCTGCATCATAATATGCAGAACCAAGTGGGTGTGCTGGTTCGTATAAAGTGTAATCAATCTCATCATCTGCTAACGCAAATTGAGTGATGTTTAATCCTTGACCTGATGCTAATTTTTCTCTACCCTTTTTAGTAAGAATTGCATCGACAGTTAATTCGCTATTACTTAAATATCCCATAATATTTTATTATTCTTTTGTTTATAAATATAATAATTTTTAAATTTCGTTATTCTACTTCCAAAATAGGTTCGGAAGAATCTCTACCAGTCTTATTTACTCTTAATGTATTTGGATTAGATGTAAATGTTTCAATAGGTGAACTTCCATCCAATGTAGTTGCCGAAGTATTTTTAGAACCTCTAAAGAAACTATTTTGCAATCCTCTTGTTAAATCGGATGTAAATTTATTATGTGTTGGTAAATAACCATCTACATTTTTTACTTCTATTATATTACCTTTAACAGTGGGTACGGTAGAACCACTAAATGGTTGTATATTTAATTTTGTTTCAGTATATGTTTCAATATCCGAAACATAACCACCACGAGGGTCACCCAATCCGTTAGCCGAAGCAGTTATTGCAAATTTCTGTATAATTCTTTCTTTTTCTTCCGTAACCAATTGTACTCTAACTCTTTCTTTTACTACTCTGTTATCCTTATTAAAATATGTTCTAATTGCGGAGCCACTCTGTGCATAAATACCAAACCCAATTGTTTCAAATTCAGTTTGTCCTATAATTTGATTTGAATTTGAACTAACAATTTCACTTACAATTGTAGGGTCTCCCAATTCTGCATCTATAGTAATTTCTTTTTGGTAATAATCCGAATTAAAAACAAAATTAGAATTCATATCAATAGTAGAATCCTGTTGATAGTTTTCGGCCAATAAATTATTTACCGATGCAGTTGAAATTAATGCTTCATACTGATTATTTTCTGCCGTTAAATTTTGTGATATATTGGCATCTATTAATGTTTCTTTTTGAATATCTTCAAATGAAATAACACTAGTATCAGATAATTTTATTTCAGTTTCTTTCTGATAATCATCTGCAGTAGGTTTTTTGTGAACAACTTTACTTCTTTCTAAAAAGTGTGGTTCTATTAATAGACCAGTGGTTGCTTTAACCCTTGCAGGTAACATTTTCTTTAAATCTTCAAACATAGATTTCTCATATAGTTTGATTAGATTTATATAAGAATAAATATCTCTATTATCAAATCTTTGGAAATAATAATTTCTTAAATTATCCAATGATTTGTAATTTGGTTTATAATCATCTGATGGGTCCCCAATATAATTATCGATATTCAATCCACCAAAAGTTTTGGCAATATCCATATTCAACTCTTTTGTAGGAGAAAAGAATAAACCAACCCTGTTAGAATCGGTTGGAGATTGGTCAAATGCCTTTTTAGTTGCTCTACTTTTTATTGATAAATCTACACCGACACTTCCGGATATTTTTTGATTAGTTAGAGTATATTGGTCTTCAAATCTAATCTTATTAGTTGAGAACCTACTCGCTCCACCATCTGGATATTCCATCACAATCGTTCTATCAATTACTTCAAATTGGAATGGGTATTCACTTACAGATGGAAAACCAATTGCTGATGCGGATAATAATGGTGTAAGGTTTACTGAATATAATGAAGCGGTAGTTCCGTTTTCATAATGATTTCTAGTCAAACCATTTTCAAAATAAATGTTAGTATCAACATTTATTAACGAAGATGTTTCTGCTAAATTTTTAGGATATTCAAAATCTAAACGGAAATATAAATCATCGGTTGAAGATGAAACACTATTTCCATTAATCATTTCAGGGAATGAAACGTGTTCGTAGAATTTTTCAGTATCCAATACTTCAGACCATAAACGAAATTCATCCACACTACCAATATAGTTTCCACCCAATTTAATCGTAGAACCATTATTCCAATTTGTATAATTAGAAGATGATATTGATTCTTGGAATATAGTTCTTTCTTTATCGGCTTGTCTTACATCTAATTTTAATCCAGCGGAACCACTACTTACGGATATACCAAAAAACTTACCATTAAATATTGGTAATGTTGAAGTTTCTATTGATAGTGAACCACTATAATTAAATTTAACTTTACCATAATCACTATTTGTAGAACCACTTAAATTTACATTCCAACCACTACCACTTATTAAAGTATATTGGGATGATTCTAATGGTTTTACAAATAACTCAATCGTATTTGGTTTAAGACTAGAAGTATTATTTGTTTGTTTCCACTCCATCTCTATTGATGAAGTTAATGTCATATTAAGACCTGTAGTGATATTATCTAATACCAACTTACTTTTGGATGTATCACCTACTTCAGGACCTCCAAATTCTAAAATTGAAAGATTAGATGATGGAATTCCATAACATGCCATTAAAGCATGTATACCTCTTCTAGTACCTTTATGTTTAAGTAAATATGGTAAGTTGTTTACAATTCTTCTCCAAACTTCGTTAGTTCTTTGTTTTGCTGGGTTTGATTCCCTATCATTACCTTCTTTATCTTTACCAAACACATAACTCCACAAATCAGCATCTGCTGCTAAATTTTTAGCGTCCCAACTAAATGATTTTAATGTATCAAAAAGTAATTTGTCAGAAATACCATCTTTCGATTTATATCCTAATCCCCTACTTTTTTCAATTGATTTGGTATGGAAATAGATATTATCAAAATGATGTCCAATCATTGAAAAGAATAATAATAAACTTTCATTTTCATTATTATTAACAATGTATTGAGGTATATTGTTTAATACATAATTTGAATTATTGGCATCATATATATTTGCAAGTTCTTCTATATTACTGTACCAATTAGAAACTTCATTAGATGTACTCAATCTTCGAGTCGCTCCGTTATAAGGCCAACTTAAAGAAGATGATGTGTATAAGAATTTTTCAAATCCATCAAATCCGTTTACTAATTGATTTTTCTTTAATTGTTGTCTTTCTGCTTCCTGTATAGATGGTAACGAACCACTATGTGCCTGTGATGCGTTAGCTGCTGCTAAAGCAGTTTCATACACTTCAATGAGTTGAACTTTATAAACAAAATTAGCAATACGTTCATTTGCAGAACTAAAATGAACAAAATTTTCCCATAAATAAGTAGAACCAGATGAGTATTCGATATTTAATTCATCCGTAGTTATTAACGATGAACTTAAATATAGTGATATTAACTCATTAGAAGATGTAGAACTATCTAGTATTATATTATCTAATGATTCATAATTAGTAGATTGTCCTTTTACAAAATCTACATCAATTGTAAAATTAGGTCCTTTTATTGGTGGACAACTTACATCATTATTTTCCGTTAATACAACCGTTTCAATTAAAGGATTACTCATTAATTTTGTAATCCAGAATGTTGAATTATTCTGTATATTAGCAGGTAATGGTGAATATAATTTTAATATAATTGAATTAACAACATCATTTGGAGCAACAAACGTATTACCTAAATTATCCGTAGATTTTTTAGATAATGTAAAATCATCGGTTTCCCATGATGAAATTATAATTTGTTCATCGTTTCCAAAATTAGCAAGGTGAGTTAAATACTTACTTTCTTTTGAAGGTTCATCAATTTTTAATTTTTCAGAAAAAGCATTAAATAAAGCGTTAGTAATTATATCTTCATTTAATGAAAGTGTTGGAAGTGTTAATTTTGTCAACACTTCGTATTCATTACCAATTAACTCCTCTGCTCCACTTCGATTATATGGTTTTAGTATTAATGTTATATTGTCACTACCAACCCAATTTGGATAATTTTCTCTTAATTTTTTAAGATTAATTTTTATAGAACCGTTTGGTGGTTGATTACTTAATAATCCAATTTTACTGCCATCTTTTTGTTTTAACCAAACATCAACCGATGAAACTGCAAAAGAGGAATATGAAACTTCATAATCAATGTTAAAATCAGAAAATGATGGTACATCAATTGATTCTGCATATATAACCTCCGTAATAGCAGGGAAATCATTTATTGCAGTAAATGTTACAATTGCTTCTACTCTAGTGCCTGTTCCGAATTTATTACTGGTTGGAACAAAAAATATCTTTTTAGAACCGTAAACCTCATTGAAATCTTTTTGAAAGAATAAGGTTACTTCTTTATCTGAAGCTGGAATTTCTAAAACTTTATCAGCTGAAAGATATACTAAAACAGAATCTGCAAATTCAGTATTAAATGGAATTGCTATACTTTTTTCTGTATCAGAATCTTTTACGTTAACATTATATTGTATTTGATTTAATACTACTACAGGTGCTTCTGATTTAACTTCTTTTTCCGCTTCGATTACAACTCCTAATCCAGAATTTAGTAATGATGCTGGTAATTGGAATGCATAATTTTGTTTTGTTAATCTATCGTAATTAACTGAATCTGAACCAAATTGTTGAGTAGTTCCTGAATATATGTTTTTAATAAAAATGCCATCGGGTACATTACCTTTAATTTCAAAATTAACAACAGCACTATCTAAAACATTTTTAGGTATACTTCCAATCTGATTATTAGATAATTGCAATTCTCCATCTACACCTATGTTACCTTCAAATACAATTTGATATTTTAAACTTAAAGTAGTTAATTCTTTTATATTTGAATCAAACAAAATTTCATATCCAACCATCGGATTATCAACGGTTACCACATCTGCAGGAGGTGGAGGTGGAGTTTGTGTTCGTCTTGCTACTTCTGTTTTAAATCTTAAACTTATAGTTCCAAAATTGAAATTTTGAGTTTGTTGTTCTTCCCATACATCATCTATTAATGAGTATTCAGTTACACCAATTCCTTCAACTATTTCATTTGCATATTGTAGTTGTTTGGTATTAATTATAAATTTAGATAATACTTTACCATTATCTAAATTTGCAGTATAAGTTTTGGGACCATTAAATTGTAAAGATGAATTATATACAATATCAACAGATTTACCATATCCAGTAGATACACCTTCTTCAAAAAACTCTAAATCATTAGTTTCACTTACTAAATAAATTTTTAAACTAGAGGGAGGACTACTTGGTCTATATGTGGGGGCATTAAAAGGAGCCTCTCCATTGCTAGATGGGATTCCTGCGTTATTAGTAAAATCAGGATAGGAGTATAGACCGTTTTGTTCTGCCATCGATTACTTTTGTTTTATATAAGTATTTTAATATTATTTTATTGCCCCACGAGGTCTTTTAGTTGTTACCAATCCAGCTGCTTCATCTCTAAACGAAATTTCACCAGGTGTGAACACATCAACAGTTCCTTCACCCATTGTTACAGTTTGTTCACCAGTTCCTCCGCCTGTTGTTACAACTGGTGGTTCAAAAACAGGCTCTGGCATTGTTACAGGAGCCTTCTCTTCTACTACAGGTATTTTCGGAGGAGGTTGTAATGCAGGTGGTTGTGGTGGTATAACTTCAACTGGTGTGGGTGGAGTTACATTTGAGATACCTTCAAATGATACTGCTACCAATTCTGGGGAATACACATTTCTTACAATTTCTACTTTAGTATCATAAGCTTCCACTAAATTTTGAATTTCTTTTTTAACTTCTTCTACTCCAAATTCAATAGGTAACTTTTCATATTTTACAACCCTTCTACTTAATGTTTTTATATTAAATGTTATAGAATTATTTAAAATATTTTTTATTTCATTTAATAAATAATTGAAATCATATTGTTCACAATCATCAAATCGTTTCTCCGATGGAGAACCAAATGTAGATTGAGCAATATCATAATTTTTATTGTTTAACCAATAATTAACACTATCTCTGAAATCTGTAAATATTTTAGTTTTAAATGCATTAAAGTTACTTAATCCAAAATCTTTTTTAAGAACTGATTGAAAATCATTTCCAAATTTTGCTGTCAATGCATCATCTATAGATTGTAAAGATGTTCTTTCAAACGAATCCAATCCATCTAATATATTTTTTTTATAGTATTTAAAATCTCTATTTAGATTGTTTAAGTTTAAAAATTGTTTAGTATTAGTTGCGTTTATTTCAGGACTGTTAGTTTTTAATGGTATAATACGAAGTTCTGCTCTTGATGGGGATATTTCATGTATCCAAACTCTTTCTAGTTCGTTTTCACTACCAATTCTACTACGAACAAAGTTTATATTAACTTTAAGGATTCCGTTTGTAAATCCTAAATCATTCAATAATTTTTCAATATTAATAGCAAGTTCTTTTTTACCTAATGTATTAGTAAGTGAATACATATATGAACCTATATTATTTTTTTTTATATATGCTACATTTTTTCCTGATTTTTGGGGTAAGAGTATATTGTTAATATCATATACAGATACTTCCATTACATCATATTTACATTCACCAAATTCGGCTTCCTCTGTTTGATTTTTAGTAACAATAAATAAATCTTCAGCAACGAGAAATTGTCCTTCATTGGTTGAATTTGAATTTATGCTATCAAAATTTGTATATTTTCTAATACTCATAATTTATATATTAATACGAACCCGGATTTGCTTTTACAATATTACATGGGTATTCTTTAAATTCAGTTGTACCATCTTTTTTAGTTGCAATAACTTTTATAGTTCCTTTATATTCGGTAGTAGACCCCCAACCAATAAATTTGGATTCGGATTCAGCACTTTTTGGTACTGCGTTAGCTTTTATTTTAAATTCTATAGTTTCATTTCCACCACCAGCTAAATCAAAATTATTCTTTGGTATAATTAACCAATTCCAATTGTTTGCCAATTTAACTTGAAATGTTATGTTTACAGGTTGAGTATCGTTGTTTGTTATAGCCAATTGACCACCTGCTTCCCATTTAGTTGCATTGTAATCTTTTGCATTAATTTTACCAGCTAATCCCTTTGTTATATCAGTTCTAGTTGTTGCGCCTGACCACTTAATGATTGTGGTTTTAACTAAAATATCACCACCACTTGCTAATGCGGTATTGGATGCAGATTGTTGTATGGCCTGTTGTTGTTGAACTGCTCCTAATTGAGATTGTAATCCTTCAATTATGGAATTCAACGAATCAATTTGTTTAATTAGGGCTTCAATTTGTGCTTTAAATCCTGCATTTTGAGATTGTAATGATGCTCTTAAAATGGATTCATCTACTGATTTTTGTACTGCAGATTGTATCTGTGTTGCAAATTGTTCAATCACTTTTGATAACGCATCCAACTGATTAGCCAATATATCATTGGTTTGCTCTATTGCTAATCTTTTATTAGTTTCAGATAACACTTGTGATGTTAAAGTGTTGATTTCAGCATTTAAAACTTCAATATCCGTTGTTAATTTTTGAACCTGTTTTCTTAAATCCGCATTAGTAAGAACTTCAGCGTCGTATAATGGTTTAGGTACTAAATCAAGATTTACTGTAGGGATATTTGGTTTTAATTCCTTAACTTCAGTATCAATTGCTTTTAAAAGTTCAACATCATCTAATTTAGATTTAACCAATGGTTTGAATATCAAAGATGATGCGATATTATCTTCACTAACTACGGTTACACCATATTCATTTTTAGAAACAGCAGCAGACCCTGATACTTTTAGAATGTTTTCTAAATCAGTGTTTCTTTTTTCTTCTAATTTTAATGCAATTGCTTCTAATGATGTTAATGCCATTGTTATACTATTTGAAATGTTAATTTATCATCAATTATAGTAGATATTTCACCATCAATTATTTTTAATTTTAATCGGTATGTTCTATACAATGGTAATGTATTTAAATCTAAAATAAAATAATTAGATGTGTTATCACATGAAATTTTAGTGTATTCTCCAAATGGAAATATAACATCGTTTGTGATATAATCTTCTAATTGATAATATGATGTTGTAGGTAAATACTTTGATTGGTCGTATTCAAATGTTGTTGAAAATGACTTTAAAGGAAACATATCTCTACCTTTAATTCTAATTTTTATTCTACTATCTTTAGTATATTCCGTTTTTAAATTGGTAATAACTACCTTATAATCATCTTCAGCATAGCCAGTTACTGGTAATAAACTTCCAGTTGCAAAGGATGTGTCATTCCAAACTACCTCTAATTTTGGTTCATATATCGTATTGGTTTCTTTAGAAAAGAATTTTAATACACCATAATCTAATGTATTTTCTTCGTTTTCTAATCCATGATGTACGATAAACCCATTATTTGGTATAGAACCACTTAACCATCCATTAACTATACCTGTCACATTGATTCTAATATCTGCATCTTCGTAGTTGTAAGATTGAGATGCCTGTGATGCCGTATACCATGTACCACCTTCCGCATTTGCAGAACCAGTTGTACCCGGTGTAAACACTGCGGTTCCTGCCGTAACATTATCTTGCCAAGTATTAACACCATTTCTGTATTTCCAACTTACACCATCTGATGTAATGTTATCGAATTTAGTACCAGTACCCATTGACCAACTCTGTGATATTGCGTTAGCGTGTATCGTATATTCTAAAGGAATTTCTTCCGCTTGGGAGGATTTTAGATTTAAATATACAATAGAACCACTTGGGATTCCCATATTAGCTACATCAAATTTTATTAAAGTTCTAGCTATATCTTTACTAGAACCATAATACAATTTACCAACCTCTAATATCTCATCTCTACCTGCATTTTGGTCTGGTTGTTGTAAGTAAATACTGGCATCGAACGATGATGTGAATAATTTATGCATATTATAAAGCTCTTCCTTTTATATCTTTGTTAGGGTATCTTACTTCGAAAACACAAGGGTCTAATGATGGGTATACCACTTTACCTCTAGTTGCTTCATCGATATTGTATTTATTTGGTGAATAATTTCCATCTCCACCACATAAGTTTGAAATCTTAACAGATGGAACACTCATGACTCCTTCTACATTTGCAAGTATTAATTCTAATTCAGAAATGTTTATTGGTTTATTGAATGTCCAATTATCTATATTAAAATAATCTTGTATTTTAACTAAACAATTAGCAACCACTTCTCTTTTATTGTAATTTGAATAACATATTACATCAAAGTCAACACCTATGTTTACAATGAATCCATCAATCATATTTACCGCATCGGTAATCAATCGATATTCACCTAAATAAGTTTTAAGATTTTGTTTAACTGCTTGATTTAAATTTACCAAATGTTTGTTAGAATCATACCCCAAAACATACATATTGATAGCAAATGGATTATTTACTTCATTTAATGATGATTTTTTAGTTGAAAGGTATTTAATTAATTGTCCTTGAATATCCGATTTACTCATACCCTTAAATCCATCTACTAAATTAGTAAATTCTGCAATAGATGCTGGGCTAGATAAAATAGATGCAGGTGAATTGTTGTCTATCTCTCCATCTTGAGATACATACACCTTCGCAACTGAACCATATCTTTCTGGCAATGATAATGCTCTTACTATATAATCCTGTTTAGTTACTGCTCTGTTTTGTGAACCAAATGTTGCTAAAGCGTTTTGTCTGATTTCTTCAATAGATTCTGCCCCTCTACCACCTATTGCAGGTTCTAAATTTTCTACTGCAATTGATGATTTGAATGAGTTATACATACCAACAATGTCCGTTGGGATAGCCAGTAAATCATCATCGAATTCAATTTTTTGAATTTTTGTTAAATCACCAACATTAACATTTGATGCAATTCCTCCACCTGTTAAGTATTTTATACTCAACACTTGCCCAGCAGGTGCTATGCCAAATGTGTTTGTTTTTAAAAAGTTAGATGGGTCAATTCCTTGATTCAATCTATTAATAGAATTTGCCAAACCTAATCCTATATTTTTTGTATTAGGTAGTATTTGCTCATCTCTTAAATTAACATCACCACTACCAAATTGTATTTCAGTTGTATTATCCGAATTAATTTTTACAGAAAATCTACGAGGTACTTTTTGTACTTCTAAAATATATGGTACTGAACCAGAATACTGTGATAAATCATTCACATTGGGTTGTTCTACAAATATACTTTCTTGAGCCAAATATGGAACTTCATAATATCTGTTGTTATTGGAATCAGTTATTGATACTATTTGTATGATATTAGTTTCGGATAATTGAATAGATGGGTAATCAGTATCACTACCCAATGTAATAGCAGTAGTATTTTCTTTAGCTGAAATGGCTTTAATTTTTTTGGATACTAAATATTGAGTAGGGGTACCAGTTGTAGCATCCCTTTCGTATACTTCAATTGTTCTATCCGTTGGATTTTCAAAATCGATTGCATCGGTAGTTATAAAAGATACATTACTATTTGTGGAGGATTGTACCTCAAATCCAGCTTTTATTTTAAAATAAAATCTACTATCTGCGGAATAATTAACACCACCATTTTCAACTTCAAAAACCGATGGTATTAATTGATAAACAGTCAGTGTGGTTATAGCGGGTGAAGTTACTTTAGGTTTATATCCCATAGATTGAGCCAATGAAACCACATTTTTACGTTCCGTAGCATGGGATAACATTGATTCTTTTAATTGAGTATCTTGGTAAAATGAAAGAACATCTCCAATTGCAGCAGCCTGTTCAATAAACACCATACCAGGTGATGCTTCATTAAAATCTGAATATGTATTTGGGAAATAGGTTTTAGTAAAATCTATTAAATTTTGCTTAAACGTGGCAAAATCTTTACCAATGTAATTGATGTTTTTAGTATCACTACCCCAACTTTTGTTTGATGGATTAATTGCCATTACTAATTATTTATGTTTATTTGTACTGATTCTGTTAAATTTGGATTTGATGCTAAAGAAAATTGAATGTCCAATGATATTCTGTTTGTATCAATATCATTATCATCGTAATCAAATACTATTGAAGTTAAACTTAAATATGGTAACCAAGTATCAACTGCATCTACAATAGATGTTTCAATTCTTGACTCAATAGTAGCACCGTCCATCTGTTCAAATAACACCAACCAAACATCACACCCAAATTCAGGATTCATTAATCTTTCTCCTTTTTTTGTTAGGATTAGGTTTTTTAAATTATCTTTTGCTTGAGTTAGAGTAGTATAATTTGTAGAAAATACACCATTAGAATTTGAAGATTTGTTTATCCCAATTCCTAATACTTTATAATCATTTTCAGCTAAATCCGCTACTTTTACATTACCTAACTCTATTGCCATTATTTAAATCTTTTTACTAATTCTGAATAATCTCTTGATAATGCCTTTATTGTAGCATCTTGTAATCCATCACCCGTAGATTCAAAGTTTGGAACATTAGATGGTACATTTACCTCTCTAAAATCCATAGTTTCCCATTCACTCTCATCAACTCTTAATTCAGGTTTAATCATATCTAATACACTCCCAACTGCTTGAGCACCTTCCTTACGTTGTTCTGATGAAAATGGTTGGGTCATATTTAGAATCTCATTTATCATCGGGTCTTTTGAAAATTCCTTTTTGATTTGAGGTTTTTGTTGAGGTTGTACCACCTTTCTACTTTGTTGTAAAGCATTATTCGCAGCTGCAAATGGGTCTACTGATTTAATAGCCTCCTTTAAAGTAGGTGCGGTTGATGCTTTAGGTAAATTTGGAGTAACTGCACCAGATTTGATAAGTTTAGCAACTTCCTCTTTTACTTGTGCTTTTACTTCATTCTTAACCACTTCTTTAATTAGTGATACTAAAATGTCTGATTTCATAAAAATTATTGTTCTGTTTGTTAATAAATATAATAAGTTAAAATTTACACCGATTTATCTTGAGGCAAGTAGTGTAGATGATTCTATTAGTTCTGCTTCATCTCCATATATTATAGATTTTATAGCTGCTGCGATTTCTGGTTCTTGAGTTTGCTCACCTTCTATAAATCCTTTAGCGATAGCAGTTCCAATTGCAGAAAGTGTATCAGTTTGATTTTCCGTTTGAGTTATAGCACTCGTTGCATCTAATGCAGTATCTACACCAACTATTGCTATACCACCCGCGAGTGATACCATATCTTTAAAATCTAAAGAAGATAATGGACTACCACTAAATGGTTTAACAAAATAACCAGCCCATGGTAAAACTCCAGGAGCAGGTGGGGCAGGTGGAGGGTATGTACAATTACAAGTAAATAATCCACCTACCGTTAGTAAATGTACTGATGCGGATATTATAAAATTTAATAAAAATGGTGAAATACTAGCCATTGGTGGTACAACAATTGGTGTCCATATTCCAGGAGATAAATTCAAACCAGTATTTGTTGTTAAATTTGCAACTGCACCAATACATGGTATATTTGGAACAGGTATTTTAGCAGAAGTTGCACCTAACCAATATGCCTGAATCGCAGGTCCAATATCTCTTAACAAATCTCCAGTTTTACTTAATGTAGTTGTATTCAAAATTAAAAGTAAAGTTGACTCCATTAAAGCAACATTGCCTCCTGTGAATGGAACACCTCCTATCAAAGTTTTACCACCTCGTATAGCTTTATCATATTCTTCGGTTAAAGATTGAGCGAATGAGTAGTTGTTTGCTATATTATTTAAATCTGTTTCAGGGAAAAAATCACCAATAACACCAGTATCACCCAATACAGAAGTACCTCCCACAACCGAAGAAGCTACCGCTGCTATTTTAGATTTAGCAACATTTTCTGCCATTTCTAATGACATATTTAAATAAAAGTCCGACCAACTATTAGAAATTCCTCCTTTAAAAAGTTGTTTTGCCGCATTTAAATTTATAGCCATTAGGTTTTACTTAAATAATTATTAGCAGATAATATGGTTTTTAATTGTGAGTTTATTGATTGAAATGCTGCAGCGTTTTCTGGACCAACTTTCGATGGACCAGATGGTGTTAAGTAATTTTGTTGTAAAATCGCACTTATTAAATCTTTTAATATCTTAACAAGTTCCCCACCCAATACCATTTGTTGTACAGCCGCTCCTTCTTGTCCTACTCCACTATTCTTTCCTATAAATACTTTACCACTATCGGAATTAAGAAATATCTGATTAGAACCTTTTGAGTGTAATGTTATATTTTTATTATTGTGAATATAAACTTCTTGCTCTGCATCAACTGTAAAATTACCATCAGTTAGTATTCCAGTATTTCCTTTTCCAAATATAATAAATTCACTTGCTTTTGATGAAAGGATTATTCTATCTGAATTTATAAATAATTGGTCACCTTTTAACGAATCGGATGATGGATATCCTTTGAATGCAGTTTTAGTTTTAGCTACGGTTTCTTTAAAAGGTACTTTAACTTTATTAGAAGTTATATAAATTGATGTACCATCTTTGTTAATATCTTCATCTACTAATTCACCTATTTTTTTTGAATCTAATTCTGGATTCTGTTTATTACGAATGAATATAGATGGGGATGATGTTTTACTATCTTCAGTTAAAAAAAACTCACTAAAACGAATTGTGTTGCCAACTCTACCACTTATAATAGTATCACCGTTTGATGGTTTTAAAAATTTAATTTTTTCATTTACCGAATACTCGTTTTTATCTTTAGTTTTAGTTTTTGCATTTGTCTTACCACCAGTAGCAGCAGTATTAGCCATAGAACCACCACCTTGTTTTCCAGCAGGCACTTCTACATCTTCCTCTAACGTAGCGTAATAGGTTGTGTAATCTCTTCTATAATTTGAATAAGGAGTATTGGTATATGGTAGATAAAATGATTGATTGTGTAATTTTACTATCACTACCGTTTCTCCTTTGATTGGAAATGTAAAATTATTTTTATCAAATGGAAATGCGTAATCATCTACTTTGATATTACTTTCTCTTCGATAAGTAATGGCACCGTACATTCTAGCATCTTTGTCAGAAAATGCTTTATTATCGTTGTATACCGAAATAGCATCAAGTCCAGCTTCACCTGCTTCTTTAGTTAATAATTCGGTTGTTGTACCATATACATTATCTACTGTTGCTAAAAATCCAAATATGTTACTTTGGGTATCTGCCATTATAATTTAGTTTTTATCTCTTCAATTTCGACCTGAATATCTAATAACTTTTCATCGTTCTTCTTGTCCAATTCATTTACCGTATCTTCTAATTCGGTAAGCAATTGAGCCTTTTCATGTTCACTCAACCAACCATCTTCACCTATACCTTTAGCTTCAGCCTGTGCCAATCTCTGTGCAATTGTAGCCAACTTAATTAAATGGTCATCATTCTTAATGGATGAATCGATTAGGTCTCTAATAATGGGAGCTATTACAGTTGCTTCACCTACACTTTTAATTAACTTACGAAGTGATTCAATCATTTCTGAAATGTTCTTCTTCTTTACTTGTTGATTATCGTAAATATCTTTGAATAGTGATGATAAGTTTTTACCATCAAATAATTGAAATTCTGCGCTCATATTATGTTGTTCTTTACTATATAATTATAAAGTTATTCACTTATTAGATTGTATTCGTATTATATCTTACTTATTATGTAATTACCAATAACTAAATAATCCATATCACAATTTTTAAATGTGTTAACCGCAGTGTACGGGTCATTAACCATTGTTTGTCCTCTTAAATTAAAAGATGTATTCAATAGTATAGGTGTTCCACTTACTTTTTCAAATGCTTTTAACAATTCATAATACAGAGGATTTTGTTGACTTTTTACCGTTTGAATTCGTGCACTATTATCTACATGAGTTACGGATGGGATTGGTATTTCGGAAATTACTTGTACAACCTGATTCATGTATGGAACATCTTCTTCTGATTTAAAGTATTGTTGATAATCTTCGTGAGTTACGGATGGAGCAAATGGTCTAAACATTTCCCTCTTTTTGACAACCTTATTTATCCTATCTCTAACATCTGGTAAATGTGGATTGGCTAAAATAGAACGATTACCTAATGCTCTTGCACCGAATTCAGTTCTACCTTGAAACCATCCTATGATATTACCTTCATTGATTAACTCTGCGGTTTTATTTAATAACTCATCTGAATTTTTATAGTATTTAAACGATATATCTCCGATTCTATCTATAATGTTTAATACATATTCTTTACTAAATTCGGGTCCTAAATATGGGGATTGGTTATCACCACCTTTTACTTTAGGATTTCCAATTACATCATGCCACACATATAAACATGCTCCAATTGCAGAACCCGCATCAGATGGTGCGTATGGAATCCAAACATTTTTTATTGCACAATGTTTTTTTATTTTACCATTAGCAGTTCCATTATATGCACATCCTCCACCTAATACTAAATTTGAATTATCGGAATGACTGCATGAGTTATTGATAATATAATACAAACATCTCTCATACCATCGTTGTAAAGCAGCAGCTAAATCCATATGATGTTGTTCTAATTTAGATTCAGGTTCACGTGGTTCAAATCCTATCAATTTAACCAAATCCAATGTAAACATATCCGTATTAGAATACTCCCATGTAAAATACTTCTGATTTATATCAACCAAATTAACAGTATCCAATGATGCGAATGTATCAAATAATTCGTTATATTTTGAAGAATCTCCGTATGGAGCCAATCCCATTACTTTGTACTCACCACTATTTGGTTTAAATCCCAAATATGAAGTTATAGTTGAATATATTAATCCCAATGAATTTGGGAATTTGACTGTTTTAATTTCAATAATACCATTTGAATTACATTCTGCAATGGATATGGTATCCCATTCACCAACCCCATCAATTGAAATTCCAATAGCTTTATCAAAAGGTGAGGTATAAAAAGATAAAGCCAAATGAGATAAGTGATGTTTTGTAAATGTAATTACTCCATCGTATCCAATAGCATCTTTTATATATTTTTTTAAATTACCTTGAGTTGCTTTAAATTCTTTTTTAAATTTATTCCAAGTTTTGAAATACTTAATCCATCTCTTTCCTAATGTCTTACTAACTCTATCATATTTGATATTTGGTACTTCATACCAACACACCATATCAACTTCATCTATTGTAATTTGTGCATGAGATAGACATGCTTCTATGGCCTTAAACGGAAAAGAGTTGTCGTGCTTTATACCCGACAACTTCTCTTCTTCTATTGCAAATACTACCTTACCATCTATAACTAATGCCGCAGCTGAATCGTGGTAAAATGCTGATAATCCTAATTGAATCATAATCTTAAATTTTTATGTCACCATCTCTTTCGAACTCATTATATAGTTCCATTTGTCTTTCTCTCATCTTATTAACAACTTTAGTAATATAATGAGTTGGGTGTCCTGTCATTTCTCTAATAAGTAGATATAATGATTTTTTATTAAAATTTTCTATGTATTCTGCTCTTCTAAATAATTCCAATACGGAATCTGCTATTTGTAAATCTCTTTTTTTAGGAAAGAAGTTTTCCAAATGTTTATCCCAATAGTTCAACATTACTACATTAAAAGTTCTATGGTCATCATTACGAACTTCTTCTGTAAAATTGTTTTCAGTATCCCAATGGTCTGGCATTGCAGACATTATATCGGTATCTTTGTATCTTTTGTAATTTGCGTTGTTATTTAAAATTAAATAATTCCTAGCAACAATTGTAAAATACGAAAAGGCTTTACCCTTTCCATTTTTATACATATGAATCTTCTCAATCATAAACGCAACTACTTCACACATCACATCCTGTGGGTCATCATCGAAATATGAAAACTTCCATTTGTTATAAACTATTTCTGCTAGTTTATCAAATGCAGGTTTAATTCTATCTCTATATAATAAATCTTTAACACGCTGATTATCCGATAGATTATATTCGATAATAGCTTGTTCCGTATCTGATGTAAAGTATTGTTTATTTTTGGCTTTTCTAGGCATTTTAATTAAATTGTTTGAATCTTTCGATAGTTTCTTTTATTTGATAAAATATAGAACCTACTTCATCATCCTTCTCAAACATTTCACGACTATCAATTTGTCGTAATGCCTCCAGTAATGCTTCGTTTCTTTGAGTTTCTATTTCTACAAACTCTTCGTATTTTTCTAACTTTTTTAATAAGTTAAAAATAATGTAAATACATAATACGAATAATAAGGTGATTATAAATAAAGCTATTTCCATAATTACACTATTTCATATCCTTGTAAAAAATAATTATTTGCTTTTTTGTATTTAACCTCAACCAGTTCACCAGTTGGTGATTTCATTACAATTTTATCATTTCTACCATAATTATTTTTCTTTACGATAGTTGTAGAATAAACCCTATCTTTAATAGTTATTCCATCTAAATGGTCAATTTCATGCTGAACGATAACAGTCATCATTGTTTCAATTGAAACTCTTTCATCAGCTTTATCTCCTTCTGGATTGATTTCAAATTCCAATTCTCCCAAATTATCAGTTTGAACTTTAATTTTACAAGACCTAATAGTTCGTAATGGGTTTTCAATGGTTTTAGGAATGGATAAACATCCTTCATAAAAAAGAAATCCTTCTTTAGACCGTTCTGTAATAACGGGATTCACTAAAAATAGTTCTCTACTATCTTCATCGTACCCAAACTTAATATAACATGCTCTTTTTTTAATACCCAATTGAGTTGCAGATATACCTAATCCTGGGTATTCGTTTAATCCATCTTTCAGAGTTTGTTCTAATTCATCTGCTTCTTTAGCAGTAATTTCGGTTTTGGGGACGCGTGTTAAAAGAAACTCGCTAAATTCTTTAGATTGTAATCCGTTTGATGCTTTGTCTGTAATTAATTTCATATTTTTATTTATTTTTAAGTCCGTATTTTATAAATTTATACCATATTCTTTCATGTAGAAAGTATTGTATGGGTTTGTACACTAATTCAACCACTCCGAAAGCAGCACCTATTTTAATAGAACCACTTATCCACCACATTATTAAGAATCCAATTAAAGTACTTACAATGCGGTATGAGATGGTTTTAGCTATGTGTCTTTTTACCTGTGGCATCTATTTCTCCATTTCTGATTGCAGTTCCACTAATTTCGGCTATATTTGTGGGTGGTTCGTGATAAATTACATCATACCCTACTCCTCTACCATAATTTACTGATTCAATATCAGGAATAATTGATATATGAATTTTATCCCAATTATCAATAAAAAAAGATTCTTTAGTTAAATCTATCATAACCTGTTGAGCAGTTTTTG